CGCCACGACCCAGGCTCCCAGCCAGGCCTGCACGAATGTCTTGACCGCTCTTTCTGCGGATTGCTTGAGGTGATTTGTCATAGGGTTTATACCTCCCCTTCTTCACCATTATCCCGGATTTGCCACTTCCCGCGGGTAATCATGTTCGCCGCGGCGCGCAGGAGCCCGTCCGCCAACCATGGCGTCATTCCGTCCGAGAACGATATGGCTATGTCTGAGGATTTTCCGTCGACGACCTCGGCGACTACGACGAAGTTGGTGACTATCGCGCTTTCGCCGACGTTGCGCGTCATCTCCTCGAACGACTTGCGCACGAAGGCGTCGAACTCCTCGTTCATCCCGGTCAAGTCAGCTCGTGCGTTATCTTCACGCCGATCGGCCTTGCTCTTTCTATTGCCTCCAGCACGACGGGGGAGGCTTCCCCGACGTCGTCCTCGCTCGCTCCGTACGTCTGTTCCCACGGCGTCCGGACGAGAACCGTGAAGGGACCGTCGTGTTGAAGATCGATCGTGACCTCGCTCGGCTCCATCATCACGCGCTTGACGGAATCCCTCACCGCGGCGACGCTTCCCGCGTTCATCCCGTAGTAGCCGTACTCGGCCTGCCACCTCAGGAAGTCCCTCGTCACCTCCAGCGTTCCCAGCGGCGGATCGTTGACGCCGGTGGTGGAGAATCTTAGGGTGTCCGTCCCGTTGAGGACGCTTGCGTCCAGGACGAACGGATCGGAGGGATCGAGCGTGGAACTCAGCTTGGCCACCGGTTCGGTCCCCGTGAATTGGGTTAGCCACTTGGCCTCGTTGATTTCCGTGTTCGACGGCCACACCAGACGACTTAGGGTTTCCGGATCGTTTTCGTTCCTGAACTCCAGCTTCGTTCTGAACCTGTAGGCGAGGAGAGTCTTTATGGCTTTGTCCAAGCCCGTGAAACATACGTCGATGAATCGAGTGAGCGACTCCGTCGGATTGGTTTCGGAATAATCTTCATCCATGACGTGATCGGGCATGGATACGGACATCTGCAGAGCGGATTGCGAATACCTGAAGTGATCGACGTACCCGTAGATGGCGGGTCCGGCGAAATAAACCGCCGCTCCGGCGATGTTGGGTTTGAAATTTATTTGCGCCGTCAATCTCGGGGACGACAAGCTTCCTTTGACGACTTTCAAAGGATCGGCTCTGTAGGCCCTCCACGAGGGATTGGCGAGACCGTTCGCTTCCGGGGCGTCCACGACATCGCGGACGTTGAAAGTCGTTTCCTGTTCGGACGTCCCGGCGGCGACGGTATCGGTGATTTTGACTTCTATCGTTCCGCCGCCGTCTATTCTGGCGTAAAAAACCAATTCCATGAATTTTTCATGGTCGAAAGTCTCCAGGATGAGTTCGTCGAAAGAAATGGATATACCGTTCGGGGTGGCGGGGACTCCGCTAATTTTTATTTGCTTTTTGTCCGGATCGGACGAGAATTCCGAGTCGAAAAACTCCACCGATCCGTATTGTCCGCTCAGCGCGGAGATGGACCATTTGCCGGTGGATCCGACCGAGTCGAGGTTCGCCCCGGAACCTACGAGTCTATTTACGACGGCTTTTTGCGTCGTCACAAGGTGACCACTTCCACGGTTGCCCTAGGCAGGGTGCCGACGTAAAGCGACGAATACCCGGTTATTTGGGTTCCCACGACGTCCTCGTGTACCAACTTTTGATTGCCGAAATTCGCGTCGGGGTACTCCGGTATCTCGGACTCTATGGAGGAAACGAAATTTACGCCGTTGACGTTGGACGCCGCCGCGACTATTTCGTAGACGCGTACCTTATCGTTGAAATTCGGCCATTCGTTGGGCGAGACTAGGGTTTCTATTTCGTCTTTCACCTTTTCGCCGACGCTCGAGGCGTTGAAGCCCGGAGAAACACCGACGGTGATCGTGAAGGACAAATCGTACGTCCACGCGTCCAAAACCTTGAATTTCAAACCGGCCGGAACTTTTTCCGCGAGATCCTCCTCTATCTCGGTTCTGACGCTTCGCCCCACGGGTTTCCCGTCTTCGCCGCACACGAACACCGCGAAGAATCCCGGTTCCTGGTTTTGGGAGACGTAGGAAGCGAGCAACGAATCCAACAACACGACGTCCACTTTCGGTCCGGCCGAAGCGGTATTGGTGACGCCGTCGGTGTAGGTTATCGATCCGGATGGGTTTATCGTCAACGAATCGTCGCCCGTGGTGAAGGTTCCGGAGAGAAAGGTGTTCGCGAACGCCGCGTCGCCGTAGAATTGCGGCGTGATGATTCTGTACACGGTTCCCGGATACGCGTTGGCCGAGGCGTAAAAAGCCGACGAAGTGGTTACGTTCGCGGTGGTTCCCGAGTGGGAGCTATTCGAAGAGGCGGAAACCCTGAATTCCGTGGCGTCCACCAAATCGTAGGCTTTGCATCTCGTGACGTCCGAATAATTCAGCAACACGTAGTTCTCCACCTGGGTGGCGGTGTTGAGCGTCGCGCTCAGCGATTGAAGGTAGGTCACGGCTCTGTTGAGAAACTCTTCGTCCGTTTCGCCGTTGACGCCCTGCGTCAATTCGGCGCTGGTTTGTACGGAGAAGACGATCGACGACGGTTCGCTGGGAATCAATTGGGTTCCGACCGGCAGGGACGGAAGCGCACCCGATTGCAGGGATTTGAGGTTGGCGGACACCGTCGTGACCCCGGACGACGCGGTTACTTCGTTCTCCAAACGAAATACGTAATTTATCGTCTCGATTCCGTCGAAATACGGGTACGAGTACGTGGTGTCGCCGCTTACCGTATCGCCCGCCGAGAAAAGGGTGAACTGCGCGTTCACGGATCCGAAGGTCGGCTCGTCCCTGACCACGCCCATCACCCTCAAAATTCCCTCCATGAGTCCGTCGGGCAACCTGTTGACCGAACCCATCGTTCCCGCTCCGACGTACGCTCCGGCTTGCATGATGGCGTCTTCCAAGGTTCCGGGGCGAGGATCGAATTCGGGGATGGACGTTCGCGCGTACTCGAGAGCGTCGCGATAAAGATCGCCCGGTTGAACGTCGAAGTCGGTTAGATCCACGTATTGACTGAAATCGGGGGACGGCATGTTACACCTCGTACTGCACGTTTATTTTTTTGATTCCTTCTGCCGTCGCTTCGCCCTCGACTATCTCGCCGACGACTATTTCGGGCCAGAAGGATCCGATCGTGACCCTAAGACCGGATTGTTTGTTGGATTCGAAAACCGGGTTGGAACAACCGAAGGTCGGTTCCAGCGGTAATTCTCCGTTCTCCGTTCTGATGGCGAAAAAAATTACTTGATCGTAGAACTCTCTCGTGCCTTCAAAAACTGCGTCGGCCCTTCCGGAGTCTCCGAAGTTGAGGGGTGTCTTTAGGTACGGCACGGTTCAATTATCCCATCGTTAGTGACTGTGACCGGAAGACGCGTATTGATCGTGTGCGTGGGTCGGCGGGGCGTAGGAGAGCACGTAGCCCGCCGATTTCGCCAGCAATTTGGCGAGAAGATCGTCGATTTTGTCGTCGACGTACTTCTTGGTGGCCGCGTCCTGCGGGTCGATCGGGTCGTCCAATTGGACGATTCTGTGGTTTAGGTGGGCGGTTCCGATCACGGACAAACTGGCGGTTCTTCCCTCGACGAATCCAACCATCACCAAATCCCCGACTCTCGGTCTTTTGGTGAACACTTGACACGGTCCGAAGTTTTGGTTGGGCGCGAGGGTCGGAACGTTGACGAAAATGCCACCGCTCGCCCTGACGACTTTCCCTATGTGTATTTGATTGGCGCCGAGTTGCGTCGACGAAGCCTTCGCCGGATTTCTCAGAGCGTATTTGGGTCTTGTCGGCTTCATTTTATTCCTCCGGTTTTTGTTGACTTTTCGGTTTTTGCGGCGTCACGAAACTTACGGTAGCCGGTTCCGAGCCGAACTCGTCGAACGATACGTCGCTGACGAGATATCCGCCGCGGAAATGATCCGGCAGGGAGCTAAGAAACACCGTGTGTCCCGGTCTTATCAATTTACCATTCGGGGACATCACGTCGCACGAACCCTCGCCCTCGAGTCCGTCGTTCTCCGACATGCGCACCCGCGGCCACGTCGTCAACTCGAAAACGCCGTTGTCGGGTATCGTCTCGTACGGGTCGTCGACGCTCGGTACCGGCAGACCGGTCGCCACGTCCAGATCGACGTAGGCGAACTCCTTTTTGAGAACCCTTTGTTGAGTACGCGCTCCGTTGTTCTCCTGATTCGGATCGTAGCGAAGCTCCAGGTACTTCTGGGTGACTTTGGGATCTTTGGGACTAGCCCTCGAGGTCAATCCGAATTTCCAGAGCATCCAGGTCATGCTTCCCCACACCAGGACTCCGTCGACCTCGAAAAACGACACCTGGGTGTCGCCGGAACTCCTACCGAGCAGGGACCACACGGACTCGTCGGTGGACGAGCCGGAACTTTTGAAAACCGCCTGTTGTTTATTGGATTTTTCCCCGACGAAGGCGAGACCCTTGGATAGCGCGACCCTTCTGGCGTACTCGTAACCGCTGGTTCCCCCGATGGATTCGGGTTTTTTGTCCCTTCTCAGCTCCTGCACGACCTGCGGCTGAAACTGCACGTCCACCTGCGGCGATCCCCCGGAACCGGGTCCGGTCTGTACGCCGCTCACCTCGAAATTCCTACCCCTGTAGGAGAATACTCTTCGTAAATCGAAGAACCCGGCGGACGTCAGGGAATAACCGTCGTCCAAAAAGACGGCCGACAGTTCGGTCGATTGATTCATGGAATAGCTAACCGAGAGCGTGCCCATTCTTTCGTTGATCGAACGTTTGGTTTCCGCGTCGACGCCGACCAGGGAAAAAATGGACGTCACGAATCCCACGTCGGAGGTGTTTGCTCCCCGGAATTCGTACCTCGAGGAGTCCCGGGCTTCCTCGGTGGCCAGCCTTTCCCTGTCTATCGCCAGTCTCTTGCGCTCGAGTTCGCTGAGTTTTTCGGCGTAGACGTCGGCCAGATACTTCCTGACGGCGGGAGTGGTCGTCTCCGTCGCGGTTCTGGTTATGTTCCTTTGGGTCGTGAATATCCCGAGGTGGCGACCGTCCTTGACGTATTGTTGCTCCGCCTCGGCTCCGGTCAGTATTCTCGTTCCGTCGTCGGATACGGTCGGAACCAGAATCATGCATTTTTGCCCGTGGGCATCCACCTGGCGCGGACCTATCGTCACCGACAAAAGGGTCGCCCATTCGTAAGTACCCTCCTTGGCGGAGGGATCCAATTTGAACGTTCCCTTCGGCTTCTCCACCACCTTCACCGCTCGTCTGGCGAGAACGTTTATGTTTCCGTATTCGAGTGGCTCCGGGGCGTCTGGCGGAGTCGGGTAGCCCGAAAAAATTGGAGCAGGCACGATTGTGGTCTACTAATCTGTTTTCCTGATTACGAAGTTTATGACGAAATCCACGAACTCTGACTTGGTAGGGTTTTTTGTGTAAAACTCAGATTGCTCATACCTAAAGGCCGCACTATAGCCGGAGGGTCCTGAGTTTTTAACGAGTGCGACGGCTCGCGCATCGTCTAAGTCTTGTTTCCTGACGGCGTCGGAAATTCGCTTTTGATCATCAAGCGAAAGCTCCCACTCCGCCGATAGGGCTAACATTTGATTCTTCAACACAGCTATCGTTCGTGACGCAAATTCGTCGTCTCCACCTTCTTTACCAGTGGATGAACCGTTCTTTCCCTTGGGCGTTGTGTACGAGAATTTCGGCAGTTTCAGGAATCTCTTGTTTGACGGAAACGAAGCTTCGACGAGCTGAATACCGCAGTTCGCTTGCGTCGCCTGCATGGACTCGTTGACCTTCGCTATTTCGAAAGAAAACGACTGGATCTGCCACGTGGTTTCCATGAGCGCCTTGTGCGCGTCGGAAAATCCCACGATGTCGTCCGACGACGCGAAATCCTGCAACAGGGATATCTGGTCGTCGACCGATGCGATCAGCGAGTCGTTCGGTACTACGATCATGAACGAAAAATCGAGCTTGTGCAGGGTCGGCGCTACCGAATCGACCAAAGGCATGCTTCTGGGTCGATTCACCTCGCTGTATTCGACGACCGCGGAATCGTGATTTATGCCGGTTATTCCCATTGGGAAAACGTACGAAAGCGGCTGAGCGTAGCTCGTCGACACCTGGAACATTTTCGGCGTCTTCAATCTCGTCGAGGCGACCGTATTCGGTCTTCCGTTTATCTCGAACTGCGAGGAAAATCTCTTGGATCTACCTAATTGCGGCATGTCAATTTCTCTCTCTCGCGCGTCGCTCGCGCTCCTCTATGGCCGCTACGACATGTCTGGCTATCGCCTTTTCCGACTGTCCCGGCGCCCCGTACACGTTGACGGTCACGGACTGATTCACTCCGTTCTGGGCGGACGAGGAAGTGACCGACATCTTCCCCGCCCTGGATCCGTATACGTCCCCGATCGGCGGGACTACGTGCAAATGGCGGGACGAAGCCACGCCGTGGAACTCGGCGAACCCTCCCGCCTTGTCGATCATTCGCTGGTATTGCCCGAGATTTTGTCCCGTTAGGTCGTACGCCCTTCCGGCGGCGTGATCCGAACTCGGCGAGCCGAGATTGTCGAACCTCAGGGAACTGGTTATTTGCCTCTTTCCGGTGAGCATGGAGTTGAAGTAGCTGTGCGCCCTCATCGTTCCCGACAGAGCCCTGCTCGTCGGGGTGTCGCCGACCGCCCCCCTTCTCGGGGTCGTCGTGTCCGGGGTTCGAGGATTCATTTGCAATTTGTCGTCGACGAGCTGCCACTCGTGACCCAGCATCTGCGTCCACCACTCCGGAGCCGTTTCCCAGAACTCGGGTTTGTCTATGCCCAGCATGAATGACCGACCCATCTCCTGAGCGAGTTTGTTGAACACATCTGCGTCCGCGCCCTGAATGTTGACCTGCATGACGTCCGTAGACTTCAGCGTGAAGTCGTCTTGATTTAGTAGTTTCACGAAGGCTGCTCCGGCCCCCTCGAGGTTTTCTATTTTTTTGAAGTTGATTTTACCCGTTGCCGGATCGAGCAACTGCGTGCTCAAAACGTTTAGTAGGTTATTTTTTGATTCGGACGAATATTGGTCGCTCTTGAATATGTCGGTTAGACCCTTCCGGAACTTCTCGTCGGCGGCGGTGTCTGCGAACAGGAAACCCGCGTTTACGAGGTTACCCATGACTTGTTGCGTCCCGAGTCGCGCGTACCCGGCGGCGGTTTCGTCCACGACTTGCGTGAGTTTCGCTCCGGCTCCGCTGGTTACGAGCCCGCTCTGCACGTCCGCGCCGAAGCCGGTTCCTTTCGAAAGTCCCGACAAATAATTCAGATACATGAACGGATTGTTCGGATCGGTGATCGCGAACAAGGCTTGAGCGGTTCGCGCCACGTCGACGAATTGATCGTAAGTTGCGCCTTTACCGGCATTCCTCATGGCGTTCTCCGAGGACGTGAACGCCGCGCCGGCTTCCCTGAGGGCGATCGGTTCGTCCAGTAACTTCAATGCGGCGATTTGAACGTCTATCACGGCGGCCCGCATTTCTTCGGCGGTTTTCGTGGTCGCCTTGCCGAGATCTCGTATCACGTCCGTCAAATCGGCGAAAGGATCCATTATGTTGACTTGTTTTTGCGCGGCGAGAGCCAGAACCTCTTCTCGGGCCATGCCGAACAACGTCATTATGTTTTGTACGTTGGTTTGGGCTCTCCCCACTATGGCCGCCTCCGCAAATACGGAATCTGCTATTTCCGTAGTACCCGGTCTCAACCCGGTCGCGATCGGTTTATTCTTAAGGACCTCTTGTAACTGGGCGGGGGTTGGAACGCCGATGAAATCCACTCCGAGTTGCGCGGGAGTAAAACCCATTTCCTCCAATTGCTTGAATCCGGTAATTCGCCCCCGCTTATCCGTCTTGAACATTCTCTGCGCATTTTTGAAAAGATTCTTTGCTCCGACGAGGTCGATTAGGTTTCTCTTTTCATCGCCTTTTCCCGTCGTGGCTGGCATACCGGTCGACGGGTCGTAAATTATATTCCCGTTTATATCTGTTTTGTACCCACTACTGCCAACCATGAAGCTCCCGCCGAGCTGTGTCGTTATGCCCTCGAAATAGCCTTTGAAGGCATTCACGTCGTTCCTCGTATTTTTGTCGAGCCCGGGTATTCCGCTACTGGGTAACGCACCGGTGGCTATCAGTTTTTTCTCCATTGCCCGTGCGTCGGCGAGCGTCTTTATGGAGCTGACGCCCTGCGGGCCGAATAGAGGGCTCATTTTGTCCAGCTGTTTCGCCTTGAGACTGGCGTAATTCATGATGTTCGCTTTGCCCGTCTTGGTGAAAACGTTGATCATTTTTCCGGTTTTGAGGTCGAATTTTTGTGACTTCGTAAACCCCATCATGTCCAGCGCCAATTCCCCCATTTGGGCGTTGACGAAATCCTTCGCCGCGTTCGCCGCTTGTTTTCTTCTGTTTTCGCCGGCTTTTATCGCTCCGTAAACGGCGCCGCCGATCAACGCGACTCCCTGGATTATGGTGCCTATTACGGCGCCCTTGGGACCGAGAACTCCCTCGAGCACTTGTTTGATGGGTTTCGCGGCGCTATAACCGGCCAGGGCGCCGCCGAGACTGGCTTTCGTGGTGCTGGTGGAACCCATCAGGCTGATTCCGGCCATAATCCCCATTCCCGTAGTTCCGAACATGGATCCGATTCCGAGCGCTCTCTCCGCCGCCATCCTGGTGTCAGCGTCGCGTATTTTCGAGGTCACGCCGCTCGCGAGAATCATGCCTCCCATCATCCCCATCATCGGACTGAAAGATCTTCTTCCGACCGCCTGCGAAGCCTCGCCGAAGCCGCTGGCGCTCGCTCTTACTCTTTGTCCGCGCACGTGTCTCGCGAACGCCTTATACGAGGCGTCGGATCCTTCCGTATATTTCCCCCTGAGAGCCTTGTCCCTGGCCATGAAGTCTTTGTAGGCGGTCACCGTCTGTTGTTCCTTGACTGAAAGGTTCTGCTGACCTGCGTTGGATCTGGCCAGAGCTTGTCTTCCCCCGAGCATATTCTTGACGTCCTGGTAACCCTTGAAGGCCCTATTGCCGCCCATACCCACGCCGTAAACGGCTGCGTTCATTTGCGAATAGGCCGTTTTGTAATTCGAGTCTAGTTCCGCTAGCGCTACTTTTCTGTCGGTCGCCGACAAATTCGGATTATTGTAAATCTGTTGAGCTGCTCTGGCGTAGTGGGCGTCTATGGTTGATCCTGACACATTCGCATGCTGAACTCTGTAGGCCATTACTCCGGACGGATCCATGAAGTTTTTATTGGTGTACGGGTTTATCGCGAACTGATGGGCGTCGAACGCCCTGTTCTCTTGCTGTCTCCCGGTCGCCATGGCGTGATACGCCGCGGCTTCTCGCGCGGCCATCGTTCCGCTCGAGAAACGTCCTTTGGTCATGTAATTATTGGCGAAAGTTTGTGGGAAAGTTCTGACGGCCGAAATAGCCGACCCGAATACGCCCTGCCCGGGCACGCCACCCTGGCCGGCTCTCGCTTGCGCGTAGGCGCCCCTGAAGCCCCCAATCGTCGTCCCGAGTCCGGAGATGACCGGCAAGGGATTCAATCCCCCGCCCATCCCCGCAATTTTCGAGCCGAATCCGTATATTCCCCCCAATCCGTATCCCGCCCTCGCGGCGCTAGCCCCGGCTTGCGAGGCGTATCCGGGACTGCCGGTACCCATTCTGTAGTACCGATCTCGATAGGCGTATCTTCTTCCTTTGTAGAGCGACGCCAAAAGCGCCAGAGTCACGAGACCGCCGACGCCCGGTCCCATACCGCCGTCGACCATCCCGCTTTTTCCGCCGCCGGTGCCTACCACTCCTCCGCCGCCCAGGAAGCCCGGGAGACCGAGCTTGAGCGTTCCGACCATCCTTATGACGTAGCTCAATCCGTCTATGACAGTGGCTATGCCGTTGACGACCGCGGTAAGAACCGGTAGCGCTTCGGTAAAGGCGACTTTCAAAGCGCTGAACAGATCGCCTATGGAAAATATCAGTCTCTCCAGGGCCGAACCCCATTTCAGATAGGCCTCTTCGTTATCCTCGGCCATGTAGGCGAGTTGCTCGGCGTTCCTACCGAATATTCTGAATATCGCCAGAAGCGGTTCGCCGAACATGTCGACGATGATGTCGGAGCCTTTTCTGAACTTTTCCAAGGAATTGACGAAGGCGTTGAACGATTTCCCTATGTCGCGAAAGGTCTTCCTTAGCCAATCCGCTCCGCCGGCTATCTTGGGTAGATATTCCCTGATTAGCTTTACGGAGAAATTTTCCATCCAGTTACCGAAAGTTATCAAACCCGGGGTAAGGGTTCCGTCGGCGAATCTAAAAACTTCGAGCCTCACCCTTCCGAAATAGTCCCTCATGTTTTCGTAGAACGACTTCAGGATCTTCTTGGCGTTGTTCATGAGTAAGTCGCCGAAGTCGGACAAATCCCTCGCCATGAACGTCACGTAGCGCTTGAATATCGCCACCAGAGTTTGCGTAACGTTTTGGAATCTTCCCTCGATGCCGGCGTCGGCGACCAGTTGTCCGGAAGCCATTTTGGAGAGTATCGCGCCGGCGCTTTTGTCCTTTTGTTTGCCTATCTCCTTGGCGAATTCCTTGCTAACCCCTTGAGCCGCGGCCGTGACCTCGGACGTGACTTTTTTGTTCTTGGAAAGCAGACCGACGAAGTTCGCCATCGCCTGGAAGGATTTGTTGACGTCCTCGGTTCCCATCAGGAAATCCATGGATCCGGAGAGAGCCCTCTGCTGATTGGCCGTAACCTTCGCGGATCTGGCCATCACGTTGTACGCCTGCGTCAGCTGAACGACGCCCATCGTGGCGAGATTCGTATCGACGGTCATTCCCCTCATCGCCGAAGCGGACTGGTTGATCGAGTCGCCGTAGACGCTCTTTTGGTTGTACTGAAACGCGGTCAGCGCGGCGTTGTACTCCTTGAACGTCGCCAGGGCGACGGCCGCGCCCGCCGTCAGAGAGGCGAGCGTCGCCCCGACCAAACCGAGCGTGGCGTTGTAGGTTTTTAGGGTCAAATTACCCAATTTGAAAGCCGCCGTCACGCTCGCGAGGGTTAGGGCGGTTATCACGAATTCGGCGACGAGGGCGATGACCACGAAGAACAGGAACCTGAACGCTTTTCGCAGCTTCAGGGAGGCTCTCTGGAGAATGGTGAAATCCCTGTCGTTATTTTTGAGCGCCTTGGACATGGCTCCGGAATTTTGGGTCATGGTACGCATCGCCCCGGAGTTGCTGTTGAGCGAAACGACATTTCTGTTGACCGTTTTGTTCAGTCTCTGCGTTCTGTCGTCGACGTCGGTCACGGATTTGCCGTGGGAGTTCAGTTTTTTGGAGTTTGTATCCAGGACTTGCCCGAAGTTTTCGTTCGAGTCGACCAGGTCGTCGAATGAACCGGCATTATCGTCGGCGGCCGCCTTGAGCGCCTCGATCTGCGCCAGGACCTTGCTCATGTCCTTTTTGTTTGACTTAAAGTCTACGCGTATCGTGACTATTTCGTCTGCGTTTACTGCCACAAAAACTCCCGAGGATAATTAGGCGTTTAGCGGGTGCCTCGTTCGGACTCTTCGCGCTTGCGATCCGCTTCTATAACTTTAGCACAGGCGTAGCGGATGACCCATTCCTCGGTGCCGCTGTCCAGTAATCGAATCGGATCGGTTCCCCAAAGTTCGCCGAGTCTCGCCGCGGCTATGACCCTGTTGTCCTCGGACAACTCGTCGATTACTGATTCGTAGGGTTTTCGGAAGACTCCGCCTGGATGGTGTCGCCGAATCCGCAAGCGTCGATGATCGCAAGAGCCGCGGCCTCGACGTGGGCGTCGAGTCCGAAGAACTTCTGCACGCAGTCGGGGACCGCCCTCTCGGCGCCGGTCATTTCGAGCATCGGCTTGGACGCGAACGTCAACGGCCATTGGCCGTCCTCGAGGACTTCCTCCCCGTTCATGTACACGCCCTTGGACGTCTGTCCGACCACGGTGCAGGCGAACTTGGTGGCGTCGAGACCCTTCGGCGAGTCTCCTCCGCACTGTTTCTGCCACACCCTCACCTGTTGCTGGGTGATGTTCGGGCTGATCAACAACTTTACTCCCGGTCTATTCGGAACTTCGATGAAGACGTTCTTACGTTCGACCTTCTTCGACACGACTTCCTTGAGCTGGTTGAGCAACGATTCTGGATTTTCTGTTTTTTCTGCCATGGAGGTAAACCTAGCGCGTGGCCGGACGAACCGGCGGAACTATTGAAAATCTCTCGTTCTCCGAACGATCGGAGAATGCCGTCTATCGATGACGTCAGTCGGCCGGTAGATCCGACGGCCTGCCGTTGATCGAGAAGGTCAGGGCGAAGGTCGCCGGAGCCCCGGACGACGAGTCTCCGTCCGGCTCGGAAATTCCCACGAGAAGGGCTTCGTTGTACTGCCTGTCCGGCTTGCCGTTGGCGACGTCGCAATCCAGGTAGTAAATGGTGATGTTGTAGAAGGCGCGACCGGTCCACGATCCGGTCCTAAGTGTGTTGAGTACGTCCCTCATTGCGTCGTCGTAGTGGGCGGTGATCGTCACGTCGCCCACCTCGGAAGGAGCGCACAGCAACTCCGGGAACTTCGCTCCGCCGACGTAGATCTTCTCCACCGCCGCCGTGATTTCTCCGCCCGACACTTGTGCGAAATAAAACAGATTCGGAAACGCCGGGGCGGTGGCGGCGGGGGAGGCCGCCTGTTTGGGCACGACCCTGGCGAGAAGCTGTCTTTGTGCGTACTTGGTTGCCATTGTCTTTTACTCCTTCGTCAGGCCAACGAGGCCGTCAGATTTGATTTGCTTATTTCCACCTCGATGGTTTCGCCGATCGAAGAGACCCTCAGGCCGACCCTGGCTTTTATGGTGCCGGAAGCGAGTTGCGTAACCGGGTTGAGAGCTTCGTTGACCGTGACCCTGTAACCGCTGTCTACCAGCTTGCCGGCCGAGTTGTATAGCGGGTACAGACCGCCGGCTTGCGCCAACGGAGCGACCACCGACGTTAGAGCGGCCGTAACGGCTCCGAACAAACCGCCTCTTCCGTCTATCACGCTGAAAACCAGATCTTCGAGAACGCTCTCCGATTCCGATACGACGTAGTTGACGACTTCCCTGGAGGTGACGAATCTGTAGTTGTCGGTGTCCGACGAAGCGGATCTCGCTCCGTATATTCTGACGTCGCCGGCCACGACGCGAATCGGGTTGACTCCGCCGTCGTTCAGGGAGTCGGCCTGAGCCGAGGTGACCGTAGCGTACGTACCGGTGACGAATTCGGAGTTCGTCCTGACGCCGGCGTACGGGTTCCACGGTCCGATCTCGTTGTGGGTCTTGGCTCTCTTCGCCGCCACGTAACCTTCGCACGGAATCGTGCTCGCGACCCCGTCTCTTACGATTCTCACCCACGGGTAATACCAAGCGGAGTACTCGGCTCCATCGCTGGAGGCAAGCGCCGCGGCGTCCGAAATCGCTCCCGCGACCGTGTCCTCCTTATCGAAACCGAGAAGGGCGATTCTGTTGTTCGCCTTCGCGTGACCCATGAGGGCCGTCCAGACGGTGTTTCCGGTCGAGCCCGGAATGCACACGGCACCGGTGCCGAGAGTCTTGACGAAGGAGCCGAGGGCCGCCGTGTAATCGGCGTCGACCAGGGTTGATCCGTTCGTTCCGCCCGAGAACGCGTAGGTTCCGGCGGCGGGAAGTCCGGTACCGGCACCGATAACGGCGTCGTATACGTAGGCTCTCGCCAAGTCGCTGGAAGTAAGCTCTTCTATCGCTTCCGCCGTGGTCGTAACGACCGGCGTCGAGTAAACGATGTCGTCGTCGAGAAGAATTCTGATTCTGAAACCGCCCGTGGTCGAGGCGACCGTGGCCTCGAGCGAGGCGTTCGCCCACGTTCCTTCGCCGCCGGCGATTATCGTCAACGCCGTACCCGAGGTGGCCGCGGTAATGGTCGCCGAAGCGGCGACGGCCGCGCTCTGGTCGATGACCCTGGAAACGTAGACCCTGGAACCACCCTCCTCGAAGAACGTTTGCACCGTCTGGTGAACGTACCCGGTGGAGACGTAGCCGCCGAAAATGTCCTGATAGTCGGAGAGACTCTGACATAGGAAAGCTTCTCCCTCGGGACCGCGTTCGGTTACGCCGGCGACGAAAAGGGTGGACGTCGGCGAGATGGTGAGGGTCGTCGGTCCCGTTACCACGGACGTCGTTAGAACTACTCCGGCCATTTAGATTTCCTCCAAGTGTCGTTTCCGACGTGGATACTTACCGTAAAGATAATAGCATCAACAGTACTTATTAAGTGAATACGACTCATATGGCTTCTTTTTCATCTTGGGCAACACGCCCTGATTTGCGTTTTGGGACTTTTGGGTCCTTCTTCAACCTCTCTCCCCCACGGGACACACCGTTTTCGCCGATTATTTGAGACACGGCGCCCTTTTCGATCGATCCCTTCAGGACGGGGTCGTCGTCGGATACGCACGCCGTTTGACCGGAATTCAGGCGATGACCCTCCGAAGTGACCCTGACGGGTGCCAATCCGCCGTTCATCACCTTCGCGCATCCGTTCGGGCACGGGTCGCCGGGACTACCCAAAAGCGAGAAAATCACGTCAAATTCTCTCCGATCTTGACGTTTTGATGCAGCACCTCGATTTTATCCAAATCCGCGATTTTCTCCCTGACGACGGCTTCCTCTATCTTTAGGTCGTACCCGATGTACCCTCCGCCGAGAAATCTGTCGCCTTTCAGGACGGTCAACTCGGAATATTGCTCGTTGAGCGACGACTCGTCGAGTACGGCCGTTCTTTCCACGTTGAATCTCTTGAAACACGGATGATCCATCAGCGCCGATCTGACGACGACTATGTACCTGTCCCTCATGACCGTAGTTTCTTCCGGACCCTCGGTTCTCGCCCAGACGTAGGTTCTCATCTGATAAGTGATGCTGTACTCGGGATCGCCGAGCGAAGTGTAGGAGATTCTTTCGAATCTTTGGGCGGAGATCGAGACCGTTATGATCGCCGGCCACCTGTCCAGGGCCATCGGTTCGTATCCGATAATCTGCTCCGGATCGGGTATGTCGGCGTTGGAGATGCCCCAGTAATTTCTGTATTTGATCAGGCGTTTGGGAATATCCTCGGTCAGGTAATCCGTAACGTACTTTTTAGCGTACTGAGGACCGTACATCCCCTCGAATTCGCCGTCGCCGATCGCCATGACTTTATACGATATCCCAGTTCTCGATTTTGTTTGTGGCTATCCATTTTCCGATCATGCCCCCGAAAAAATCCGCGGCGCCCTCGGGCTCGAATACTATTTTTCTCGCCGGCATTTCCCTGGTTCCGTACTGGTGGAACTTCGCGTACTCGACCCTGGTTCCGAACGATACGCTGTTGCTGCTCACGTTGTCCACGAGTAGTCCGCCGGTGAGGCTGAATTTCAGTTTTCCCGTTCTCACCAGGGTGGTTGCCGGACCCCGAAACGCCCCGTACGTCGCGTCGTGGGGAGCCCATCCGCCGACCGGCAAACCCGAAGAATCGAAGTTGGCTTCGTTCATTGACGAGACGTACGCCCTCCACATCGGCCACAACGGCGGGACTACGTACTTTGCCCGCACGCCCATTTGGTTCATTTTTTGGTATACCCCTTTGAAATGCTTGGCTTTATACCTGTCCCAAGTGTCGCCCTTGCCGGCCATGTTGAAATTTAATTTACTTTCAAAAGTAATGGCGTGAATCGCGCGTTCAAACGCCTCAATTTCAAGGTTGGTTCTGCTCCACGAAGCCGCGTTGAAATCGACCTCAACCGATAGGCTTATCAAATCCCCGGTCACATCCGGTTGATCGAGATCAACGTCACTGAGGTCGTTGGCATTAACGGAGCGACGGGAATATCCGCGCAAGGAGTCCACCTCGTAGGTGATCTCGCCCGTCTCTTTATTGATGACTCTTTTGCCAGTCGTCGGGGGTTTGTTCGGGTTTCTGTTTCTTCCCGCCTCGCGCATGCGTCGCAATATAGGGGCATCTTCCCAAGCCGTTGGTCTTTTAAACTCGTCGGGTTCCGCCGATCTGACTTCGCCCGTCCCTTGATTGACTACCTTTTTGGAACGTTTTTTCGCATTCTCTTGGTTGATGCGATCCTGAATCCTTCTTATTCTTTCTTCCGGGGTTTCTCCGTTTCGGGCCATCAGGTTATTCTCCTGCGCTTGAAATTGTTGAGAGCGAACAATTCCCTATCGCTCAACCCGACGTCCATGACCGAAACGCCGCGCGGATTCAGATCCTTGACTCCGACGACGTCGTCGTGCATGTTCTGCATTTCCCTCGTGGCCGCCCTGAGTATCGTCAGTTTGATGACGCTCGACTTCGATCCGTCCAGACCTCCCTCGTAAATTACCTCCACCGTGTCGTTGGGGAAACCGCGATACATCTCTATTCCGTAACGGTGAACCACGTAGTCGCTTCCGGTCGCGGTCGCCGATCCGCCCGAGACGTAGGTACCCGAGGCGGAGGAGTTTTTGACGGTAAATCCCGTCGCCGTAGCGGACGCCACCTGACCCGACGGCGTATTGAGCGTCGTCGGACTGATTCCGGTCACGTGCACGTGTTGCCCGACGGTGAAATCGTTGGTGGCCACGTAAGCGACGTTCTGTCCGGATACGGTCGCCCCGGTCACGGTCGCCGATCTGCGAAGCGCCTGCGCCAAATCGACGGGCGCCTGAGCCTGATTTCTTATGCTAACTTTTTTCACCTTCGTCACCGGACTATTGCGCAAAGAAATAATTTGAGACGGCTGAATGTAGCCGACGCCCTGACCGGTCGAGTCCAAACCGTGATCGTAAAAGAAAGAATCGGCGGGAACTCCCTGAAAGTAGGTCGGAATCACGTGTTCCTCGGTGAACTCTTGGACTTCCACCGGTCTTCCGAGATACTGCTCTATTTCGTTTTGCAACCCCCGCAGAATAATCTCGGCGGCGTCGTGCTGACGGTTCGTCAGACTTATGTCCATGTAGCTTTTGAGTTCGCTTACGGTTACCAACATACGGGACGATTCCTATCGATCCGTTTGCCCTGGTACCCCACCCGTTCCCCGTCGTCTGATTATCCTGTTGAGTACGTCTCTCGCCTGATCGGGAGATGGGGTGGAGCCGCCCTCGACTCTCTCGGCGAGTTTGTCCACGGCGTAGCCAGCGGCCTCCCGTGCCAAAGCGCTCTGGGTCGGATTGAGTGACGGCGGTCTTTCGGCGGCGGATCTTAAGAGACCTCCGACGGGAACTCCGACGCCGAGCGCTCTCTGAGCACCAATCGGTATAACGTCGGGAAGCGTGCTCGGCCTATTTCTTCTGTTCCTGAAACGATTGGCCAGAAGTCGACCAAGAATTCTCGCTGGTCTCGTGGCGTTGAGCCAGTCCGACATCAAAACTATCGGATTCATAATCCTCCCGACTAAAACAAGATTTTACACCACGGGCGACTTTTGGGGGGAAAGTTCAGCCCTCGGGGTTCGGCGGACGCTCGGTGACTGGGGTTTCGTCCCGATCCGACTCGATGGGAACCCACGCCCTGGAGTAAGTATGTTGGGGTATCTTCCTCGATTTAAGCAACGATCCGTCGATTAGCACCGCGAACTCCGACGCGCCCATTCCCAGTCTCGCCGCCAACTCTTCCTGGTCGTATTTGCGCGAAAAATGGACGTGTCGCAACAGTTTGGAAAGACGAGTGGCGACGACCTCGCCCCTTCCCCTGTTCAGCGCGACGTGCATTATCAGCGCGTCTATGTCGTCCACGTCCACCATTTTGACGGGGACGCCCCCGTCCATCAGTAGCTCCCTATTCGTAGCCGCCAAGGAGACCCTCTCGTGACCGTCGATGATCGTCATGTTTTTGGATCTAACGACGACCGGACTAATCCAGCCGTAGGCGAATAGCGAGGTGGCGAGAACCGATAGATCCGGTTTCACCACGTAGGTGGATCTCATCGGAAGCGCCCGCAGGTCGTGGGGGTTTACGATTTCTATCTTCATTTGTCTTCCTCGGTCGTCGCGCTTGATTCGATACTAGCCGTGGAAGTCCGCGGCCCAGCCGGCGTCGGAGTGGTTGCCGAAAAGTCGAGAAGCAACAAATTTCTTATGAGCCAGTGAATCGGGTACGAGGAGGGATCGTTGGCCCGTTTCGCCCTGAACTTCGCCGAATACGCCATCGCCGTCTGGTAGTTGTGCGCCGACATCATGTGGTCGTCTATGAACGTCCTCACCCCGTCCCACCCCTTCGAGGCGTAATTCATTATGAGTTTCTCCGTGTCGTAATCTCTCCACAGCCTTCTTTGAGCGTCTATCTGCGGGTACGCGTCGTACAGGGCGTCGTAAAACTCGGGCTCGGTGGCGACGACGTCGCCCAGCCTGCGCGAAGCCACGGCGTGCAGGGGAACGCCGACCCTGGTGTTGCTTCCGGTCATCGCCGCGGCGTCGTAGTACTCGCAGTATTCGGCTCCGTGTTCCTCCGATATGAACTTGAGCACGTCGTCGGTCGTCCAGTCGTATATGACCTTCGCGAATCTGAGCGGTATGTTTCTTTTCGCTTTGTACGGGATGACTATGTAGTTTTCGTGCAATTTTTGAACGAGCGATCTGTACCTCATGATCGACTCGTTGGCTCTGACACCGGTGATGAACGCGACCTTCCCCTTCTTGCCCTGCATGGTGTAGTAGTCGATGGAGCTCGGCAGAGGGACGTCCCTGCTCAGTCCGAAGGATTCCGCCGTTATGGCCCACTCCGGCAAGGGTCTCATCAGTCTCCCTTCGTCCTCGCGTTTTTTGGACCACAACATCTCGGCCCATCGCAAGCCGAGCGAATAAACCTCGTTTCCGTACGGCATGCAGTACCACTCCATGTCGACCCAATCGTAGTTTCTGACTTTTTCCACGAAATTGAGCGTCATGGGACTGACCAGCTCCTCGTCCCGAAAAATTACCCTTACTTTTCCGAGATTTCTTTCGTCGTGTACTTCCTTGGCGAGATAAAGAATCGCCGTCGAATCCTTACCGCCCGAAAATTGGACGCAGACAGTATCGAAGGTGTCGTAGACGTGTCGCATTCTCTCGCGCGCCGCGTCGACGCAACTCATGTTCAGGTAAAGTTTTTTCCTCGGCATCAGAAGTCCGCGTGGAAATTTACGAAATCTATCAATTTCGCCGCCGTGGTTTCGCCGACGTACTTATGGTCGTTACGAACGTATCTTATGAAGTCGTACCATCTTTTCTGCTGATCGGCGCTGTCGAACACCAGTGTGTATTGAACGACCGCTTTTTCCCCGCCCTTGACCCCTATGGCTACGCTACCCCTGGTTGCCGCGTCGCCGGAATCCACGTTGCCTCCGGCGACGATTATCTCCTCGTCCTCGTCGTCGAGTTCGGTTATTATTTCGGGATCCTCGCGTTGTTGAGCGGCGAAAGGATTGACGATGACCGGGGCGACGTACCCAGCGCGGTTGTCGCTGGCTTCGTTCATGGCGATGTCGGTGGATATTGACGCGATTTCGAAATCGTCCCAGCCGAGACCCAGCAATAGATCCTGGTACTCGGAGGAAACGTCCTGCAGTAGCTCCAGAACTAACTGCTGATCGGTGTTCCCCAACTCCGTGGTTCGATTGTCGGCTAGGGCGAATGCGTTGGCGCGCGTTTCGTCCACGTCGTAAACCACGACGGCGACTTGATCCCATCCGAGTTTTTTGGCGGCCGTCAGTTGATGGTTTCCGGCGACGACGGTGTATGTCCCGTTTCCGTTTGGTCTAACCACGATTGGTTTTATCTGACCGAACTCGGCGTAGGAGGATACGATTGCGTCGACGTTGCCGATTCTGGGATTTTTTTCAAGCGGCACCAGGCAGTTGACGTCGACGGCCAGGTGTTTGATCGATTCGTGAATGTTTTCCTTACTCACGAGACGAGGGCCCTCACGTTGGCGTTGAGCGTCCTGAGAGCGTCTATCGAGGTGCGCAAGGAAAGCAGTTTTTCTCTTTTCGCCTTGACCAATCCTTCGGAAATTTTATAGTCGTAGTTCTCGTCGTTCATTTGATAGTCGGCCCAGGCTTCGCGCTCCTTGATGGAACCCTTGGCGGCGAGGTACGACTTCGCCCAGTTCGCCTTGTACATGGCTTCCTTTTTGGCGGCGTCCAACGAGAGCGTTTCGAATGCCTCGGTCTCGTTCTCGAGCAACCCGAGCAGTCTCATCATTTCCTCTTCGACTTCTACCTGGCTAATCGGAGTATTTCGAGTCACTGCACCTTCCTTCGTAGTTTTCCAACGAGGACCAGTCGACGCCGTTCGCCACGGTACGACTTGCCTCGGGCCAATCGTACCTCGGCTCCGACCATCTCATCAAGGCCATTTCCTCCAATATCCATGCGTCGCACATGTCGTCGGCACCGGGTCCCGACCATACGATTCCGGTTCTAGCGGAAACGGCCGAAACGACCTCGCTCTTGGAGGAATTGCCTTTACCGGTGGCGAATTTCGCCCGGGTCGTGGGAGCGATCTCGGTGAATGGAATGTTACGGGTGCAAAGGCAGTATCTAACGACTCCGCCCAATTCCCCGATGGAAAAAGCCTGCCCGGATCGGGCGGCGTACGCGTAGCCCTCGACGACGACGGCTTCTACCTTGTGAAACCGAACGAGATCCATGACGCTCCTGGATATGTCGATCAGCCTTTGAGTGCCGCTGGTTTTCGGAGTTATTACGCCCCTTGCGTCGCCGACCGACCAGCCCGTGGACGATAGGGACAAATCCAACCCCATGAAGATTTTTGTTTTTTCCACGGATTGAAACTACCGCGCTTGACGGGTTGCCCCCGGGGCCTGCACTCCCCGGGGGCGCGGCGCCCGATTGGGGCCGAACCCGTTGCGGAATTAACCGCCAGACCGGATCACCCCCCTCCCTTGTCGAGTTACCTGCCCCGATTGTATCCTCGTAGCCAATACAGAAATAGGTAATAGTTTTACGACTTGTCTCTTTTCCAGCCTTCCTTGGCGAGACCGAGATCAAAAGAAATTTTCGGGTATTTTCCTATTCTTTCGTGACAGGCGCGACACACGGCCATGAGATTTTGTTCGTCGAGTATCGAACCGCCCTGCGATCTTCGCACGATTTCGTGAACGTCCTGGGAGCGTTTTCTGAGGTAGGTTACGCGTCCGTCGTATTTTGCGAATACCGGACAAGCCTCGCACCAAGCCCTATTCGAAAGAATCCTCTCTACTATCCCCCTACGTTCTACGTAAATTTTTTCGGTTTTCTCCGATCTTTTCCTCATCGGAGATTTCTTCTTCCGGTTTTTTGATTTCGTCGAACGTCCAGATTCCGTCGAGCGCAAGGTAGAGCGCCTCATCGGCCGGCGTCGTCTCAATGTCATACTTCAAAAGATACATCTTGTGAGCGAGTATGGCGTCGCGGCAAATTAAAACCTTTTTCTCCTGATCCACCGATCCGACTTCGGATTTCGCCTTGATTCCTTGGACCTCGGAGATTTTTCTCAGGACGTAGAAGCGAAACTTCTTGATCTTGGATATTTTTTGTTCGTAGTAATGCCTTGCCTCCGCCGCCAAACCGAGACCGTCCTCGCCCATGCCTTCGTATCTGCGGAGATCGCTCTCCATGTCCAGCTCGCACGATTCGATTTGTTCGTTCAGGTGCGCGCAAAGAGCGTCGAGGGCCCTCAGCCACCTTCCGATGTTCTGCGACTCCGCCAGGAACTGTCGCTCTTCCGCGGAGGCCTTGTTCTTCACCTCCTGCGAAACCATGTGGGCAAATGCGTCGTCGCTGATTACGTGCGATCTCATTGCGGTTTTCCTTTCCAATATTCGCATATATTCGTTTTGTAGTGGCACCAGTAGCAAAGTTGGGTCGGATGCGCCGGCCAGGAGTTGTCGGAGAACGACTCCAGTATTCGGGAATAGGTCCCGCTCACCTCGTTCAGGACGGAGATCCTGGCGTCGTCGTCGAATTTCCTCGAGAATCTGGCCCCGTCCCTGAGATAAAGCAGTTCCACCAGGTTCACCTTGTTGGAATCGTCGTTTTCCAGTACGGCGGCGTATACGAACAACTGGACGAACTTATCCCCGACGTACCGCTCTTTCGGCGTTTTGCCGGTCTTGTAGTCGGATATTTTTATGACGCCGTCCTCGACGACCCACCTATCGATGAATCCGCGAACTGGGACTTCGCCCACTTTTCCGTTCAACTCGGTCTCGACGCCGCCCGACGATACATTCACGTTGCTCGGTTTCTCGACGGAGAAGATGTTCTCGAGGCACCACCAGGCGTTCCAGCGAAAATCGTTTTTCTCCGACTGCGGAACTATTCCCGATATTTTTTGATCCCAGTCCCCCGACGCCCACGTTGAGGTGCTGAGCGAGCGGAGCGAAAGAGCCGTTCTCTCTTCCGGTGCCAGTTGACCGTAAAAGCTCTCCAGTACGTCGTGGACGAAATTGCCCAAAAGGGTGGCCTTCGTCGGCGGTTCGGCTATTTTGTTGACCCTCGAATATTTGTATTTAAGCGGGCACTGCGAGTAGGTGGCAAGGGAGCTCGGCGAAACGTATTCGGGAAGCTCGTACGGAAGATCGGTCACCTCGGATCATTGTCCGGATTTGATTTTTTTGATTTCCGAAACTATGAATTCGAGGTCGTCCGTCGACACCGAATCCATCGACTGGGGCACCGGGGCTCCGTTCGTTCTCGCGTTCCATTTTTCTCGCATCGAGTTTTTCTGCTCGCCGTCGAGACTCTTGGCGAGCGTGACGAAGGAACTCCACATTGACGACTTGATTTCGTGCTCCGATCCGGCGTCAAGATACTGCTCCGCCTCGATGGCGTCCTCGCTTCTAGCGAGATACAACCCGACGCCGAGCGTTTGCGCGGCTTTCTTCAGGGCGTCCGATATGGCGCCCTTGAACTCGTCACCGAGGTCGAGTATCTGGCCCTGCTTGGTTCGCTTGATCTTCTGCCCGCCGAAACCGTCGCGGGCGATCGGCTGGAAGTCCGTGACGAAGTACTCGATACGCACGTGGGCGACGACGAAGTCGGGGTCAATGGAGTCCCTCTCGCAACGAATTATCGTGAACGACCACTTGTCGACGCCGAGCACCTTGTTGAGACGATTGGTCACTTCGCTCACGGGTATGTACGTGAGGGCGGTTCCGCCCTTGTTGACGGTTCTTTCCATCCCGTCCGGGAAGTTCTCGGCGAGCTGTTGATAAAGGTTGTTGATGCTCATTCTTTGGGTCTCCTTACGATGACGTTGGTTTTGGCTTCGCTTACCTCGCAGAACGAATCGGCGGAAACGCCTATTTTCGAGAGTTCCTTGACCCTCCAGTACGAGACCGCGGCGAAGTCGAGCATTTTGATCATCATGTCTTGCGACGACATTATTACCTCGCCGGTGCTCAAGTCAACGGCCATGTCGTTGATTCGGCTCGCCACGTTCCTGGCCAAACCATCGTGATCCCACTTCTTGCGGTCGGAGCCGCTCTTTTTTTCGATCTTCGTGCCGTCCGCCAGGGTTATCTCGGGAACGTCGGCCATGGCGTCGGCTACGGCGGCGACGGCGGAATCGTAAACGACGGACATTTCCCCTTTGGCCCTGTGTAATTCGGCCAGCGAAAAACACCCGTCTTCGGCGGAAATCTTGGCGGAACGCTTGATTTCCTCGTCTATCGCGACGAGAAGAACGACCAATTGATCGACGAGCAAGGATATCTTGGTTTTTTCCTTGGTTTCCATTAGCTACCTCTTTTCTAGGATTACCTAGGCGATGATAGCGGCTTTCCTTCGGAAAGGCAACCCCAATCCCGCCAGAAACGAGAAGGCTCCGACGGCGGAGTCGACCTGGTCGTCATGGTTGGCGGCTTCCGGAAAAGAGGAAAATTCGTCCAACCAGTCGCCCATCCACGGGGATCTGACTATTCGGACGTTTCCGTTCGCCACGGCGGCGGCGAATGGTCTCGCCCTGGTCACCTTGTCCCCGGTGGATCTAATCCCGATGAAATCGTAACCCGGCAGAACGTACCTGGAATACTGATCGATGAGCGCTTTACCCGAGGATCCTGGCTCCTGCTCCATTCTTATCGCCACCACCGGACCGTCCTCCGCCGCCGTCTGGGCGATCAGTTGTTCCACCTTGTCCCCCTTGACCCTGGCCCTTTTCACGTCGAGCACGTAGGAGACCCCGTTCTCGTAGACCACGAGCGTCCCCACCGTCCAGTCCGGATCGGGGTTGGATTGATTCGCCTCGGTCGCGGCCAAATCCCAAAACCTGCACGCCTTGGCGTTGGGACCGAGTTTGGGGACCTCGTGATCGTCGATGATGACGAAGGCCGTTCTGTCGAAAAGAGAGCCGAGCGTGGTCGCCCACCAATCTCCCTCCTCCAGCCTTTTTCTTTCTATGGGATCCAGCGCCGCCAACGCGAGACGATACGAATCGGCGTCTATGCCCGGATTGTCGGTCAGCTTCGAGGGCACGAAAACCCTCCCGTGCGTGACCCCTTCGACGATGAACCTTTGTCTCACCCAGTTGGGGGCGGGGTTCGACGCGGCTCTCATCCTCAGCGGAACGGACGAGAGCGGTCCCGATGCCGGACGTCGCAACCGTGAGAATAGGTACCTGTAGTCGTTCTCCCTTATTTCCGTGACCTCGTCCATGCCTATGAATTGAAATTCCGAGCCTTTGTAGCGAAGGTAGTCGTTTTGGTTGTTGAGGTAACCGAACGAAATTCTCGCCCCCGAAGGAAAGGTGGCGACGTAGGTGTTGTTGTTCCAGTGAACCTGGTCGTGAATTGATATCCAGCCACGAAATCTGTCCATAAGAGCCCCGGGCAAGGAAAGATCGGCGAAAGTGCGCCTAAACAGGATCGCCGAATATCCGGGAACGTCCAAGTACTGCATCGCCGACATGAGTAGTGCCGAGGATTTGCCTCCTCCGGCCGCGCCTCCGAAGAGGGCCTCCAGCTGATTCGTTCTCAGGAACACCTTCTGCGTTATGGACGGACTCTCCGGGCAGAACAAAGAGTCCTTCGGGCGGAGAAACTCCAATACCTTGTCCCAGTCGGTTTGATCATTCATGCTATATATAAATTAGCCTGCGCGCTAGATTGTGGCGGTCAGTAGTTCCGGAGGTCTCCTTGGGTTCCGAATTTTTGAGAATTTTGTCGGCGGTCTGGTCAAATATGACCTCCAGGTCGACCATCGCTAATACGTTGATGGCTTCATTTATACTGTTTACTGGAATAGGTACGTTTTTGATTAATCCGATCGTCGGCTTCATAACCCTTGGAGTCGTCTGCGGAGCCGTCGGATACCTGCTCGGAATGGAGTAAACCCTCAATGGCCTGGAACACGACGTCGAATAAGAGCGCTGGCACGAGTGGCGTGAAAGCCCTGAACCCCGGGGCTCCCGTCGCATACAACCCGTCGCAGGTCGGCAAGCCGTACCGAGACGCCTGGGACATAGAGCGCGCCTACAGAGAGGGGTTTCAGAAAGTCACGTGGGTGAATAGATGCATAGACGCCATCGCCGGAAACCAGTCGCGTCTCCCGGTCGTACTAAGAGAGAACAACGATCCCGCGGGAAGAATCGTAAGACAGTCGGACAGAAAAATCCTGGACATACTCAACACCAAATCGAACATGGGCGAGAACTCGTTCGTTTTCAGGTACCGGCTCTCATCGCAATTGCTGATGTCGTCGCGCGGGGCGTTCATCGAGAAGATTCGCGGTAGGGACGGCGAATTGATCGCCCTACAGCTACTTCCTCCGCAACACACCTCCCCGATACCGGATCCAAGGAGGTTCGTATCCGGTTTCGAGGTCGACATGAGGAACGGCACGAAGGTCGTTTTAAAGCCGCAGGACGTCGTGTGGATCAGGAAACCGCATCCCCTGGATCCGTATTTGTCGTTGACCCCGATGGAGGCCGCCGGAATCGCAATAGAAATAGAGAATTTGTCCAAGCTTTACAACAGGAATTTCCTTCTCAACGACGGAAGACCCGGCGGGTTGCTGGTCGTGCGCAGCGAAATAGACGACGACGACAAGGACGAACTGAGAAATCGTTTCAGGGGAAACGTCAGTAGGGCGGGAGCCGTCACCGTGATATCCGCCGACGAGGGAATAGATTTCGTGGACACCGGGCAGAGCCCCAGGGACGCCAATTACGTACAAATGAGGCAAATTCAGAAAGAAGAGATACTCGCCGCTTTCGGGGTTCCGGAGTCCGTAATCGGGAACGCCGCCGGAAGAACTTTTTCCAACGCGGCGGAGGAGCACAAGGTTTTCTGGAACGAAACCATGCTTCCGCACCTCGAGACGATCGCCCGAGGACTCGACGAAGTCGACGACGATTACTACATAGATTTCGACGTCACCGACGTTCCGGTTCTCGTGCTTTACAAACAGGAGCGAGATAGGTATCTGATGAACGAGTATCAAACCGGTCTCATCAGCGGCAACGAATACAGGGAGGGTGCGGGAAGAAAGAAAATAGATTCCGAATTGATGGACGCGATGTTGACGAACCCCAATCTCACGCCGATCGGATACACGAATAAGAAGTTCGAACCGCAGGCGGCGATGGCCATGCCAGGGGGTTCCGTGCCCCCGGCTGGAGCCCCGGGCGGACCGATGATACCCGGTACGCAACCGGCTCTACCCATGGAACCGTCGATGGCCGCTCCCCAGGAGGGGATGACGGCGGCTCTCGCGGCCGAGGGAGAGGTGCCGATGCAGGTCAAGTCGGTCGAGATCGACGAACTCTCGGAGACCGAGAATTTGATGAAGAGCGCCGTCGTCGACGACGAACAGATCCAAACCAAACTCCTCAACGACGAATGGAGCTACAAGGTGGAGGAGTCGCTGACCAGGTGGAGCGAAATCCTCGAGTCGTCGCTCGAGCGTTTCGTAGAAAGACAGCAACGCGTGGTGCTCGAGAAGGCGACCGGCTCCAAATCCAGAAAATCGCTCGAGGCGAAATCCCTGGATTCCGAGACGATATTCGACCAAGCGGTATGGGACAAACAATTGAACGAGGATTTGCGTCCGATAATCAACGGAATAATGAACGACGCCAGCATGTCGGTTACTCAGGATTTCGGCATGCAGGCGGAACCCGACGAGGAAGAAATCAAGACGCAGCTTGATTTACAAATCGAGAGAATTCAAAAGATAAACGAAACCACGGCCAAGGAGGTTTCGGCCGCCGTTCTTATCGCGGTTTCCATGGAGGACGGCGAGGACAAACTCGGAATGCTCAAAGCCGCCCTCATAGCGGTCTTCGCCAACATGCTCGCCAAAAGAAAGAAGGTCATAGCGGAGAACGAGGCTTGGACGGCCTACAACACCGGATCCTTCTTGGCCGCTAAATCGGTCGGCGCATTCAAGAAAACTTGGATTTCCGAGAGGGATAAGAACGTGAGACCCGAGCACGCGGCGTTGGACGGACAAACCGTTCCGATAGGGGAACCGTTCGCGGTGATGGGGGAGAGCATCAAATACCCAGGAGATCCCTCGGCACCGCTGCATCTTACGATAAATTGTCGTTGCAAAGTTCGTTTTGCAATTTAGTTTCAGTAAATTCAGCTAGTTTCTTCAAACCGTTTCAAAAACTTCCCGCGGATAACGATTCCGTGGTTTATGATTGACGAAGGCACTGATGAAAAACACGCAAATCACAGAAGACTCTTCGTACTTGTACAAGTCCCTAAACGGACAGATCAACATAGACGAAGCCAAGGGCGTGGTGGAGGCGTTCGTCGCCGGAATCGGTAACAAGGATTCTGTAAACGACATATGTTTACCCGGTTGCTTCACCAATTCCCTCGCCAGACGAAAACCCAGAGTCGTGTGGGGTCACGACTGGAATTCCCCCATCGGCAAAGTTTTGGAGATATACGAAGTAGGACCGAACGATCCGCGACTGCCGGCGAGAATGAGAAAAGCCGGCGTCGGCGGTTTGTACGTCAAGGTTCAATTCAACCTGAAGGCGGAGAAGGGTAGGGAGGCTTTCGCCAACGTTTCGTTTTTCGACATGGAGCAGGAATGGTCGATCGGGTACAAGACCCTCGACGCGGTATTCGATCCGGTGCAAAACGCGAATCTCCTCAAGGAGGTGGAGCTGTACGAAGTCTCTCCCGTGTTGCACGGCGCCAATCAACTCACCGGAACCATATCCATCAAAGCCGACGGGACCGAAACGCAGATCAAGGACGGGCAGGGTCCTTGCTGGCCCGGATACAAACAGGTCGGCACGAAGAAGGGCAAGGGCGGGAAGATGGTTCCCAACTGCGTGCCAGTCGACGGCAAATCGCTCGAGGACGAGTGTTGCCCTGACGAAAAAGCGGCCGATAAACCGGTCCTACGCGATCCCAAGGGTGGATTGACGGCCGCCGGGAGGGCCCATTTCAAGAGAACCGAGGGCGCGAATCTGAAACCGGGCGTGAAGGGCGCGGCCGACACGCCGGAGAAAATGCGCAGGAAGGGTTCCTTCCTCACGCGCTTCTTCACCAATCCCAGCGGTCCGATGAAGAAACCGAACGGCAAGCCCACCAGGCTCGCCCTCTCCGCCGCCGCCTGGGGGGAGCCGGTACCCCAGGACGCGTCCGATGCCGCGAAATTGGCGGCAAAGGGTAGAAGATTGCTGGAGAGATACGAAAAGACCAAGAAGAAAAAGAAAGACGATTCCGATTCGACGCAAAACAAAAATCACGTAGAGGCGATTTATTCCGCCTACAATTCGCAAAGCAACGAAAGCTTCGGCAGAGCCTCCATGTTGACCAGGTCCCTGGCGAAACATTTCGGCGGAGCGGTAAGACTCGTGAAAGCCGACAATGACATAGCGATTTTCGAAATGGGTGCCGGTACCGGGACGGAAATGCTGAGAGTCGCCTACCACTACGACGGCGACGAGTTCATGTTCGGGACTGCGCAAAAAGTAAAGCCCGAAACCGTGTTCATCCCGATCGGTAGCGAGGGCGCTCCTACGGGCGGGATCGTCACCTCGCCGTCCGCCACGACTCCGCAGACCCCGATGCTCGCCGCGGGCGTTCCCTCGGCATCGTGTTGCGATTCGTGCGCCGCCGGGAAGAACGTTTGCGCAAGTCCGAAATCTTTGGCGACTTGGGAAGAATTCACGGAAAAAAACGACGGTAATCATTCGTTGTTCGTTCTCGAAAGAGGGGACGACCCGACGGAGATTTTTGACGCGTTGTCCGCCGTAGGCGAATATCACGGATTTTCTGTCAAGACCCTCAACGACGGATTCCTCATCGAGGACTACGACTCCCTTTCGGACGAAGCCGTGGAGGCGGTGGGGACGCTGGGTCGCGCGATGGAGCAAAAAGCTTTACGCAGACTGAGGGGGCGAGGCTCACGAGGGAACATGGATCCGCGAACGGCCATAGACGCCGATCTGGACAGACTCGTGCTCGAGGGAATACCGATGATCAACCTCGGTCGCGGCGTACCGGATCCCACGCCTTTCGGGAATGTTCCCGATGTGGGAGGGGGTCGTGCCGAGAGGCTTGCGCGAACTCTTTCTCCGAGGGTGCGACGTAACCAGCAGAGGACGATGGGACAACTTGAAGGTGCAATAGAGCCTTCGCTCATGGATAGGGCCACGGAGAGGGTCGCTAGGGGAATGGACGCCGCCGAGACCAGAATCAGCGATCAAATGGGTCGTTTCGTTGGCGATTTAAGGGAGGAGCGAGACGCGAGAAAGGCGAGAAGGTTCGAAAAGGCGAAGAAGAGGGCTCAAAAGAGGGGTTGGTTGCCCACCGAAGAACAACTCGCCCGAAAGAGGTCGGCGGAAGAAGCGCTTTTCGACTTGGATGATCAGGAGGACATGCTTCTCGCGATGGAGCAAACGAGACGATCCCGGATGGGTCTTCCGGCGATGTCGCGAGAAGAGTCGGCAAGAATGCTCGACAGGAACATTCCCGATCGCCACGAAAAACGCAAGAAACTTTACGACGAGCTTTACGGCGACAGCGGAGCGATGCGAAGCGAAATGCCGGCCGTACCCTACCCGCAACGACAACCAGAGAAAGTTCCCGAGCGCGTCCCCGAGAAAGTTCCAGAGAAAGTTCCCGAGAAAGTTCCCGAGAAAGTTCCCGAGAAAGTTCCCGAGAAAGTTCCCGAGAAAGTTCCCGAGAAAGTTCCCGTAAAACCGACGCGCGTCCCCGAGAAAGTTCCCACGAAGCCGCAACGCGTCCCCGAGAAAGTTCCCACGAAGCCGCAACGCGTCCCCGCCAAGCCGCAACGCGTCCCCGAGAAGGTTCCAGTGAAACCAGCGCGGGTCCCCAGGAAGGTTCCAGCACGCACCTCCGCCGACTCCGGGGCGATGTCGAAGGAGCCCGAGAAAGGCGATCAAATTAGATTTTACGGAAGCTCGGATCCTTACACGAAACTACAGCCCGGAACGATGGGCAGGGTGACGAGAGTCGCTCCGGACGGAACGATTTCGGTGGAGTGGGAAGACGGAAGTTCTTTGAAGATGATTCCCGGCGAGGACGTCTTCCAAATCATGCCGCCGGCTAAAACCTACGCAGACTTGAATCAACTCATAGAAAGCCCTTGGCGCTTTGACGAAAACATAAGTCTTCACCTGGATCCGAAAACCGGAGTTATTTATGAAGCCGACGCCTACGGTCAATTGGTCGAACGACTCGGAGACGGGGCGAAGCTGACCCAATTGAACGAGTTCAACATCGATGATACCGACTCCGTCGGCTACGACGACGCAGGCAATCTGGTCAATCGCGGACCGGACGGGGACGAAATAATCTTCACGGCGGAGCAGCTCGGCGATTCGGGTGCGATGACTCGTCCGTTGCCGGGAATGTCCGAAGAAGAATACGAGGCATGGCTCGCGGAACATCGCGCAAAGAGCAAGTGGAAGGGGCGGAGGGGCACCGGGATCTTCGTGGACCCCGACACGGGCAAGCCGGCGAGTCCGAAAGACAAAGAAGTCCTCGACAAAGTGATGGAACAAATGCTGGCTGCCATAGAAAGCGACGATCCCGACTCAATTCACTCCATGGAAGATCTTACGAACGCTACAAGGAATCCGGACGGAAGCTGGTCCTTTGACTCTCCCGAGGCCGTCATAGAAATAATAGAGGGAGAGGCGGCCGGGGATACGCCAGAAGAAATTCTGGACAGAATTCGCCGCGCCAACGGCGAAGTGGACGACGAAGCGGAAGGCGATTCGGGTGAAATGACCGTGAATCGCGGGGTTCCGGACGACGTGCGTAGGGTCGTACAGGGAACGGACAGAAGCAATTTGGTCGGCGGGCGTGCCGAGCCGATGAGGAGAGCCAACGAAGCCCTCGTTTCCGCGGCCAACCGCACGATTCGTCCGGAATCGAGCGGAGACACCACGGATCCCGCATCTCGGGCGGCCAGCGACATCATTAAAACTTTTGATCAGTTCAAGCTTTCTCAGGCGGAAGTGGACGATCACATCGAGAGAATCAAGGCGTCCATGGGTCGGATGGTCGGCGAGGTCGGTAATTCCGAGTCGAGAGAAAAAATCATCGACACCTTCAATAGGGTGCTCGGAAAACTCACTCCGGAACAGATCGCCTTCGAGCGATCGAGGATAAGGGAGAGAATAAAGAACGCCGGGTTCGACGAAATGCGCCGTATGTTCGGATTGGACGACGAATCCAATTCCGGAGCCATGGCGAAAAGAGCCGCCAAAACCCCGGAAAAACTGGAACGATTCGAAAGGGAAGATCTCGGAAGGCGCATATGGCTGGAGCGAACCTACGACGGCAAGACGCTCGACGACGTAGCCAGAAAACACAGAATGAGTCGGGAAGCCGCGCGTCAACTGGAGATTATGCACGCCAGAAAACTGAACGGAATGGATCCCTCATCGGACAACAGGGTAGGTAGATCGACCATAGAAAGAGTCGTGTCGAGATCCGCAATCGGGCTCTCTGATCAGGAAGCCGACCTCCTACGCAGAAGATTCGACGGAGAACTCCTTGAAGAGTCGGCCAGGAGAATGAGGATGGACAAAAACGCCGTTCGGAGAATGGAACAGCTCGCTCTCAGAAAGATGCGGGATTTCATCGTGGCGGCGGAAAAATTCGAAAACGAAGCGGATTCCGGCGCGATGCGTCGCGGATCTGGAGGCACGGCGGCAGACGCCGACCGCCCAAAAGGTCGTAGGTTTCCGGGGCGTAGAGCCCGGAAGACACCAGGTTTCACGATTCCCGAAATGGTGGAGTCGCTAAGCGACAGTTACGGCAGCGACATGTCCAGATCCGACATCATCGCCGCCGCCGTACTGATGCGCATAAGAAGATCGATGACCGACAAAATAGACTATCTACTGGCGAAGGGAGCGAGAAGTAGGAGATTCTCCGCCCTGGCCGACGAAATAACCAAAGCCGACGCCGTCTACAAAGACGGCTCGACCACCGGATCCGCTTTCGTCAAGACCGTTTTCGGCTCCAGCGCTGAATTGAAAAAACTGATCCAGAGAAGAGCGAACAGAATCGACGAGGTAAAAGACGTTGACGGAATAGTGAACGCAAGAACCGCCGTAACCCTCGAGGAGGTCGGCGGCGACGTGAGGGAAGCCGCGCAAAAATTGGGCATTGATCCCAAGGTCGTGGAGAGACGGGCTATCGCTCACTCGATCATCGCCCAAGCGATAGCGACTCCGGAAACGCTGAAAATAGCGTCGCAGATAGATTCGCAATTCGCTTACGGGATCCTGTCGCCGAAACAAAAAACGCTTATCAAATTATGGTTGGCCGGTTTCAGCCCCGAGGAAATAGCCGAGACGCTAAACATGACGAGAGCCGACGCATGGAGGGATCTCGGAAGAGCGGTAAGACGAATGTCCATGGGCAACCCCGAATGGGTGAGCGAAAAAAACAGAAGAACCATCGCTTCCGTTGATTTGGCCAGCGACGAAGCCGGAGTTTTCTCGGAGTTGACGCTTTCCGACGGATCGAAACACAGGAACTACCTATCAAAGAGCCCCATCGGTAGCGGAGCAAGCGGAGCAATGGCCAGGGCCGAGGTGGTGAGCGTCGCCACGGACGCCGGCGAGGAAAGTTACGTGATGGTTCCGGCGAGAGGGGACAGGAATCCTTCATCCTTCTCGCTCTTCCCGTTGAGAACCAGGAACGAGGATTTGATTTACGAAGCCGTCGCGGCGGAGGCGAGCGGGATGCTCAATTCCGGTTTGTTCGCGAGAATAGTCACGGACGAATCCGGTGATCAGAAATTGTTCGCCGGATCCCTCGGAAAGAATTCGATAAAAACGCTATCGGAGATCGGAACCGTCAACGAGAGAACTCCGTTCGTGACGTCTCTCGCTTCGGACGAAAGGTACGGAAAAGCCCTTCTAGCGAAGTACGACGATCTAAGGAACGTCCTATCCGATACTCCGTTCTCGGAGAATCTGGGCGTGGACGACCGTCGTCTTTCCAGACTGTCGGAAATCTCGGAAAAAATAAGGAACTCGGCCGCCGTAACGCCGGAAGAAATAGTCGTCATGGATTCCATATTGTCCGAAATCGACGACTCGAGGCGATCGGCCATACGTCGCCTACCCCACGATTTCGACGAGGAGACGACCGATTCCTTCGTCAACGCCGCCGACGATAGGAGATTTTCGTACGCAGAAAACGACGGCGGAAAAACTGTTCCGTACGCCAAAAGAATGCTCGGGTTGGGTTCGCCGAACGCGAGAGAATTTTACCTACGCGTCGGCAAAGACGGAAAACTTTACAAGTGGAATCATCCGAACAATCTCGAAAACGACATAGGATCCTGGGCGGATTCCGCGGTCGGGGAGGAATTCATTCCGTCGAGAGACGACGTCAGGGCGATTGCTTACGACTCGACCGGCGTTACGAGATCCCTCGTTGGCGACGGAGATTCCGGGGCGATGAGTCTTCCCGGAGAGGGAACCGAGTACCGAGAGGACGACAACGAAGTCGTCATAATTTCTGACGGTATTTCGGAAGCATCCATCGGCGGGGCGGCGTATTTGGCCATCGGTCAGAATAAACCCCTGTCTTTTGCGTACTACAAGAAGGGATCGGGATGGGAAAAAAGATCGGTCGTTCCGAGGGATCTGGTCAGAGGGGTGTACAAAGCCGTGAAACGCGACGACGGATCAACCGTCTTCGTTTTCCATAAAGCCGACGCCCCGAAAGGATATTTGTTCCTTAGGGCTTTCGATCCGAATAGGAACGAGGCGAGAGAATTCAGGCTGGACAGAATCGGCGGAATCGGCAACCTGACGTCTCAACCCAAATCCACGAACGCCGCGCCGTCCGGAACTCCGCAGGGCAATACCCCGACGGGTTCGACGCCGCCGAAACAAGTTTTCCCGAAACAAATTTTCACTCGTGCCGGCAAAGTCGGACAAGCGACCGTGTGGGTTGATCAACATCCGGTCAGACCGAGCGCCAGACAATCCGCGTACGAAAAGACGATCGTGGTCGCCGATGCCCCGGTGGCCGGCTATCTCGACGAAGCCTTGAAAGAAATCGGGGAAGGGAGTTTCTTGGAGGGTTATCAGGGCGACGCTTCGGTGGTGCTTTCGGTCCTGATGGACGCGCTCGGCGACGAAAAACATCCGTTGCACGACAGAGCCAACAAATACATGCTCGCCATGGAATCGAAAAAATTAGGCAAACTCCTCGGTAGGACGGCATACAGAAAATCCGGCCTGCAAGGTCCTCCGCTCAGAAGAAGGGCCAAACCGTGGGGTGGCGACCGGGGAAATACCAAGTTGGCGGATTTCGAGTCGTGGACCGATCCGCAGCAGATGTACGACTGGGCGCGAACCGGGGACTATGTCCTTTTCGACGTGGAAACGACCGGATCCCCGGGACTCGATGCATCCGCCGCCGAGATAGCGAGAAAAACCCCGCAGGGAAGGGTCGTTCAAATTGCCATGACCCCCGTAAAGAACGGAGTCCCGGGACAAACGAAAATTTGGTGGGTCAAACCATTGGACGACGACGGCAACGCAGTGGAGATGAGCGACTGGACGAAGGAAAACGTGCCCGGTCCCGACGGTGCAAGAACGCTAACCGACCAGTTGGCGATGAACGATCCGAGATTCGTGGATCCCGCGGTCGCGTGGAGGGAGGTGTCCGATTGGCTCAAATCGGAATTCGGGGATTCTCCGATTCTGGTCGGATACAATTCGGCCAACTTCGACATGCCGATCGCCGAAAGAATGATCGACGACCGAGATCTCAAAATTGGTTGGTTCGACGTCATGGTCCTCGCGGATCAGGTTCTGTACGCGGAAAGCCAGGCCTTCGACGACCTTAGCAAGATTTCCGTAGATAGAAGGAAATCCGGTCGGGTCGTACCCGGTTTCGCGGCGGGAACCGTGATTAGCATGGCCGGGTTTTCTAAGCGTCATAAAGCGAACCGAGGTTCCAGACTGATATTCGGACCCGCCAACTTTCATCCGGTACTCGACGGCAGCGGGAAGCCCACGTTCAAGCCGGACGGCAAACCGAAGATGCAACCTAAGTTCAGGATAAACCTCGAGAGTCTCAAAGAGTGGGCCGGGGTGAAAACACGAAGAGCCGCCCACGCCGCCGACGTCGACAACGACGTCACGCACAGGGTGATGCTAGCCCTGACCGAACATCAAACGAAACGCGGCAGGGCTCTTCACATGTTCGACAAAGACTTGCGAAATCAATTGGAAAGATACCTACGGGAAGAGTACGAATTCAGGGCGAGTACGCACGAAGCGAGGAAAAACCAGGGTTCTTTCTTCGGATTCAATTCGCCCAGAGCCGATAGCGGCGGCGCGAGACCGAATGAACCGGCCGACGTCGGGGACGCTACGACCGGTTACGCCGAATCGTACGGAAATGTCGTCGGCTCTCGGGAGACCGGGAGAAGAGTTGTGGGTAGACCGTCCGTAAGGGTAATCGGCGATTATCCGGGATTGCCGTTTTACGTCGTCTCCTCGAACGGGGAGGAAACAATCTTGATAGGACCGGAATTCTGGACGGACGGAATAGACCCGGACACGAGAGAACCGTTACTGCTTAGAAACCAGAAAGCTCTGATCCCGATGATCGGACAAGCCAGAAAATCCGGACGCGGTATTCAATTCGTCTACGGGAGGCGCGACGACGGATCACCGGTCAACTACGAAATATTCGCCCTCGAACTGGTGCCCGACGACGGCATGACGATGGAGGAGGCGAGAATAGCAACCGAACGAGATCGAAGAATCAGATTTAGTCTTGCCGGAACCCTAAGAAACGGAATGTCGTTTGAATTTTCTTTCAAGGACATAGGCAATCCCGACGCTCCACCGCCCAGAGCGAGCGAATACGTTCCAATGACGGGCGAGGAAGTTTCGGGAGTCACGGACGCGATTCTCATGACTCCGGCCCAATACTCCGATCAGTTGATGAGAAAACGCGTCATTGCGTTGCGTAATAGTCGTAGCGGGGGCTCCGGGTCGTCGACGTCGGGGACCGATTCCGGCGCGATGTCCGGTTTGACGAATCGCTACGGCGGTTCGGGGGGATTGGAAGCGTGGATACCCGACGAGAAATATAAGTCCTTCTCCTCCATGGACGAATCTCAGCTAAGAGCGATAGTCGAACGAACCAGGAGATCCGTGAACGATTTGATTCTCGCCGACAAGCTGAGAGGAGTCGCCGTCAACGAGGCGCTCGACAGGCTGAGAAACGCCGAGGCGGTTTTGGCACTTTCGCGCGGTCCGGTGATCGACGACGCCGGTTTCTCCGTTTCGAGAGGACCCGACGGAACCGTTTCCGTTTCCGGATTCACGAATTTCTCTCCGTTCAAAGCGAGATCGTCCTACGCGTTGCCGACCGGAAGGAGTCGGCGAAAGGAGATGAACAAAAACGCGCAAATATCCCTGAAATTCGACAGGGAGATCGAGAACTCCCCCAAGGGAATGGCTCTCAGGACTTTGGCGAGAAATTTGCGAATGGATCTTGACGAACTTGGATCTCGCCTCGAGTCCCACGATTTCGGCACGTATTCGGACGCCATCTATTCGTCAGAAATGAGAAGGAACAAAAAGCTGTTCGATAACGGTTCTCTGACGCCGGAAAACTCTGGATTGTTCCTGCCGAGAGGTGCGAGTCGAATCGAAATGACCGCGAGAATGTCGAGCGCCGCTTCCTCCATCGGGTTGGGTTTCGGCGATTCCGGAGCGATGGCCATAGAAGGACCGTACACGAAAGACACCTCGAAATACGCGGGAATGACCGACGACGAGCTGATCGACTCGTGGAACAAAACGCTTGCCGACCTGTTCGGCGTGACGGTGGAGGGAATTTCGCCGGAACGGATCGCAGAAACGAGCAGAGGTCGTTACGGCGACAGAAACTTCAACGCCAGGGCTCATTTGATCAAATCCCACCTGGAGGCGATAGCGAGCGAAATACGAAGAAGATTCTTCGCCAGCGAGGAAGGGAAAGCCGCGATAGATCAAATCCTCGAGGAAGGAAACGACTCCGGCGCCATGTCGTTGGATCCAGACAATAAACCGTTCTCGGGATCGTTGTGGCTGGATTCGAGACTACGGGAGATGTACGGAAGTCGCTGGCAAGAGATAGCCGCCGGGATAGGTAGACGATTTGCCAACTTCGGCGACAGGAATTGGAGCGACCCGACGGACGACGACGCGGTCGATCTTTATCACTACGCGGCCATGCTGCAACACGACGCTGTCGTGAGCGTGATGAAATCGGTCTCTGGCGCGGAAGATCGCTCCGAACTTGCGCGGAGGCTTACGAACAGCGCGGTGGGCGTAGTTGCTTTTATCTCGTTGCAAATACCGCTGACGACGGAGCAGATAGAGGATCAGATACAAAGAGGACGAATGATATCCAACATGCGAGAGCTCGCGGCGCTTGATCCGTACTCCAGGGTGGAGGCGATGATCGAAAAACGAAACGCGGAGATAGTGCAGAGAGTGATGGACGCAAAGAGGAGCACGCTGACCCCCGAGGAGTTTTCCGATTGGTACAAGGGAGTCATCGAAAGACTGGCCAGAAGCGAGACGACCTTGGCCGAATCTCCGGAGGGGTTATTCGGAGAGCCGGGGGATCAAGAAGCCCTGGATCAATTCATTGATTTCTACGAAAAAGACGCGGGAGTCTCCGGGAGGACTGGCGGAACCGACGACGGGGATTCCGGGAAAATGAGCAAGTCCTCGCGCCGTTCTTCGCCCAAAGCCGTTTACGATGCCAGGAGGATCTACGGAGAGACTCCCGAAGAGATAGCCAAGCGACTCGGAATTGGAAAGGAAAAAGTACTGGAGCTGGAACAGCGATACGTCGACCAGGTCAACGCCAGAATATCCGCCGCGATTGATATCAAGAAAATGAAACTGAACCGCGAGAACTATTGGCCGGTGGAAGGAGTTCAAGAAGGCGCCATAAATCGAGTATACGATGACGACACCTCCGTAGCTTTTTACACAATGTTTGACACGCTTCTGGGGCGAAGGAGCCGTGGCGGTCACTGGTGGTCTCCGCTCAACAAAGAAGGCGTGGCAATTACCGAAAGAGAACTCAAGGGGTACCTCGCTTATCTTTCCCGGGTCGTCGACGTTTTGGATGATGAATACAAGGATCAGGAAGCCGCGAATTTGTTCAGGAGGAGCATAAAGATTCTTTCGGAAACTCTCAAAGACGGTTCGTACGGCGACGTCACTGGTGACTCCGGGGCTATGCGCAGGAACTTCGTAGAGCCCAGATACGACATAAAACCACATCAGGGGGGGTGGGTCATCATAGACACGAAGAACAGAAACGCCATATCCAGCAGGGTTTTTAGCGACAGGCTCGAAGCGCTCAGGGGCGCGAAGCGAATGGACAGGGGGGAATCCGTCAATTAGGTCTTACCGAACGAACCGCTATTTTTTGATAAGTTTCCTACAAATGAGCTAAGACGTCTTAGAATAGGAGTTGCGATGAAGCAAATTTTCTCATACGAAACCAAGTCGGCCAGCGGGCGCCTCTTCCTCGATATGCAGGAAAGCGGGGAGCTTTTCGGGGAGGATCCAGAAGAGGAGGATTCCTACGAATACGACGAACCCGAGGACGAGGACGAGGATTACGCGTCGGGTATCACCTTGCCCGCCAAGGTGGAGGATATGTTTCGCGTAAAGTCGGCCATCGATCCGGTGTTGGAAAAGTACGGATTTGAGAGTTTCGCCGACGTCACCGGGATACACATTCCGAGAGCCAAAATGATGGGACCGATACTGGTTGGGGAAATCAACGCCGCCCTGGATCGGGTTTACGCAAACCAGCCCAAAACCCCGAACGACGATTCCGTCTAGTCAAAGGTTGTAAGAACGTGGCCCGCAACCAGAGGTATTCCCGTAAAAAGCCAGTTATGAGTTATCCTAATTCTGCACAACAAAACGGTTTGAGAACGAAATATCAATGCATGACGACTGGCGAAAAACGTCCGTCGCCGTGCGGCAGTTGCGTTAAACCAAAAAACTGTCTCTCGACCGCAATGCAATACAAGGAGCGTTAAAATGGCGTCAGACAAACAGGCAACTTTGAAAATCGACGCCGACGGCAACGTCATGAGTTGCGCCAATGGTGCGATGACATCCGAATGCGGATACAAGGCTGGTTCTCTGGTTTGCGGTAAGTGCGGAGCGATGGCGGTGGAAGTCAAATACGGGATGATGCCGCAGGCCCAGGGATTCGAATGCAAGGCGAGCGGGAAGACGGTCATGGAGGCGTGCGAAGCTTGCCCGGGCGGTTGCGCCCCGATGGGGATGAAGCAAGAAGAAATGCCCGAAGAAGTTCTCGCCATGTTCAAAAAGAAAAAGCGGAAGAAAAAGATGGGTGCCGATGCCGAGGAAAAAGCCGCAGTACGGGCTTACGGCGACGTTTACGAAGACGACGAGGAAGAGGAAGAGGAAGAGGAAGAGGAAGAGATTGAGGACGGCGAAGAGGTCGAATACGAAGACGAGCCAACCCTTGCCGGTATGAGAGCTCCCGCTCCAGAGATGCAAGCCGAAGAGAGCGAGACTCCCGAGATGCAGGAGGAGGAGGGCGAGGACGAGGATCTCGTCGAGTCTCTCGCAATGGCCAGACCCCCCATGAGGAAGCGCAGAGCACCGATGATGCCTGCCCGCAGACCGATGAATGAGGAAGACTCGGAAATGATGCCTGCCCGCAGACCGATGAATGAGGAAGACTCGGAAATGATGCCTGCCCGCAGACCGATGGATGAGGAAGACTCGGAAATGATGCCGGTCCGCAGACCGATGGATGAGGAAGACTCGGAAATGATGCCGGTCCGCAGACCGATGAATGAGGAAGACTCGGAAATGATGCCAGCCGCCCGATCCATGCGGATGCCGGAAGAGGATGAAGAAGAAATGCCCGACAGATCCATGATGAGAAATCGTCGTCTTGCGACCATGGGATTCAAGGACGGCGAATTCGGAAATACCCCGTTCGTATGCTCAATCGAGCGCAAGGTTTATCCGGGAAACGCAAAAGTATGCGAGAACTGCCCGGGTGGATGCGTATCGGAGGGCGACATGCCGGCCCTTCTCGAGATCGAAGGAATCGCGGAGGACACTTTCGGGGGCAAGGTCCTGGATTCGGGATACTCCGACAGCGCGGACGTCTTCGTGGTCGACATAGAACGCAAGGACGGCAAGCCGGTCGAGGCGTTTTTTGACGGCACCACAGGGGAATGTATGGGATGGCATCTTCTCAACGAAGAGGTCATGCAAGTCAAGTCCGCTTTTGAGGCTCCGCAAATGGTCAGTTTCTCGGACGCGGCGGAGATAGCCACCAAGAGCATCGCGGGGGACGTCGTCTCGATAGAAGCCGACCTGTTCGAGGGTTACGACGCCTATGCCGTGGAAATAGAGGGAGTGGACGGCAAGTCCTACGACGTGTTCGTGTCGCTTGACGGAGAAATACTCGGCTACGACACCTACACCCAGGAAGAGGCATCGGCGATCGAGTCGGAGGCGGCCGAACTCGCCCTCAAGAGGGCTCACGACGAGGTCGAGCGTAAGGAGATGGCGAGTAACGGAGAGGCCATGGACGACGGGGAAATGCCGATCAAAAACTCGGCGGATCTCAGGAACGCGATCATGTCCTGGCCGCGTTCGGCCAATAGGGACGCCGCCAAGCTTCATATCATGAGACGAGCGGCGGCGCTCGGTCTCGAGTCTTCGTTGCCGGCGGATTGGGTCGCTCAGGAGCTCGAGCAAGAGAAGTCCGACGCCAACTTCATGTCCTCTCTTCTTGAGTTCGAGATGATCGAAGCCGAATCCTCGGGAGACGATCCGGAGAGAATGGCCGAGATCTATTTCAAGAAGATGTTCAGCGAGGAACGCAGGGGCGAACTCGCTAAGCGAGGAATGGCTCTCCCCGACGGTTCATATCCGATCGAGTCGGAAGAGGATCTAAAGAACGCGATTCAGGCGTACGGAAGAGCCAAGGACAAGGACAAAGCCAAGGCACATATTATGAAGAGGGCCAAGGCACTCGGCAAGGACGATCTAATTCCGGACAACTGGCGTTAGGAGTAGCCGCCGTGATCGGCGAAGAAAATAACGACCGCAAGGAGAACCCGAGAAGCAGGGTGTACTTGCCGTTCGGATTCAGGAAAAAATCCATCCCGAATCCCTATACGGCACGCGACGCCGACCTGGACAGACTCGTCCTCGAAGGGATACCGACCGTCAATCTGGGTCGCGGAATTCCGGATCCGACGCCGTTCGGCGCGGATTCGGGGCTGATGCGGAGCCAATCGCGCAGGCGCTTGGCCAGAACTATCGGAAGATTGATTCCGAAAAATCGATCCGACTCCGGGGCGATGGCGGACGAAAAAAAGCCCACGACCCCCTCGAGGAACGAAACTCCCTACGGCGGAGATCAGACGATAATCGAGCAAGTGGTCAGCGAGGCTCGTTTTCAAAAAGATTTGGCCTCCAGGGGGGAATGGAAGGAAATTCACTACGACCACTACGACTGGTGGGCTTACCCGATCGATAGGGGAAGTGCCCAGTACGGTGATTTCTACAACGTCGCCGGCGAACCCGTAAAGAGATTAAGAAACAACATGGATTTCATAAAGGCGCTCACGGATACGATTTTGGTTCAAACCAGGGCGCTCGGATACAACCTTTACGAAAAAACTTGGATGCAGGATCCCGAGTGGGAAAAGGGTCAGGACTGGGGTCTTGCCTATCCCACGAGAATATGGAAGATGACCAGATCCGCCCAAATTTTCGGTTTGGAGGAGGAATTTGAATCGCTGATAAACATGCAAAAGGTTTTGCAGGAGAGCGGAATCCGATTCAACCATCGCAAGTATTGGGAAAGCCCCGGAACGGTGGACGATGTTCCGCCCATCGAGAGTTACGACGAGCCGAAAACATACTTCCGTGACTACTCGTTGGGCGCGAAACCGCGAACCCCATACGGAGAAGGAGGGGGTTCGTCCCCGTATTATCCGACGGAATACGATGAATGGGAGGCGGGAATAGACACGGAGCCCAGAGTCGGCGAATTGGAGCCCGACGACTTCGAGTCGGCGGTCGCCGGGGCTTTCGAGTTGGCGGATTTACTCAGGGAAAAATCCGAAATCGGCGACCTGGAATATCCGTACCACCACATCTCGCCGGATCGGAGGGAAGACATTGCCGATACGATAGATTTCGCGCTCACCCTGATCCCGATCGTCGACGGAGACGGATTCGACACGGACAGAAAAGAGACGGCCGACGCCCTGGAAAAATTCGTAGTCGGCGACGATTTGTATCGAGATGACTCCGAGCTGTTGGACGAATTGATTTTACAGTTGAGAGATTCGACATACGACGGATTCTTTTCGTTCGACGAAGACAGCGGGAGGATGTCCGTTGAGCCGAAAATGAATAGGTTCAATGATCGGGTGACGACTTTGTACAACGAAGGCAAGACCCGCGAAGAGATCGCCAAGGAGCTCGACCTAAGCGTCCGTCAAGTTGATTACCTCCTAAACAAGCTCTTCGCCGGCGGGTTGGCGAAATCCCGCCACACACAGCGGGAAAAGACGGAGGAACTCATCGAACGGGTGGTGACCATGCACAACGAGGGGAAACGCACCACGGAAATCGCCGAGGAGTTGGGGCTCACCAACAACAGGGTGCAAAGATACCAATACATTGCGAGACGACGGGGATTGCTGACGACGCCCCGGAAACGCACTACGGCAGAAACGGATGAGTTGATGAACGAGGCCGCGAGGTTGTACAACGAGGGGAAACCCCGGATGGACATAGCGAAGGAAATGAATCTTCCCGGGGAAAAAATTGGCACTCTTCTGCAACGAGCGAACGAGCGCAAGCTGATTCGCGACTACAACCCTCAAGGATTGGGAAAATTCGGGAAAACCACACTGACCCCCGAAAAAATCTCCGCCGCCGCCGACGGGTACAGGCAGGGAAAGACGTTCGCGCAGATCGCGGAAGAACTCGCGGTCACGGAAACCGCCGCCCGCAAACTCGTTGTGCAGGCGAGACGCTTGGGGCTGGACACGGGCTCCCCTCGCAGGCGAACTCCGTCCCAGATGGAGGAATTGCTTTTGGAGGTGGCGGTCAGATACGAGGAAGGAAAGACATTCGCCGAAATCGGTCAAGAACTGGACGTTACTCCGTCGGCTATCAGGGATATGGTCGACAGGGCCGTCACGCTCGGTTTGATTCGGAGACGCGAGCGAACGCGCAGCGACACGGACGAGTTGATGAACCAGGTCATGGCCAAGCGCAAGGAGGGCAAGACCAGACGAGAAATCGCGCAGGAACTGAACGTCCCCGAAAATCGGGTCGCATACTTGGTCCAGAGGGCCAGGTTGATGAAAGCATCCGAATCGACTTCGACCGACGGATTCGACGGCGAGACGGGGAGAATGTCGAGAGAACCGGAGAGAGGCGATCTGGTCAGATTCGGTAGAAGCTCAAATAATCGGTACGTAGATGAACCCGGATCGCTCGGCAGGGTGGTGAAGGTCGCCCGTGACGGAACCATCTCCGCGGATTTTGGAAATGGTCCGATAAAGCTGATCCCCGGCGAGGACGATTTCCTAGTGATCCCGAGACAAGTCGACGCGCTGTACGAGCTGACGGACAACGACGGCAACGTGATGTACCTACCGGTCGAGGACGTGACGTACCCCAAGATCACCCGCGCCATGGAGGAAGCGATGAAAGCCGGGTACAGAGAAACAGGAATCATCCGAGGAAACATGCGAACATTTTTCGACGAAGCCACGGGAACCTTCAAGACATCCAGAATCGAGTCGAGGATTCTCAACGCGGAGAACATTGCGCCGGAAACGACGGCACCGGTTCCCCCTCAACCCGGATACCCCGAGTTCACTCGAATCGTCGGTACCGACCGAGCGCGAGGCGGGGGCGTCGACTCCGGCGCGATGGAACTGCCGGACGGAATAGACGAGGAACTTGAGGATTACGTTTACGACGATCCGCTGTTCGGTCCATCCATAAAGCATCCTCTCTTTTTTTGGATAGCCCCGATCACCCCGGAAGTGACCGACCTGATAAACGCGTCTTTCGCGCAAAAACGAGCGTCCGCGGATGAAGCTTTGGCAAAAAAGAATTGGGGCAAATACATATACCTGCACGAACGCCCCTACCGTATCGACGCCTTCGAGGACGTCATGGACGAGATGACGGATCAGGAGTACTGGAGCCGACTCTCGGACATATGGGTGGACAGCGAGAACATCGGGGCGCAACCGAGTCGCTGGAGAGAGCTGCTACTAAGCGACCGCGGTTCGCGCGAGTCCTTCATGAACGAGAACGAACGCGCGGAACTGGCGAAATTGCCGCAAAAGTTCACCGTATACCGCGGTTATTCGGAAAACGATCAGGAAGAATTCGGGATGTCGTGGAGCACCGACGCGGAAGTGGCGGAATGGTTCGCCAGAAGATTCGCCAGAGACGACGAAAAGATCATCATGGAGAGCTTGGAGATCTCCAAGGACGAAGTCTTCGCTTACGTCACGCGACGTGGCGAGGACGAAATAATACTGGACATACGCAACGTCGTGGAGAGAACGGCGAAGAAACAACAGTTGCCACGGAAACCAAAGACGAGAATACCCTCCAAAAATAGGAACCTGACTCCCCCCGGCGACAGCGGAGCGATGAGTTCGCTAAGCAAGGAACAGATCGACGAAATGACGCAAAGATACAAAGACGGAGATTCCGTTCTGGAGTTGGCTAACGATTACTCAGTAACCCAGGGCACCGTCTACTATCACCTGAGAAGAAAAGGCGTCGCCAGAAGGCCGGTCGGAAGGCGGAAAAAGCCCGGGGGATTTTCTGCCATAAAACGAAGATTGAAGGATTCCCTGGGACAAATCGGACTATTCGCCGCCTTCTCCAACGATCCGCAAAAAACTCTGAGATCTTCCAACCAAATGAAAACTTACTTGCTTTCCGAACCCGTCCGAACACCGGACGACCTACATCCGGACGAGTTCGCATTGCGTCCGAATTTCGTTCGAGCCGCGATAGCCGCCGGATTGGGACTATTCAAGGCATTGAACCATAAAACCTTCAAAGTTCAGGGTCCGATAGCTAGGGAATTCACGGAACTAATGGTCGGACCCAAGATGGTCAACGACGCCATCGGAACGACGTACCCGACGCTCCAGGAATTGGGGGAAATATTCGCGGCCAACGCAATCGTCAGGGCGCGAATCAGGTCTCTTTTCGGAATCAATGATCCGACCGCGCTCGCGTGGGCGATCCAATCGGGAGCTCCACTCCGCGAAGGCGGAGAGAGGATATTCGACATACCCGAATCGCCTCCGTACACAAGAAACCTGGTGGGGGGTGGCTATGTCTATTTCGAGGGAATCGACAATAGAAGACCGTTCGTTCTATCGGTCATGGCGAATATGCCCGAAGCGGTGAGGAGCAAGTTGTACTGGGATAGTGACAAGATTCCGTGGAGCAAGAGAGACGTGCCCATAACTGTGGAGAAGGGGGAACTACCAGGCGGTAGGAAATACGAACGATCGCCCGTGGACGAAGTTTTACCGCTTTTTGTTCCCGGTCACGATACGAGTCGATTGGATTTAATCAAGACGAATCACTCTTCGCCGGACGGAGCGAGGCTGGCCCAATACGTGGAAATGGCGAAGGAAGAAATACGACAGTGGGCGGCGGATCACGACGAATGGGCCAGGAGATGGGCACAAAGCGTATATCGAATCATGAGCGAAGCTGGTCTGAGCGACGACGAAATAGCGGAAGTGATAAACAGGGACTGGTTGCAAAACATAACTTTCGGAATCGGAGATGCGGGAGACATATTGCAAAACGCCATGTTTATGGCACTCCTTATGACGAGATCCAAGTTCGCCCCGGTGGTGCATCTAGAAAACGGATTTGACGATCCGAATTTGGCTCTTCATGAGTTCTTTCACGTCCACCTCGGTCAAGGCTTCACGAGACACGGCGAGTACGTCGCCTTCAGGGGACCCGCGGAAGTTTACGACTCCTGGTATCCCCACACGCTATTCGCCTTAACCTTCAACAGCGCTTTTTGGCAAAACGTAGTGAAAGAGTCGGGAGGAACGGAAGAGCTCAGGAAAGAAATGCGAAAAGCCGTCGAAAAAATGCTCGCCCCGGAGTACGACTCGGACGTTCGTCTTCTTTTTGAGCTTTTCCCGGAATATCAGCGCGCCTCGGCGGAAATCAGAAAGAAACTCAACGAAATGATCATGGCGGAAATAATTGAGGACTTCGAAGACTCCACGGGATTCAGGAGGGTAGCGGGAATGCCCAGAGCAACCGAAATAATAAATGCTCCTGGTTTCAGGATTCCCAAAAGACTATGGCCGTGGGGTTCCAGCTACGGAGGCAAGGAAAGAATCGCCGACGTCCAGGGTAAAACATACGCGAAGTTCGAGGAGAGAATTTTCGGGGTTCCGGATCCGACGTCCGGCGACGGCGGGAATACGGGGAAAATGTCGCTGGAAAGAACTCCGAAATTCGACGGCGGTCACAGTAGTAGGGGAAGGGGAACTCCGTTGGGTGACGGAAAGGACGTCGCAATGAGGGAGGTCGCCGACAGCGCGATCGTCGAGCTGGTCGGCAACCGAGGAAGTAGCTCGCTCACGACCCTAAGATTTCTCGGACCCTATAGGGCTGGAAGCAGGGTCGTGATGCTTGCGAGGAACGGCGAGTTACGTGGCGTGCCGTTGAAGAACGAAACCAGATCGGCGATAGCCAACGCCCAGAGGAACGGAGCGAGATTCGTCGTGGGGGACATGCCCGACGTGGATTCTCAGTTCGTGGACTTTTTGGAGGAGATCGGAGCCGACTACACGATTTATCACGCCGGAAACTCCCCGAGATTCCGTCCCGGATCGAAAATCCCCGGGACGAACGCGGGAACATTGTCCGAGACGAGAGCCGGCGAATCGGATTCTCCGAGTAGGTTGGAGACGATCGGAAGAAACTTGGCCACGGCGGCCGCCGAAGTGGTCGCCGCCGGTTTCGAAGTCAAGGTGTACGGAGGGCGATCCGACTCCCAGTCTGGCTCGAATCCGATCGGCGGGATGCTCTCCGCCCTGAACAAAATGAGGGAAAACCCCGATGCTCCTACGGGAAGAAAATTGGCGGGGTTGACGATGATGATGAGCGCTATGGAAAAATACCTGACGGATTCAACGAACCAACGCCTAGTCGTCGTCTCGAGGGGAGATCGGGTCGTCGGGGCGTCGTTGATCAAATTCCCGGAAAAGGACTCCGTGGCCGAACTCAGATACGCCGGTTCGTTGTCTCCCGTGAGGGGGGTCGGTAGCGCCATGGTCGCCGAAATCATGAGGCTCGCGGCGGACTCGGGCAGATCCATAATCGGAACTTCGTCTCAAGATTCGGTATCCTTTTGGAGAGGGGTCGGCGGGAAAGACGCCGATTGGGACGGTCCATATCGCGGAAATACGATATTTGAAATCGACGACGTGAGAAAGGTCGTCGCCGCGATAGACGCCCGTCGCAAGGAATTGAGAGCCCAAAAACTACTAGGCACGACCGACGGGGGGAACCCTAGATGAAATCAGACGACAAGAAAATTGGACAACTTCCGTCCCTGGAATGGTTGGACGAGGCGGCCGACGGAGCGGATGTTCCGATCGTGAAGGTAGTTCCGGATCCCAGGCACAGGGAGGCCGCCCTAAGGGAGGCTTATGCGTTGCTCGGCGAGATGAAACCCTACTTTGAGGCGGTTCGGGAGGATTTTTTGTCCGAGTCCAATGCCGTCGGCAAGATGATCAAAGATCGTAAATATTCGGTTAGCTAAGTTGATTATGTCTATAATTGTTGAAGTAGATCGCCAGAACCTCCCCCGCCAAGCAGAGGAACGACGCTAAATGTCGCCGATATTCGAGAACATACCACCCAACTCAAAGGTGATAGCCAAGCACGGGTCGAAGGTCCTTTTCGGTCTTAGGAACGGGTCAACCGCCTTATACGATTCGAAAAGCGGATCCTTCAGGCGAGGGGACGACGCGGATTTGATGGCCATGGACGACTTTTCGTCGTCGCACAACGGCGAATGGGCGGACGACAGATTGAGGAGATTCGCCGCTTCTCGAAAAACCCTGAACCTGGGCTCCGATATTTCCTTCAAGGTGGTTCAAAAGCCTAGAAAAAGTTCCTCCCGAGACGACGTCGCACAACCACAAGACCTGGCCAACATGCTCCCCAGGGAGTTCGTCAACTGGGCCAGATCGTACGTTCCCGGGCAACGTTTACCGATCTCTCCCCCGGGTTACAGCGGAACCGATTCGTGTCTGGGTCAGAACGCCGGCGGTCGATCCTCCGCAAAAATGCCGAACGCCGACGAGTTGACTTCGATGATTCTGAGAACTTACGGTTTTCCGCAAACGGCGCCGGTCGACGCCACGAAGGAAATGCGCTCCGCTTACGAAAAGGGTCTCCTGGGCAGAACGATTAGGGAAATGGCGACCCCGAACATTCTCTCGATGGTCGCCGCGGCCAGGGGATTATGGGTTGACAGGTTGAACAAGATTCGCTGTTTGGGCGGACCCGCGGCGAACAGATTCACGAATATCTTCGGGGTCGGTTGCGACATTCCGTCGTCCCCGGCGGAATTGGCGCGCGACGCGGCTTCCGCGGCGAGAGAAGCGGCCGGAGACGCCTCTCGCGCCGTCGGCGAGGCAATGGAGAGAGTCGGAGAAGCGCGAGCCGGAGTGGGAATAGCCAAAGAAAGAGTCGGCGAGACGATAGAAGCGACCGACGAGATTCCGGGCGATCTCTCCGTGACCAGAATGATCGGAGAGCTCCGACAGTCCGAACAAACGTTATTCGATACCGATACGGGACAAATGACCAGGCGCGCAGGGGGAAACCAACCGCTCCTCATCAACTCGGCGAACGCGGTCGCCGATGAGACGAACAAGAAAGCCACGCGTCGCGTGCTTATTCACGAGGGCGCCCGCAGATGGATAAATTCCTGGGTCGAAAGACAAAAGGGCGAAGATCCGTCCAACCCCCTCGGCGTTATCAGATCGGCCATACGCAGACGCAGGAGTCGTCAACAGGCGACGACCACGGGAGCGCTGACGCCACAGCAGCTCAACGAGCAGGAAGTGAAGTTGTACGCACAGGGAGTGATTGAACTCATCAGACTAACGGATCCGGAGCTGGCGGACGAATTGAGCGAACCAAGCCATCTTTTGAACGACATCAACGATCCGGTCGCAGTGCGTAACGCAGGTAACCAAAATAGCAAAAACGTAATAGAAATGATGCTGACCGACGCCCTCGGCCCAGACGCCGGAAGGGACAGAGCGAAGCTACAGCGCTACGCGGCGAATTTATTCGCCATCTATCAGCCGTACATCGAAGATAGGCAAAATCATCCCGAATTGAAACAAACTCCCGTCAACTTTGCGCCGCAGAAAAATTTGTGGGAAACATCGAACGTCGTAGCTTTCTTTACGGTTCCGGGTTTCGGCGGAGGCAGAAATCAGCCTCTTAGCAACTACGTCGCCCCAACGCCGACGAATCCAGGATATGCGGGTTCTGGGATGCTTGACCTTTTGGACAGGGGAGAGTTTCCCTTATTCGGAATGGGTTATCCGGGCAACAACGTCGTCGAGGCGGTAACGAGGAGCGGCGTAACCCCGCTGGACGGATACAAGCACACCACGGATTCGTTCTACAACAAAGTGGTCAAAAATATTGGATCAGGAAACGCTCCGTTTCACGGCGTGTACCTTTTTGACTCGAGACTCATAACCGAGCCCGAAAGTTTGATGCGACTATTCGATTCCCCGGACGGACATTTGCCCGTTTCGGGTTTGTCGCCGGCGGCGGTCCTCCAGCACACCTTGGAACACGAACCCAAACACTTGGTCGCGTTTTCGCAGAGGTTGAGATCGAATCTCGGATACACGGAAGCCGAATGGGCGGAAAGACTCGGAAGACAGTTCAAACTCGGGGGATCGGGATTGGAGGACTCGAGGTTCGGCGATCCCATTCTGGGAGAGAATCCGGATCACGTTTACGGACCGATAGATCTTTTTAGGGACGCTAGGAGCGGGACTTTCATTCGTAGGCAGGTGGACGAACTGATGATAGCGCTACGACATCCGGACTACGAGGGGGTGGTTTTGCCCGACGGCCTGCGGGGGTGGAAAAGTACGGATCCGGTCCTCAACGGAGCTCAAAAAATTGCGCTTCTATGGAAATTTTACGCCAACAACATATCCTGGGATCGCACTACGGCCCAAAACGTCCAGAACTTATACGCGTTGAAAGCCGGCAAGCAAGCGGCGGCGCAACTCGTTGCGGAAATAGACGAATCGCTCAAGAGACGCGGGTTCGACGACGGCGTTCGGCGAATACTCCAGCAAGCGATCAGAGAAGATTTGATGTATTACGAAGACGGTCCCCTTGACCGAAGACGGATACTCGGTAGTTCCAGCGAAGACGCGTTGCATCAATCAATAAACGAAGCCGCCATCGACGCCGAGATAGCCCAACGAATCAGCGCGGGAACGCCCAATCCCGACAGAGATCAGGTAATAAACGATTTGATAGCGCAAGGAAGGGTGATTCCGCTCGGCAGTCGACCGGATCCCGGTCGACCAGTAACGGGGCCACTGTCGCAACACAATCGACTTTCGGGACAGAACAGGTTGACGGAAAAGCAAATAGTGCTGGCGCAGAATTTCGTCGGCGACGCCTACGCCATGTCCTCGGCGATCGAGTTGGACGCCGAATTCAACACGGCCATTGCGCAACCCGATGCCCCGGAAAGAGTAAAACAATTTATCGCCGCTTACAGAGCAGTCGACCCGAACTTTACCGATAACGATTTTTACGACATCATAGAATTGATGGCCGGAAGAGAAGCCAGATACAGGTTGCAACATCCGAATCGGCCGAGTCCACCTCGGGCATCGGCCGCGCCGAATAGAAATTTGATCGGTGCGCCACCCGCTCAAGCGCGACAGGCATCCCCGCCCCAGGCACCCCCTGCGCTGGGCGGAGGATTGGGTCCGGGCGGAACTCCGCCGCCACCCGGTGGTGGTGGTGGTGGTGGTGGTGGTGGTGGTGGTGGTGTTACGCCGTCGCCTGGAGGAGGCACGCCGTCGCCTGGTACGCCGTCGCCTGGTACGCCGTCGCCCGGAGGAGGCACGCCGTCGCCTGGTACGCCGTCGCCTGGGGGCGGTACGCCGTCGCCTGGTACGCCCGCCAAAAAACCTCGCAAAAAAAGAACGCCGAAACCCAAGCCGGGCGCGCAAACTCCCCCCGCTTCGCCGACACCTGGCGGGCAAACTCCCCCCGCTTCGCCGACACCTGGCGGGCAAACTCCCCCCGCTTCGCCGACACCTGGCGCTACGCCGGCGACCCCTAATCAGTCGCCGCTGCCTCAAGGCGGATCACCCGTTCCGAGACCCAGACCCACGACTCAACGCCCGCCGCAGGCGAAGAGAACCGGTCCGAAACCTTCCTCAAAGGCGGATACAACTACGGTGCAGAAAGCCGGAGCCTTGTCTGCCGATATAGTACAAACGATAGCGGTCGGCGACCCGAACGATTCGCAGTGGTTGCAGAAATCTCTCGACTCGTTGGACTCCGACGATCAAGCCGCCTCGGATCATAGGGCAAGGGCCGTTCAGAAAGTCGATCGAGCGTTGGACGATGTTGTCGCGTGGGCGAACGGTCGGCTGCTGCCGAAACCGGTCGGAATCCATCCCCATTACCCCATACAAATAGTTGCCGGTCCGGACGACAACCCGGCCGTGCGAGAGCTTAGACAGTCGACCGGTCCAAAAGACTTGTTGGACAGAATGGATCGACTCGGATACATCGTTCTCGATACCGAAACGGCGGGTCCCGACCTCGAGATTCACGGCGGAGCAATATTCCATTTCTACGCCAAAAAAAGAAATCCGGACGGCACCGTCGAGGAGCTTGATCTCTACATCAAACCGACCGTCACTCCGGCGATGCCAGTCGATCGCTATCCGGACGCTTTCGAAACCCTTCCCGACGGAACGAGGATAGCGCGACTCTCCGAGGAGTTGACGAGCGGTCCCCAAAAAATGCTCGACAGAGCCGAATACGACAGAGCCGTAAGCCAGGGAATCGACAGAACCGAAGCGGCGGCGAGAATAGCCGCGTTTTTGAATCCCGATATGCCGGTCGTGACGATGAACGGAAACAACTTCGATCTTCCGTTGCTGGACGAAATGCTCGACGAAGGCAGGGCGGCCGGAACCGTCGACAACGACTTCGGGCTTATCGATCTAGCCAGCGTCGACTTGTTGGCGATAGGTCACAACCTTCTTCGGGGTCGCCACGAACGTCACGATAGAAATCGCAAAGTTGCCGACTTGGCGAGACGTCTATATAACGGGGATAAGATCCCGAGCGGACCAGAACTAATCGGTCCGTGGATGACTTCCAAAATAGGATCTCCAAAAGGAAGCGTGGAAGGTTACAATCCCGCGACTGCGGATATAAAAGAATTTTGGTCGGAAGACGGAGTCAAACACTTCGTAGAAACCCTTCCGGACGGGACGAAAATCAAGGGCGAGGCCATGACGATGCTCAAGACGAACAACAAATTGGACGCTCTCGCCAACTACGCGGGAGTCCGCGCCCGCGCGACGCACGACGCCAAGGTGGACGTGGGCAAAACCGAAGAAACGATGAGAGCACTTCTCGAGCAAGGCGAAATACAAGGAATGAGCAAATACGCCTTCGATCACGAGGCGGCCGCCAAGGCCCAGGAGGCGCTCGGAATGGGCCCACCGCAGGGAGGAACCCTAGACAGGAAACGTCCGGGAGACGTAAGAAAAGCCAAGGGGACGGCGCAGAGACTCGCCGGTGGTCCGGGAACGAGATCGTCCCGGACGGACACCGATCTCGACTTGGAACAAGACGAAAGAGTCGACGCGTTCGCTCCGTGGCCGGATGCCGCCTCGCGGACGGGAATGTCGGCTAACCCCAATCTCCAGGTCATCGAACCGCAAGACGGAATGACCTCCGCGGAGAAAAATGAAATGACTACGTTGCTGGAAAAGCTCGAGGGATTGGATCAAATCAAGCAAGTAAGAAAAGCGACGAACCTCACCCCGGAGGAGAGACAACGACTAAAAATTCTCCTGACCAAAGCCGCGGACGCCTACAAAAAAGCGAAAACTCGCATCAGTGATTCGCAAGGAGATTTGACCGATGACGAAGGAATCCGAGCTTGGTTGGCCCAACTTGCGAAAATGGAAAAATTCATGAAGGAAAATCCGGATTTGTACAGCGAGGAGGCGATACAGCTGATGGTCGACGGCGTCATCAACGGGGCGGGAAACCTAACCCCGGAATCGCTCGTGGCGATGGAAAGACGCGTGAACGATTTGATTACGAAGCTCGGATATCAGGGAGAATTTTTTCAAGATATGGTCGCGGCTCATTTGTCCGTCGCGCTCGACAGGGCCGTGCGGGAAATGCGTCGCCGAAACCCGTCGCTTAGCGCGAACGAAATCCGCGAACTTCTAGGCATGGATCCCGACGATACTCCGTTGGTTGTGGCCATACTCGGCGACTCTGGGGCGATGCGATCGGCGCGAAGAATCGCCGGAACACGCAGAATCGACGATATCGCTCCAGACTCGGGGGCGATGCGATCGACGCCGGTAGTCGCCAGAAACCCCGACTCCTCCAGAAAGACGGCGGAAAAGACGGCGTCGATCCTGGGGAGAGCCGAATCCGTCGGGGTGGATATCGACAGACAAGAAAGAGAAGTAGTCCCCCGAATGGCTCAGAATAGAAAAAATGAGATTTTGAATCCTCAAATACTGGAAAGAAACAAACAAGACATCATCCAGGGACAAAATTTGCCGGATCACGTTGACAAATTCGTCGATCGTGCGGTCGGCGAGGGGAAAACCGATTTAGAAATACTCCAAGATCCTATTTTGAAAAGCGCAAATTCCAAGGATAGCTACGGCAAGCGTTTGGGGTTGGCTAGGCGAATAGCTATCGCCCGCGGCGACGAGAAACTCGTCGAACAAATAGACGAGTTCGTGGACGAGTTGCAGCGTTTCACGCCCGAACAGTACAACTCGGCGCTAGAGGAGGCCGTCGAAAAATTCAATAGCCCGTTCGACGAGCGACCGGTAGTCCTCGTACAAAGCCCGCTGGAAATAGTTTCCTCCGGCAGATATCGGACCGTTCACGACGGGATGTCTTCGCAGAACAACGAGAACCCCATGACCCGCGGAACGAACGTCCCGGAATTACGGAGGACAGCCGAGTCGATGACTTTGAACATTCCCTTCGAGGACGACGAACAAATCAGGTCGCTCAGACCCGCGTCGGCGATGGTGGCGCAAAGAACATCCAGCGAGGCCAGAAACGCGAAACTGCGCGAAATTTACGGCGACGACGTGGAGATCATGCACGACGGCCCCTCGATCGGGAAAGAAGCAAACTTGGAAATCACGGAGGGAACCAGCGCAGAACAAAAAGGGCAAGGGCGGCAGTACGGATTCAGCTCCATCATTCTCCGCCCCGAAACGGCGAACAGAACGCTCGCCGTCGACGGGGACGTGATAAGCGATCAGGGCGAATCTGGCGGCAGAATCTCCGCCGCTGGCGCAAGACTGACGAATCTTTCCCGAAAAGGCGAAATCGCCTCGCTGTTCTTCGATCCGCTGGCGCTACTGTTCGAGGAGAGAACCGGAAGAAGGGACACCGTCGCCAGCGTAAGAAACAGTCAAAACAAAAGATACGTAGAGGGTATGGTTCTTGGGTCTTTCGAGGTTTCCGACATCGAATCGGTGGTGGCTAATCCGTTATACCTTCGCGGATCCGGCAAAATTTGGGATTTCGATAAGAAAAAAACGAACTTGGTCGGAGTTACTCCGCAGGCTAGTTTCACGAACCTAATCGCCGCCGCCAGACAGCGCGAAGACCTGGTTGACCGGTACGGAATAGACGTGGTGATCGATTCGCCGTATCTGCCGTTGGACGAGGTCGAACCGTTCAACGCCCAAATGACCGAAACCTGGGTGGGCAGAAAAATCGCAAACGGGGATTGGACAGGGGTCACGAAGTCGGATCTCATAAAAAACAGACGAACCACCCCGTACGAAGCGTTGTTGAGATATCGAAAAGTGTTGGCGGAACGAGAGGGAACAATGGGGCTTCCGATTTTTGATCACCCCGACAACGACTTCAGGGACGAACCAGGACAAGTCAAAAATTTCGTCTCCATGATTGACGAAGAGTTGGCGAGAATCGGCGGGTTTGGCGGGGTTTCGGATTCGGGAGCGATGCGAAGCGCACGGGTAAAGATGCTCATTCAAAGAATAAAAATGGGACAAATGAGCGTAGGTGAAGCGGCCGAGCAACTGGGCGTATCGCCGTCGACCATTTACGCGTTGATGAGGAAGCCCGCCGAAGCGGTCGGGAGGTGACGAAATGATTGAATCCGCCACGCAAAGATTCATTTCGGCGATGGGCGAAATCGACGCGACCAGAATGGAATCCAAGAAAAAGTCTCTCGGTCGGGACATGAATCCGTACACCGCCAGGGACGCCGATTTGGACAGATTGGTCCTCGAGGGAATAGCACGCGTAAACATGGGTAGGGGCATCCCCGATCCGACGCCGTTCGGAAACGTCGGAGCGATGACGCGGAATCAACCCCCCCCGGCGAGACCCGAGAACAGATTGCGCAGGGCGGTCAGGCGTTCCATGCGCGACACCCCGAAGAGGGTCGCGAGGGGAACCAGCTCATTGCGACGATACCTCGAGTCGAGCGACGGCGTCTCGGGGAGGATGGCCTCGGAAAGACCGATCGATCAAATTTTCCAGAATTTCAAAAGGGTGTCCATCGACGAGATACGAAGCGGCGTAAATTCAGTCGTCGGGAAAGTCGATTCAGTCATGGGGCAACGACCGAGAACGATCGGCGAAATATTGAGAAATCTGAAAAGTTTGGAAAATCTCATCAACGGAATGAATCCGGACGGATCGCCGACCCCGAACGGAGAGAATAGGAATTTTCGTTTGCTTCCCCTTTTTTTCATGGCGTCCACACAGAATGCTCTTAGGGAAGCGATGGGAGATAGATTCGACGGAGAAAAAACGATTCCGTCGAAGCACGACATCGGCGTGTACTACGCGACGGCGTACTCGATGCTGGAGAATCCGGAGGCTTTTCGGGACGTCGATTTCATAATTCAGCCGATGTCCATGCCCGACATCTTCGGTCATCCGGGCGCAGAAGGATCAGTTTCGATGGTTCCGTCGTATTACTCCTTCCACGCGCGGCCGCCGAAAAGCAGCGTTAGGCGTGAAAGGGGCGGCGGGTTCGATACCTCCGGAGTAGCCGACACCTACGTGGCGTTCTCGCCGGTCAAGGACTATAGCGAAGGTCTAATGATAAACGTGACCCATAATCCAAGGATCGTCGGCGGTCGACTGCCGGTGCTCATGAGATTGGCGATGTACGGAGAAGAAGGGGACAAAGAAACGGTCGTCAAGGGTTTCATTGTGCCGAAGTCGCAAACCGGAAAACGATCCGTTACCGAGAAGTTTCAGGAGACGGAATTCGTGCACGAACGGCGGACCGGCGAAAGGGCGACGTTTCAGAGACTTTTGAAGGAAGCCAACGATTTCATGGATGCCTATTCGGAAGAAATTTCTCCGTCGTTCGTTGTGGAGACGACGGGACTTGACATAGTGCTTTCGCTGATCGAAGAGGCTCAACGAATTTTCAAAAAAGCGAACGACGCGTTGGCCGAAGATCCATCCGTTTCGCCGTCAATGGTGGAAGCCATGCGCGACGAGGGCAAGCGGCTTATTGATCTGGCCGACATGACGGCCTCCATGGCTTTGGCTTTTCACGAATTCGGTCACTTTTTTGACAAAGTTGGCGACTACAAAAATAGTCCCGCCTACCCGGAGGCGTCCGATACGGGGGGTAGGGGTTTGAATACCGCGTACGAGTACAGAAGGGATCTGGCGATACTCGAATCGCTGAAAAAGGGAGAACCTTCGCCGTATCTTGAATCCGTCGCCGAAGAGCTTATGCACGGCAAAGTGAAGAACATTTTGAAAAACTTTTTGACCACGTACGTCGATATGACGGCCGCCCTAACGGCAATGGAGAGATTGTCGCTGGTCAGATCCTCCCTGAATCCGTTGATCGGCGACGTGGCGAAATTGGTAAACGACAACGACGGTTTAGCCGGCTGGGCCTGGGTGAAAATGGTAGTGACCGGACAAACCAAAACGGTCGAAGACGCGGTTTCTACGATCAAAATGGCGGGGCTCGTCAAAGTAAACCCGGATAATTCGCCCTCCAGGGTCGAAGCGGAGGCAAGGCGAATCATAGGGGAATTGCGAAAAATATTCAGCTACGGGGCGGCCCGTGGCGTCGCTTGGGATATGCGCTCGCGCGCGTCGCGCCTGTTGACCCCCTCGGCTTTTGCCGCGCAAGCTATGGATAACGAAAATTTTAATTCCCTTTTGGCCAAGGCGGACGATCGGCAAAGAGCGATGATGCTCGCAGTGATGGCGGACGCCCTGGTTCGCGGCTACGACAACCAACTAAAAACATCCATAGAAGCCACGAAAGAGCGAATCATCGAAAACGAAAGGTTGTTCAAGGGTGAAGGAGAGGTGCCCGATAAATACATGGGACTAAGAAGAAACGCGTGGCTTTCGGAGTGGCTGTCCGGGCAGTCGTTCAACGTCGACGGGTATGCGACGGGCTGGAGTAGTCTCATGTCCGAATTGATTTCATCCAATCCCGACGTCGTCGTTGAGTTTCTGGAACTATTCGGCAGAAAGAACGCGATAGACGGTTGGTTTGACGCCGACGGCTCCTTCAGTAAAAAAGAATTCGTCAAAAGGGAAATAACAAGAAAACACGTAGACCAACCCAGTTCGTATAGTCCGATTCTTCACGCCATAAATAACGCCGTAAACGGCAGGGGTTATTCCGGATGGAAGGATCTGACCGACGACGAATCGGCGACTTTGGCCGCCGTGATCGGGAAAATAACTCAGTATGCGGATCAAACGGATTACGACATGGCGAATCCGAGACCCAAGCACGTTCAGGTCTCAAACGCCGAAACTTACGCGGAACTCAACGCCATCCTAAGCCTGAATATTCTTTCCTTCCTGAATGGGTTGACGCAAAGAGAGAGGGACATCGCCCTAAAATTGCGTTCGCAGATGATGTCAAGAGTAAACGAAATGCGAGGACGAATGTTGCGTAATTCCAGGCGATTGCGAACCCCCGAGGAACAAATGCGAACCCCCAAGGAGCAAAGATGACCGAAACGAACGAAATGCCCCCGAAAGAAGAGATTGATCCGCTCAAGCAGAGGGAGATGGACGTCGCCGACGACATGTTCGGTTTTGGCAGAAAGAGCGCTAAAAAGGTTTTCCTTTCACTATTGACGGACAAAATGATGGAAAATGGAGTAAAGCCGGAATTAGCGAAGGACGTGGTGCTCTCGTTGTTGCCGGATTTGACCGAAATCGAAAAAGCCATCAGCGAAAATATAAGCTTTGCCGATCTGGCGAAAAGATACGAAAATTTCATGGATGGGGAATTGAGGGAAAATGAATGAGTTCTTGAACTCAAAAGCCGATCCGCTCGGAGGTCTTTTGCCCCAGGAGGTCGTAACCGGCGACGTCATGCGCGGATACGGTCCCAGAAGGGGAAATCTGGAGAGATTGCTTCGCTACTGGAGACCGATCATGAAGAAGCCCGGCGGATTCAGGAGGTGCAGGGTCATTCTCGCCGATCATCCCGAGCTGTATCCGCTCAACAACATATGCGCCTGGTTGCATCACGAAACGACCGGATTATGGCCGAACGAAGGCTGTCACCACCCGGGCATGAAAAACTGCAGAAGAAAACTGCGCGGCGTCGTCAACGGATCGATCTGGAGCGACTCGGATTTCAACGACAGGCTCAAGAAAATTACGAGGAGAAGGGGAAAGAAGGATCTCAGATCCAGTGGCGGTATCGACGCGGCCCAGACCTACGATCCGTTCGTGCCGGTCATAACGGACGACGACTGGAATCACGCCTGGGTGGTTTTGGACGACTTCGTAAAGATGGAACCGACCTTCGTCGCGTACGTTTGCTCGGACGATAACTGGGAGATGTTCGATTCGGATGTCTGACGCTATGGGCAACGACGACTGTTGCGGGAGTAGAACTCTCGTCAAGAGGACAATTTCGCCGGCGCTCGCCGTCATGCGAACAAACGTATACGACGTGCCGCTGTATTTTTTTCGCAATAGACAGAAAACCGTGGACTACAAGTGTCTGATGACGAAATCCATATCCGAGAGAAGGACGACGAGTCATCAAATCAGCGTCAAGTCGGGGATAATTTCGTCGGACGACCCGGTCTCCAGGGCGGTTCAAACCGTGGGCGGAATTTTGATTCCGGGGAATATGTCCAGGATCAGGAGGCCTTTCAGATCCACCATCGGTTCGGCCGTGGTTACGGGACCACGGGGTCTGATTCCGTCCACGGTTTCCAGACTTTCGCCGGGAATGATCCCGAAACCGGACAGGGGATTTAGGTGTCCGGAGGGTTTTCAATTCGGGGGACAATTCACGGACAAGTACTACTCGACGTGCGGGAAAAAACTCTTTCAGCTAGCCCTGACCGTGGGAGCGAATTTCGACAGATACGTAAAGCTGTCCTCCGCGGGCGCCCTGAGAAAATTCAGGATAAACGGATTCGAATTGTCTCCCATCTCCAGGGAGAGACAAATATCGGCATCGGATCAAATCTCGACCATTCGGAATCCCCAAATTGATATACCCGAAGTCGGCTCGTATAGCGTGTCCAAATTCAGGGAAGCATTGCAATCCGTCGTGAAGGATATGACGGACAGGGGAGAGTCCTTGTCCCGCCTGGTGAGAAGGGACGGGTTGGTCCTGGAACCGCTCGTATCCGCCAAAGTCCTGAGGACGGTTCCGGACAACAAAAGCATGGAGGAATCCGCCTACGTGACGTTCGCTAAAAATCCCGCATACATAGGCGGAGACGAAATGTGGATGTTCTCCAACAGCGGAGTGAATTCGCTCGTTTACGTACTCCCCAACGGCGGAACCCTGACACTAAGAAAGAAAAGGAATCTATCGAACGGGGAACGAAGGAAGCTCGGGAGAACGATATCCGACGCCAGGAAAATGACCCTGTCCGACAATCCAGCGATCAGGTTGGAACACGTTTCCTCGGAAATGGACGGACCGATAGCGTACGAACAAAATTTTAGCGACATAGATTTTCCCAACGATATGGTGATCGTGTTCGACGCGAAGACCAAAAAACAACGCCAGGTTCGCAAATGGCACAGGGACGCATATCTTCTGGATCCGAAAAAGAGAGTGATCTCCGAAAGGTCTACGCAGATAGAGGACGTCGCCGGGATGCAGGACGATCTCGGCGAGGCCGTTTCCATGCTGAACGACGGAGGGCAAATCGGAAACATAAGTCCGGAAATACGGATACCGGCTATGGAAAGATCCGGGGTTTTTAGAGCCAGGCGCGCCGGCGACCGCGCCACGGAGTATTACAACGGTCGGCAAAAACTCGTCGCCATGAGTTCCAGGGTCGAATTCGAGCACATCGGAGCAATGACGACCGCAGAAATACAGTCGCAATTGGGGGCGGTCGCTCCGTACGTTTGGTTCGCCGGATCGGGGATAAGAAGACCCTACATATATTCGATGCCCGACGGCGACAAGAACGCAACCAGAACCTCGAGGGTAAGCGACGAAAGTTTCGCAAACGCGGAAGATATGACTCGACTGATGATCGCCGACATCCTCACCGATTCTCTGTCGAGAAATCCTTCGCTGATATACACCTCGCAGTTCGACGGAAAAAACAGGACCTATTCGGCGCCTCTTTCGCTGTCGGCGATGTCGGGAATGAACAGGAAGGAAAAAGAGAAGAGAATATCCGAGACTTCCGCGGAGGTAATGCGCGATCTTCGGGTCTCCATATATTCGGATTACTTCCGTTCGTTGAGGGCAGCTCAAAGAAAAAGATCCCTGTCGTTGCTGGAGGAACTCCTAGAGAGAGCTAAAATGTTCTCGTTCGCCGATTTTGCGAGAAGAATGGCCATAGACGGAAAAATGTCGGAAGCCGAACGCATTCATCTCGAATCGGTGAAAAGACTCTACGAAAATAGGGTTCAACATCTGTACTCGGGCATAAAGACGATCAGGGAGATAATCGGTGAATAACGATCTCGTTTTCGCCCCGATTCGCGACGTCTATACGGATCTGATATTTTCCGTGCTGCTGAGCGACGGAATAAAGTGCAAGGCGATAGGAAACATGAACCAGGGCGACGACTGGGCGCGTTGGGCGAACGGGTCGGGCCTGAGTAGTTCGCTAATACTGGATTCGCTCGACTACACGTTACGAGCCGACGAGTTCTCTCCCCTAACGGAGTCGTCCCTGATCTCCGTCAAGTCGATCCTCACGGCGGACGCATACGACGCGCTTTCCGTTTCGCTGGATGGCATTTCCATCAAGTCTCAACCCGACGACGACGAATCGCAAGCCGACGAGGATCTCCCGGAGCCCGAACAGGAGCCCGTTTCCGCCATATCGGTGATCGAGGTGGGGATGTCGTTGTTCGACGCCCAATTCAAGAAATTGGCGGTCGACTACAAGGCGAATTATCAGAATACGAAGATAGACGTGTCCTCCTTGGCGCTGAGCGTAAAAGCCACCAAGTCCGTGTGGGCAAATAAAGCGGACGGCGTCGCTTGGAAATCATTGGTCAGCAACTCCTACTCCGACGATCCTGGCAAATTGATTTACGGAAAGATGTACGGGCGCGGTCTATCGCGGCGTTTCGCCATGTCCGTAAAAGCGGTTTCCAACATGGATCCGCGAACGGCGAGGGACGCCGATTCGGACAGATTGGTCCTCGAGGGCATTCCCACAGTGAACTTGGGTAGGGGGGTTCCCGATCCGACCCCGTTCGGTGCAGCGAGGCTCGCCAGAAGAACCAGAAAAAACCGAGATTACGCCGTAGCCGACGGTAAAAACAGAAAGCGAAGAATGGAGTCCCGTTTCTCCGCCGAAATCAGGACGGGCGGATTGGATTCAACAGCCGTCGGAGGGCGCGATTACTTAAAAGACGACGAATCCGATTCCGGAAAAACGACGTTGAACAGAAGAATGAATCGCAGAACCGCGGGAAGCTCGACGAGCGCGACCGCGAGAGGAACGAGCGCTTCGTTCGATTCGGGCAATCCGGCCCAGTCGGCGACGCGCTCAACTAGAGGAAGGTTTCCGAAGACTTCCAGGATCATTCAAAAAATAAGGAACAATCCTCCGGTGAGGAGATTGTCGGAAAACGTTTTCGGGGATCGCAAGATTTCGGGAAAGAAGCCGAGACTCGACAAAAGGACGATGGCCAATCGATCGACCGGGTGGCTGAATAAACTTTCCGAGAGAATAGCCTCCGCCAGTCCCCCGAAAATGGACACCGGTTCGCCGATAAGGGAAAATAGAAGAAGAAAATCGCCCTTCGCCGGCGAGAGCGACACCGGTCGGATGAGGCGCGTCGTCTACAGCCAGACGACACCGATGAGGAGTTTGTTCGGATTGAGAAACTCAATGGACGACGATTCCGCCAACAGAAAGAATCTCTCCGAATATACGCCGACCGAAAGGGCGCTGATACTCGGAGAGGCGAAAAAGGTCAGAAGCGACCTTCTCTCGCAATGGAGATCGCGTTTGGGTCTATCCGAAGACGCCGACGTACTCGAAGACGGAATTTTGACCTATATCCAGGATCAGGAAGCACGTGGAAAAAACGTCTATCCGCTCCAGGTTCAGGCACATAATTTGCTGATCCTCGACGAAATGCTCTGGGATGCGGAAACGAAACCCGACAAGAACATGGACAACATGTGGTGGAACCTCAAGGAAAACGCTAGAGCCAGAATAGTTTCCGATTCTGGCGTTCTCGTTCCTAGCGCCCAAAAACAGGGGGACAACGATCTTTCCAGGCCACCGGCTCGTCCGGTAAAAACCCCGATAACCGCTCCTCCTCCGAAGAGCGCCGACGAAATCGTCAAAACTCAGGTCGCGGCAAACGACAATCCCTGGAAGATGGATAAAAATACGAGAGATCAGGTCATGTCGGATCTGGGCGAATGGTTGAAAAACTCTCCGGAATTCCTAACGTTTAGCGATAGGTTCGGCGAAAACGAAACCGAGTGGGACGAATTCAGCCCGTCGGAACAATCCGCGTTGAAGAGGGAAATGGGATACCGCGAGAATGAATTGGTCAACACCATAAACGAAATAATGACGCCGACGTCTGCGAACCAAAAGGATTACCGAATCAACGGCAGAATCACCCCGGAATCGTTGAGAAACATGACGAACGATTCCTACGTTTCCCTCAATCCCGGCGGCGCAAATCTCTACCCAGACATCAGATCCCTGATCGCCATCATGGATCTTCTGGGGGCTCCGAACTGGGACGTAAAAACCCAGAAAGAAGCGTGGAAGGCGATCGGAAACAGAAACAGGAATGTCGTGTCGAAGCGCGCCGACATACTCCGGAGAGATTTGAGACGCGGGGGTAGGTACGGCGGCGTCGTCGGAGAGCGAACGCAGGTTACGCCTAAATCCAGGGCGACGGAGACCGAAAAGCCGGTAGAGCGGCCGGTCGAGCCGGTCACGACCGAACCGACGCAAACCCAGAATCCGTCGGTTCGAGCGACGCAGTCGCGTCCGTCCATCAACCTGCCCAGAACCGCTAGAGGGGGCGCCGTAAAAACGGTGACGCTCGTCGACGAGGACGGGAAAGAAATCGTCAAAGAGGTTTCCGCATTCGGGGATCCCTTCCAATACGACCACGAAGATCAGTACGTTGACCGAAACGGAACTCTTTATTTATACGAAAGGCAGAGCAAGCTCTACAGAAATCCCGTCACGGGTGAATATCTCGAGAACTATTCGGATCCGGGCATGGAAGTTGACGTCGGCATAGATTCCGAACTAGAGCATCCACCGGTAAACCAGAGGGTACAAAAGTCGGCGAAAGTCGGGAATGTCGTCTCCTACCCGCAACAAAACGTCGGTGGCAAGCAGCAAAAACCCAGGTTCTTCAGTAAAATTTCGAATCTCAGGCTAGCCAGGGACGGGGGGAAAAATTCCGACAAACTAAGCCATTTCCAGGTTTTCGCGACGGCTCTCGGAATTTCCGAATCGGAACTGTTGGAGAGACTCGGCATGACGGCGGATAGTGGCGGAAAGGTCTTTTATCTTGCGCCTGGCGTTTTGGAAGGTCTGAGCCCGGACACGGCGAGACAAGCCTACGAAATTATGTTGATGCTAGACGACGAATACATGACGGACGATATGAAAATCGAGGAGTTGACGACCCTCGACGTAATAGACGCAAGCGAGTTGTTCGCCGACGGTCGTCGGGCGACGGCGGCCGAGGTGTACGCCTACTACGTCGATCCAGACTTGTTGGATTTGGGTTATTCTGCGGATCCGGGGATTTACGGTCTTGCTCCCGGAACGGCCAAAGAACGAGTTCTGGCCCACTACATCTCGGGTTCTCTCCTTCTCCCGAGAGACAAAGATCCAAGCTACGGCGACTCCAACTTCGCGGTGGCGATGCCGGACGGTTCAAAATTGGTCATAGGTCACGACGTCGGTTCTAGAGGCAGCGCGCGAGCCATTCAGTATCCGAAATACCTGAACATGGATCTGACGACGAGGCAAATCGTGGTTCCTTTCGATTTATTCCTCGAAGGACAGAGTCGCTTCGTCAACCGATACAACCAAATCGGGGTTCCGCTCATTCCGGGTATTCCCGACATCGGAGACGTAAGACTGAGCGTTCCGAAATTGGTCGCCGTTAGGTATCATCCTGCCGGCGTCGCCAGACAGAGGGGCTCGTATTGGAAGGGATCCCCGAACGACGAGCCGATGCGCGTCCTGGCCAGGAAGGTGAATAAGGCGATATTAGACGACACGGATTCGGATTGGTTTGAGGCCATAAGAGACGCGGTGAGGAAGTACAACCAAGCGTCCAACCAAATGCAAACGGCTCTAGCCGAATGGAGAAAAATCAGGGGTAATCGCAGCAGGGTAAAGGGACCGAAACGCTCATTCATCATGGAACAGGAAAAATTGGAGGCGATCGGAAAAATAATCACCGAAATACTGGCTCCGAACGCGCATAAAGCCCTCAATAGGGTGCGCGGGACCAAGTCCGCTACCGCGAAAACGAGGAACCAGGTTCAACGGATGAGGTTCAACAGGTCGTCGAGCGCCGGAGCGAAGAACTCGCCAGATCTGGAAGAACGACAACTTTATCCGACTCACGACGAAGCCGGAAATATTATCGTAAGGAGTCCGGAGACGTTGATCGAGTTGTCGAAACTCAACCACACCGAGGGATTTTTGCCCATGATCAAGCTCGACGTAAAACCAGATAGCGATTACGAGATTTCTCAACTAACCGAAGATCAAATTAGGAGCCTGGCCAGCATAAGGCTCGCCGAGGAAACGTTGATTGATCCGAGCGACCCGGATTTCGAACTATCGGAAGAATTGAAAATAGAGAGCTCCTCTGAACAGAACGAGGAGAGAGTGGCGAGGGCATCGGCCAGAAAAAAAATGTCGCAAAAGGTGGCACTGGATCTCGCCGGCTACACCTACAAACCCGTCGCGGCGACTCAGGTTGAATTCATGGAGTTGCTTGCTGACGCCGACGAACTTGACCCCGTACCAGAGGATAAATTGCCGACGAATTATCCCTTAGACGCAGACTGGACCGTGCTGCCGATAGTGAGGGGAATAAATCACAAAATAGACGTTAGAAAACCAATTAGAGAAAAATTATTTAAATGGTTTTTCGGCGGAAACAAATTTACCGACGAGGCGGCGAAGGAACTTATTGACGGTCCTTATTTCGTTCCCTCCGGCTACAACGGCGCCGTCGGCGGCGAAGGTTTGAACTTTTATCACGCCAGCGGTGGCGGCTCCGGTGGCTACACTGGCGGGAAAAACGACAAAGTCATGATGGCCGTGATGCCGAACGCGAGAATTTTCCACCGCGGTTTGTTGAAGTATCTTGCGACGCAAATGACCGTGCTACACCAAATGGTGTCAGCGGCGATCTACTCGGACTCCGGCGTTGAGAGAGAATTACCGATAGACGAAGACGCCTGGAACTCGAAAAACTTCGATTTCGCAGATAATCCGAAGATCTACTCGCATTTCTACTCGCCGTACGGGGGGGCTTACCAAAACTACGAAGTCAGGTACATCGACGACGACGGAAGCATCGCGCAATATACCGTCTCGGGCTCTCAGGGTTTCGGCGATTCCCTGGATATATCGAACGTTCAGGCACAAGAACAAGAACCCGTTCCGAAGAAACCGAACCAAGAAGACACAAGAACGCTCTCCGAGCAGAGATACGATATTTTCAGAAACCTGTGGTTCGGTATTTTCGGGGAAGAACCTTCGGAGAAATACAGGGGCCTCGACTCGAGCGACGCCAAAACCATGAACGAACTACTGGAAGAAATAATGAAGAAACTCGTCACGGTCGTTCCGGCCCAAGCCCAGGAAAGACGAAAAAGGGGCGATAGTTTGACGCCGAAGTCGAGGCGCACGGGGATTGCTGACGACGCCCCAAATAGAAGTTTTCCGATTGATCCGAGATTTTTTGACATTGACTTCGTAGCGGAGACGAGCTTCAATGCCGACTATTACCTAAGTCCGGAAGAGCTTCGCGAATATTCAATTGCGGAATGGGCGAAGAGAACCAGGGCGCAGATGCTGTCGTGGTTCATTCAGGCGGAGATAGCCAAGGGTGCCGAAATAGCAAAAGCCAGATTGGCTGGCAAAATCCCGTGGAACGAAGAAATAAGGAAGTATGTCGCCTTCCAGGAGGTGCTGCTAAGACTTGAGGACGAAGTCGTACTGGGAACGATAATAGGAGTCGACGGATACTGGAGCGACGACGACACGGATGAACTGCTCAAACTCACGGAAACACCGGCAATCTCCGAAAGGTCGATTGGGAGAATGTTTGTTCGGAACAATAAAATGATCTTTTCTCCCGTTTACCAAGGGAACTTGGGCGGGCAATTCATGCTTTTGAACAGAACCGCCGTCGTCGCCAACGACCGAACGTTATATCCGTCACAGGTCGGAGAATTTTTGCAGTCCCTGAGGAGCGCGTTCGGCAAGCCCGGTGGTCGAGAACGGTATGCGCCTACGGGGAACATGTTCAATAATTCAGTAAGGTCTACTTCCTGGTGGAAGAGGCTAGGATTGAAGGCGCCCTATGGCCGATCCTGATGAAAATAACCTGACCGCGGAAGAAATTTATTCCATGATCGCCGATTTTGCCGAACTTTCGGAATCGGCGAAATATCCTCCTTTTTCGGTTTCGCACGTACCGAACCAGTTGCTTGAGGCGTTGAACAGGGAGTTCGAGGACGTCGTGCTCCGCGGAAAGTCCTACGATTCTTTTGACAAAGTGAAGGAGGAATTCGCCGAGGGCATCTCCGAGGCCAGGGCTTGGTCCAAATTGTTCGATACTCCGAAGGACGCGGCCATCGAATACCTGAGGAGGAGTTACGAGAAATTGGGCAGGGATCCGAAGAGCACTCTCGCCATGGCGAGGGGAATGCACGAACGGCTCGGACGAACCTACGATTCCAATAAAATCATTCCACCTCTGGCGGAACATATGGGGTTTGGTCAATACGAATCGCAGGACGAATGATGTCCGACGACCCCAACTCGAAAAGACAAGTGGCGAAAATAGCCAGATACATGGGGTGCAGGGGGGTTCATTTATCCTCCGAAGGAAAATGGCTTCCGTGCGCGGATGCCGAAACCCTGAGAAGACTGAGCACCGCCGCCGAGGACGATTCGTGGATAAAAAAGTACGAGAAGTCGCTGTTCCTGCTTCCCGGCGGGATCGTGGCCGAAAAAACGGCTTACACCAAACCCAAATTGAGGGAGTCTATAAAGAACAGAATCATGGCGGGATCGCGCGGCGGAAAACCGGGTCAATGGTCGGCTAGAAAAGCCCAATTGGTGGCCATTGAATACCGTAAGGCCGGCGGCGGATACAGGGGGAAGAAAACAAAAAAACAAAGATCTCTCTCCAAGTGGACGAAGGAAAAATGGACCACGTCCGACGGCAAGCCGGCGATAAGAAAAGGAGGGACCAGACGGTATCTACCGTCCAAGGCGTGGCGCAAGCTGACGCCCGCACAGAAAAGAGCCACCAATCGCAAAAAAATAAGCGGCAGCAGGAAAGGTAGGCAGTTCGTCGCCAATACCGATGCCGCCGCGGAAGCCAGACGATCGGCGACTAAATCTCTGATTTCCCAAATGTCAACCAAATCAATCGTCGTACAGAATTTCTCCGAGCTCAACGGTCGCGGTTCCAAGAGAAAAAAGAGGGGGAGGCGCTGGGAAAAATTGCACGAAAGGGGTCCTTTCTCCGCCCTCGGAACGCCCGGTCTTGGGATCACCTCAAGCCCGGGAGTGATCTCGGCATCGCTGACCAAGAGGCTCTACGACGCTAGCGACGACGTCAAAAATTATCTGGATATCAAAAGACGTAGCTACTAACGCCACGGATACCGAGGAAAGAGTATCCTTATCGGTACGATAAGCGCGCCGCGCCGTCGATACACACGGAAGAAACGATGACCGAAGATCACGAACAAGGCGATTGTTGCCCGCTCTCGCCGGACGGGCATTCGCCCGAGGAAAAATCGTTTTCTTTCGGTCCGAGACAAGTCAGGCCCGACGAATTTGACGCATTTGTTGACAAGGAATCCGCTAGATCGAGGGCTCGACAACTCGGGTGCATAGGAATCAGGCAGTACAGTTCGACCGCCGGCGGTTTGATATGGATGCCCTGTAGTAACGAATCGGACTACAGAAGGGTGACCGGCAGAAGTCCCCTGGGAAGAAGGGAAAGAAGACGGATTCTTCGAAACGAAATTGAATCCGTCATGAAGAAAAAAGATCTGGGCCCGTCACTCGGAATGAGCGACGCAAGGGACATGAACCCCGCCACGGCCATAGACGCCGACCTGGACAGACTCGTACTCGAGGGAATACCGACGATCAACCTCGGTCGCGGGGTGCCGGATCCCACTCCGTTCGGAACGGAAATTCCGAAAATTCCGGAAACTCGAAGAGTGTTGGACGCGCCGGAAAAAATTGAGGCGAGAACGCCGGACGAACCCAGGAAGAAAAAACTGAAGCGGATACGCAAAATAATCGAACCCGTCGTCGCGCCAAAGGCGTCCCCTCTTTCGTCTGCGGCGAAAAAATTCGGAAAAATCAACTTTCAAAAAATAACGAAGAAAAAGAAACCGAAGAAGAAAAAACTCAACTATTCGACGGTTATCGGCAACATGGAGAAACTCCTGACGGATTTTCCCGTCGACTACTCCTTCGTTCCGAAACCGATCTCCGACGATGCGAGATCGAAGCTCGGCTTGACGGGGGCGGCGGGACTACCGGCCGAAAGAATAAGATCCGGCGCGGCGATCGCGGAAATTTCGGAACAATCCATAAACTCCATGAAAAATATTTTCCAAATGATCGGATCGCAGACCGGAAATCAATACGCGTCCTTGATTGATTCGCGAATAGCGAAGATGAATTCAGCCCAGAGACCCGTCGCCCCTCGGCCGCCGACCGGATCGGCGACCTTACTGGGCGCCATTCTCTCCGTTCAGCGTTCCAATAACGAGGAGTTCATCGGAACATACGGAGTTGGGGATTCCGATTTGTTCTCGGAGAATTACGTATCGTCCATGGAGAAACTCATATCGCAGGGATTTTTTCCGGAGACCGCGTCCTATCTGGTTTCCAATTTCAACGACATGGACGGAGGGCAGAGAAAAGCGGCGAACATGCTCGGCATGTCGGATCGCTCCCTCAGGAGACTGAGGCGGGCGGCCGAGAAATCGAACAAGGTCTTCGGGGTCGGTACGGAAACGATCGGCTTGGCGAAGGTGGACTCGGATCCTTTTGAGGTGGCGACCGCGGTCCTATTGGCGAGAAACTATCTTCTAGAGAACGCTCGCAAAAACGGCGTCGATTACGACATGTGGCGGGCCGTCAGCGAATTGACCGGGGCGAACAAGCAGGTCACGCGCCGAATGTTTTCCTCGATTTTTTCCGCGAACAGAGATTATCTCGGGGAGGTTTACGGGGACTCTCGAAACGTCTCCGAGTACGGTAACGGGCTACTGAGGCTCGCCAGCGGCGCGGCGGCGAACATGTCGGAGAACGACGCGACCGACCTGAACTCGATGATGAACGACAGCGATTCCGGGGCTATGGCCATATACATTCCCCCCTCGAATCGGAGACCGAGGGATATCAACCCCAAAGCATCCCTGATTTACCCGATGCACAAACGTCAATCCGGTAGTTGGAGCGAAATAGCCAAAGACGTTCAAAAAATTCTGCGAAAGATAAAGAAGAACTTTCGCCACGTGGGGGACGCAGAACCGAAGCGATTCTCGTCTCTGGAAAAAGACATCGGGCAGATCCTGTTGGAATTGTTGCCCTACAGTTTCACCGACTACGCGAGGGAGATAGCGATACTTCAGGCGATACTGAGGGATAGGGTCGAATTCAATCTTCTTCCCATCGGAGAAGTGGGGAGTAACATCGGAGGAAAATTCGTTCCGGACGTACAGAAACTCTCCGTGTTGGGGCAAAACGGATTGTTGGATTTGTTCGAACCGATCAATGCGGTCAACGCTAGAACGCCAGAAAGAGACCTCGTTCCGAAACCCCTAAGTCTCGTGAGGGCGATATCTCTTCTAACGGAGGCGCTCGATATCGCCTCCCGAGCCGCTTCCGAAATTCTCGCCACGACCGGCAGGGAGCGATTTTACGGTGACATCGGTTTGAGAACGAGACAGGAACTCGAAAGGCGAGACAAGTCAGCAGTCAATTTTCTAGTTTCCGACGCCTACCGCACCAGAGACTACGCCGAAGACGTGGATGGGTTCTCCCCGTATGAGCAACTCGTCATTTTCGGTCGAGGAATGAAGACGACAACGGACGACGTCGGGCAGATTCGCGATTACCTCAGCGATCGCCTGAGAAGATTGGAGAGAATCACCAATTTCGGTGGCACGATGGATGCCAGCAAAATAAACATGTTCGAAGCGACCGAGTCGGGGCTCGGCGACGAAATTATCGACGCAATCAGGGGCATAAACGAAGCTTGGTTCAACACTCTTCTCCCCTCCTACGTCAAACCGGTACCGGTGGCGGATCCGTCGACTCGAGAAATTCGCGAATTGTCCCCGGGGAGTACGGCGAGAAGGTACAGAACGGCGAAACAATTCTCCGACGCGCTGGCCGAGACGTTTGACTCGCTATACATGCGAAACGCTTCGCCGGATCTCCCGTCATCTCTTTTCGACCCGGAAGGCGAAACGATAGTCAAGGACAGATTCTTCGACGCCTACGAAGAACTTTTGCCGCTGATACTGGATCCCGAGAATCCGAGTCGCCCAGCGTTTACGTATTCGGAGATAGATGCGGCGATCCGGGAATCTTTCGCCGAACTATTGGATCGAAAGCCAAGAGGCGTCGCAGAGTTGATGAAGAATCTATTGAACGACGGTCTCATGGAGGACGTAAAGAGAAACTTAAGGAATAGGTTCGGCGGTTACGACGCGTCCTTGGGCGGAGATCCGCGGGTGACGGAAAAATTCAGGTTCGTAGACGCTCAATCGATCATACCTCGCCTGACCAGGGAGCGTTCGGCGAGAAGGCTCAGGAGGGCGACCGCCTCGGTTTCCGACGACGGAGATTCGGGAAGAATGGGCGGTTTTTCCGTTCCGAGACCCATCCAGTCGGCGACCGGCGGAACCCCCGGGGGAATCGGCTTTGATAAGAATTACGTGCGATCCGGTGATCTCGCCAACGAGATGCGTCAAATAGACGAAAACAGCAAAAGGTTTTGGGACATGGTCGACGACAAGGTGTCGTTACGGGTGGCGGCGCGCGGATTGGCTCTACTCGAAGACCTAAAAGATCCTCAAAAACTTAGATCACTCATCGACGACATTTCTTCCCTTGCCCCGACGATCAACGGCCAGAGACTGGAGCCCTATTCGAATAACGATGCCATCGCCATAGTGAAGGGGATGAAGGATTTATTCGATAGAAACGAATTGTCGGATATTGCGAATAATTCGGTTACCTACGATCCGGACAGACCGTGGACGGCGAACGTGATGACCTTCCTGATGGGCAGGCAAACGGGGAAAAATCCGCTACCGAAACAGTTTTTCGGGGCGCACCCCGACAAGCTCAGAGACTTGAGATTCGCGCCCCTTTATTACGACAACAACATGAGAACCCTGAGACCGTTCATGGAGTCTCTAGGAATCGGATCCGACGGAGAGATGATCAAATTCGCAATGACGGGAAGACCGATTACCGGGAGTAGAAAGCACACGAGTCCGAAGAACAAGGACAATCAGGAAGCCAATTACGTGGGAGACGTGATGGCGATGTTCGTAGAGGGTCCGGAATCTTTGTCGAGGTACTCGGGCGGCGACAACGAGAACGATCCGAGAAGAAACTCCGACGTTGGCATAGGTCAGGCTTTCGAATACGCGTATCAGGTTTATCTGCGCGATCCGAGAAGAAAAATGAACGGTTCCCCGCTTTTGACGGTGGTCGGCGATCCCGCTAGAGAATTCGCGGTGAGGAACGATTTCCGTAAACGCATTCACGACCTGTGGAACGAAGCGGAAAGAGTCTACGGCAGAGAGATACAGGGAAGGCCGGCGCCGATTCAGGACGAAGCGTTGTATTACGCGGCGACGCAGGCGGTCAAATTGGCGGAGACGAATTCGTCAAGATTGGTCACGAGAGAAGATTTCTCCGAGGTTATGGACGTCATCCTACGAAACGATATGGGAAGGGGATTTAGCACCTTCGGAGAAATCGCAACGGCTATTTTGGGAGAAAAAGCCGAAGCTTTCCGCGAACTTTCCGGTGAGGATTTGCGAAAAGCCGTAATCAACTCCATGACCCCCGAGTTGAAGAAGAAATTGACGGACAAAAAAAAGAGAATGAAAACGGCGGAAGAAATCTTCTTCGCCTCGGCTGTGGCGATCGCCGATTTCCCGTGGGATTCGGACGACGATCATTCAAATAAGAAGAAAGAGGATTGGATTGAAGTCGGAAAGAGAATCGGGGAGCTGAACCAAGCCTCGGTTTTTTACGACGAATTTTATAAGTATTTGTCGGAAAACGGAGGGGATAACGCCAAGTATTTTGACGCGCGATTCGGGAAGTTCATCACATCCAATCAATTGAGCGTGATAGTCGACGACATAGCGCCAGGATTAACCGAGGGAATCTTCGCCGGAGAATCGGGTCGCATGTCGAAGGGCGAAATGATGAGCGAGGAAGAATACAAAGCCATTGTCGCGGCTCGCAATGCCATCGTAGAAAGAGTCAGGCGAAGCAGGTTTTTGTCCTCCCTTGATTTCGCCCAGGAAAAAGTCGACGAAATCAACGAATTAGCCGAGAAGGCCGACAAGCTGATCGAATGGAAGAGAGCGAGACTCCTGAGCCTTGTCACGCCGCGCGATGGCGCACTGACGGACGACGACTGGTTCGTCTACGCCGCGATAGGCGGTTTCTATCGACCCTTCCGATCGATATTCCTGCAAAGATTTGACGAAAAAAGCGCTCCGATCAGCGTGACAACGGCGAGAGATAAGCTTCGCACGTTCATAGCCGAGGCCGGATCGGACGTCGTTAGGGAACTGTTCGGATGGGTTTCGACCGCGATCAGGGGGGAGGAAGACGAGCCGACCGAGGACGGAGAAACCAAGTTTAGAACGGTCTACGAGCTGACCTCCGACGGCGGAGTATCGCCGATTTTGGATCGACCCGACCTATTCGAGCGATCCGACGACGCAAGAAACGAAATATCGTACATAGATCCGAAGGCCAAAGAACCGATCATGGTGAGAGCCGAAGACGGGAGCCTGATACCGAAACAGAAATCCCCGGCCGAATTGAGGAAAGCCAGCACTCCCATCAAGGTATTGACTCCCTACGGAAAACTCAACAAAGCGATACTTGACGGAGCGCTAAGAGCCGGTCTCGTCGCGATGCCGTCGGCGGACGAGGCCGAGAACGAATTACCCCTAGATATAGCACTCTCCGTCTTCGGGGGAGAATTGCCTCTCATCGAATTGCCGAAATCCTGGCACGAACCGCTGAGCGACGAGGAGCTTGAGCTCACCTTCACGCGAGCCGATTTGGCCGAAATAAGTAAGCAAGTAAAATTGTTCAACAGAAGATTTGCGCTGGAGATGCTCACAGGGGAAAAGGTTTCCCCGGACGTTAGCCAGAAGGTAGTCCGCGGAAAAGCGGAATTTATCGCCACGCCGGAACAGTTGAGTCAGAATCAGGCGTTGGAAGCCATGAACCCGCTGAATCAATCGAGCGTAAAGTCCTTCGTGAATACTCTTTCGCCCGAACAGTTGAAAACGATCGGTGCGTTGTTCGGATCCGATCAATCCTCCGCCATCAAGCTGACGCCGGAAATGTTGCTCGCCGCCAACGGCGGGTTGGATGAAGTCAATCTGAGCGTCGCCAAATTAATCGTTGAGGCGGCGAAAAAAGTCGCATTTCTGAGGAGAACGGAAAACGGCGACGATTTGATAAACCAAAGAGTTGCGACCATCCTCGGCGACTCATCTTTGGGCGACAACGAAAAAAAGGTGATAACCGCCGTCGGCTCCGGCGACTCGGACGCGGCGAAAAAAGCCTTCATTGATCTCCCGAGAGAGTCCGCGGCTTCCTTGTCTCGATCGTTGCTCAAACCCATTTACGACCTATCGGCGAAGGATGCTCAGGGAAATTTGGTCGCCGGGATCGCCGACGTCACGCAGACGGACGCGGAATCGGGTCTGCAGTGGACGAGAAATCTACTGGAACATGTTTTGTCGATGCCCGAACCTTTGCAGTTTTTGGAGGAGTTCAGGAAGGGGTTGAAAACGGGTGCGGCGAGACGCGCGGTGATAGAGGTTGGCACCTCCAGAACGGCAGACCCGGGAGCAGAAACAACGGCTCTCCGAACCGTCAAACTCGACGGAGAGTGGATGAAGCGTTTCGTGATCGGAAAACCCGTCGACGGAAAAGGGTACATAATAATGAGAGTTCTGGACGGCCAGGACAGAACGAGATTGGACGAAATGCGAGAAAAAATACAAAATTTCTCCGGTTCCTCTAGCGAAGCCGCCGAAATAATCTCGTTGATGACCGACGAAGAAGTAACGAATTTTCTCATCAACAAGGTTTACCCGGCTTTGGTGGCGAAAGGAATGCGCGACAAATTCTCCTTCGGAATGGCCCAAGTGACGGCGGAACTTGACGCAAAAATGAGATCCATAGGCAGAAGACTGCGTAAATCCTCTTCCGTTACGGAAATCCTCGACGCGACGGAGGCGGCGATAGCCGAGGCGTTCGACGGCAGAACCAGGGACATGCTGACCCGGGAGGAACTCGTACAGTACGGGGATCTCGTTGCGTACTTCGCCGCCGGCGGAAAGCAGATTCTCCCTCCGGAAAAATACCGATCGGCTCTTGCGGAAATGGCGGCGGAGCGACGAAGAGTGGTGCAAAGAATAAAGGATCGGGCGGACGAGGAAACGAGGGAGGAAGAGGAACTATACGAGGCGATGATGGATCCGCCCATCGAGCAGTCTCTCCTGGAGGCCTTGCAAAGAGCGAGGGATCCGCAAACCATCGCCGATTTGGCGGAGCAGGAAGAGCTGTACAGGATCATGGGCGGCGGCAGAATACCCGGATCCGGTTTGAGGCCTTACGACGGAGTAGACGAGAATCTGGGGGAGTCGACTTTCTGGAAAATGTTCCGCCCCGACCCGGTGACGGACGACGATTCCGAACAGAACCGTTTCGGGGAGGGCGATCCGTTCGGACAATCCGATACCGGACGCATGACCATGCCGCTGCCTCCCCCGCCCCCCGACCCGGCGGTCAACATCGGGGATAGGGAGTATTCGAGACTGACCAAGGAGAACGCCGAAAGAACTTTCGGCGCATGGACATATCAGATGATATTCAGAAACTATTCGACCATATTCGGGGGAAGGGGTACCGGGGCACCGCACATATCTCCGCAATCATATCCGACAGCGCCGCTGACCAGAAATCCCTATCATTACGACAGGGCTCGACGCGCGATAGACGCGATGTGGAGATTGACGACGGGCGACGTGCCGGAGGCCGTCCGTATACGTCTGGAGAACGACGAGAAAGTTCAACTGGAACAAGCCAAGGAGTGGTTGGACGATTTGATTTGGGTCACCGCGGAATACATGCGCATGGCGGGCATTGACGTGCCGGACGACTACGACCCGAAATTGGCCGCGAACAAGAACAATCCGATACAACGCATCTTCTTGGACAACATGGCGGAGGCGACTCTTCTCGCCCTTTACTTCCCGTTCACTTTCAAGATACCGGTGAGGAGTTCGGGAACGGAAGGCGCCGCCGATTGGGTTCCACAGGACGACCAGGATTTCAATGTGGAAGGGTTGAATTCGGCGGACAGACCAAATCTTATTTACGCCGCTTATCACTCGATCGTGGCCGGGGACTTCTCGGTGTCGAGCGGCATCGATTCCGGAGGAAGGGACATCTCCAGGTGGATATTCAACCCGAAACCGCAAAACGAAGGACCCGTTACCCCGCTCGGACCCATAGAAACGGAAATTTACGGATCACGGGATGACGGAACCCCGCCGACAGACGTCGTGAGCGACGCCACTTCGGGCGGCGAACAAGACGACGGTTCGCCGTTCCTGGAGGATCCGCTAATCAAAGAACTTACCGATTTCATCGCCACGATTATCCTGAATCCGTTTGGCGGCAGTGAATACTCGTTCAACGAATGGCTCGATCAGGCTAATCGGTACTCAAAAATTCTGGGCTCTTCGCACTACGAGAAGAGAGGTAGCGGAAAAGGCCTGATTGATCTCGTGACAGAAGATCGTAGCGTCATCAACGTGGACAAGGTGTTGTCCGAGATAATCAAGACCGGCGGCGCAGGCGACGAATTCTCGACGCCGGATTCCCTGATTTCCTTCGGGGATCTATCCATCGCCGATCCGGACTACGGTCCTTCGTTCCCGGGTGTTTCGGACGAAATCAACGCTCCGTCCATGTTCGACAACATGTCCCCTCAGGAGATATCAAAACAAAGAAAAATCGGAATATCTTCGACCAGCAAGGCGAGCCAGGCCGCGCGAGCGGGATGGTGGGCTTCGCTTCAGTCCGGAAAACACCCGATGGAGATAGCTTCCTCGGAAAAAACCAGCGACGGAATCAACTGGCATCCGGACATAGTGGAAGAGGGAATACGCAAACACGCGAAGCAAAACGGCATTGCGTCTTCTGTCGTTGACGCGGCTTTCGACGCCGCCGAAAAGGCATACGAAGCGAAAAATTTGAGCACGGCGAAACTCAAATCGATCGCCGCGATAAGAGAAATAGTCGACGCGAACCCGAACAATCTGGCGAAAGTTTTCAACGATTTGGAAGAACTACTGAAACAAAGAGAGTCGGAGAGAAAAGAAACGTCGAATCAATACCAGGAAAGAATAAGAAGACCGATTCTGGCCCACGCCGCGACGCTGAAAGCCTACGAAGAAATCCTGAAGGTAAAGCTGAAAGAATTGAACGACTTGATGGCCGGCGATAAGACGTCAAAATCCGAGGCGGTAGACAAATACAGAAAAGCAGTCGTAGGCGTGTATGCCGACATCGTCAATATCACCAGAGCGATCAGGAAGATGCATAGAGACTCCGTTGCGTCGAAAAGGGCATTGGATGCAATCGACGAAGAGATTGAACAAATTCGGGACTACGTCCAAAGAGCCGCGAAGGCCGTAAACGTCTCGGTAAAAGCAATAAATCAAAGAATGCAAATGATTCGAGCGATAAAGAACGGAATAGCCGCCAGTGGCACGGACAGCGGAGCGATGTCGATTCCGATGAAGTTCGGGAGCGAAATTCTCTACATTCCGGCGAATCCGAGAATCACGCGGGAAAAACCGCAGTCCCTTCTGTCGTCTTTCGAGAAGGCGTTGGTCAGGGCGGCCGCGACCATCGGCGACGGCACCAACGAAATCCCCGAACAGGCCTCGCTGGTTCTCCCGAATCTGCGAATGATCCGCTCTGGTTTGTTCGAGGAGTTCGTCGGTTTGCCGAATAGAAATTCGGTTCGGTCGATAGGAAACTCCCTCAGGGTTGCGCTCAACAAATTCGCCTCGGCGGTTACCGCCGAGGAATTCCTGAGAGAGTCGATGGGCGACAGATTCGTAAATTTCCGCTCCTTGGGCTTCAATCTTCTCCCGGAAAAGACTAGAAGAATCGCCGAGGACGCCATCCTCGACGGAACCATGGTTTCTTCCGCCAATAACGGCGTCACCGAAAACGACGCCATAGGCGCGATGATCATGCACGCCGAAGCAACGGAGGCGGTCAGGAACGCCATAATCGGGAGCTCGATACGGGACGCGGCGGAATACCTAAACGTCTCCCAGGACACGGTGCGAGACGCGATAGAGACGGAAAGCAAGTTGGCCGATTTGACAAGAGACGTGACGAGGGCTCATTCCCTGGCGAGACGTCTATCCAAGTCGAACGATAGGAGATACACGTCGAACTTCGTGAGACGAAAGTTTTACGACCTAATCCAGGACGGGTTCCCGGAGGAAAGACTTCTGTATCCCTCAACGTTCTCGAGAAATCAGGCGGTGGCCGCAGCACAAAATGCCTTGAGGGTCAACGAAATTTACGGTCTCACGGAACAGGAACTAATGGCCGCTTCCGGATCGGACGAAGAAATATCTAGGTTGATTTCCTACCTAAGAACCAGGGAAGCCAAAGCGTCGGCGAGAAAGTTCAACGACTTGCCAGAAAACTGGACGAGAATGTCGTTCGCCGAAAAGAACTCTTGGTTGTCGTCCGAGGAGGGCCTGCGCGCTTTCGGAAGATTTGGAGTAATGGTTCAGGCACAGTTGATTCAACAAGAAATAAACGATTTCGGAATACCCGACGGTCCAGTTTTTGCGATGGGAACGAAGATATTCGAAAAAGAAACGATGATTCCGTCGATGATAAACGAAAGAGGAGTTAGCAGGCTGTTCGTCGCCGACCCGTTGACATCGTACGATCTGCTTCGTTCGGGGAATAATTCGTACTTGATGCTTGAGGATAGATTGCCGTCGTTGTACGAGATATCCGACGAGGGTATGGCGAGGTTCCTGAATTCCTCTCCGGAATTGATTTCCGAATTCAGAAACGGAAATCTCATGCTTTCGGAAAAAGCCGCCGAAAAAATTGCCAAAGCCGTCGGCTTGGATTACGCGGAAATATGGGGTATGCGCAGACCGCAGATAGCTACCAACGAGGGGAATTTCTACTGGCTGGCGAGCAACTGGGCGCTCGTGGGTCCGACGATATCGGCGATCAACGACGGAACGCCGACCAATTCCATATCCGATTTGGTGAACGACGGGGGGAGAAAGATACCGCAGAAAGTAAGCGAGTTGATTTCCTCCGGGGTGGTCGACGCTTTCTACGACGCGGTCAATCCGAACGGAATAACCCAGGCCGACGCCGACGGGTACATCGCGTCGCTGGGCAAAAAGAAACGAAAGGAAGTAATATCGATTCTGGCTTCCGCTGGTTACGGGGAATCCGAAATCGTGGCGAGCACCGGTTTCAACCCGAACACGGTTAGAAACGTTCTCAGGGAGACGAGAATGTCGGGCATGGCTCCCGCGGCCGTCGGTTCACGAGAGTGGACGATGAGCAACGCTCGGGCCATCAGGGCGGACTCCAAGAACGGCGTATCCAAGCGGGAGTTGATGAGAAAGTACGGAATAGGCGCCAGGAGCCTGAACTCGATTCTTTCCGAGGGGTCTTCGGTCGCGTACAGGTCGGCTTACCGTTCGGATTCCGGAGCGATGGCGAGCAGAAGACTGAACGACGAGGCGAAGGTCGCAAGACGCGAGGCGACGGATCAAGACAAAATCGTCGTCGGCGAGGAGATGGGAATAACCAAGGACGTTATGGGGAACGAAATACGGGACATACCCGGATTCCACCCGATAGTCGCGCGCGTGGCGAATCCTTTCGAGGCGGAAAACGGAGCCGGGCTCAACGCTGACGGAACCAATAAGGTCGAGTCGCCGGAAAATACCGTGATTGAAAACATCGTTATGATGTGGAAGTCAATTACCGATCTCTTCGTGAACTACGCCCTATCCGGGGGAAGAATAAGACTTCCCTCCGACAAATTCCGTTACGTCGCCGGATTCGGAGAAGACGTCCTGGTGGATCTGGTCTGGGCGGACAAAGTATCCAACATGGGTAGGGAGACGAACTCCTACGGAACGACGTACGCTAAAACTCAGCTTGACGCGATGCGGGGGGAATTCAGTTTCGCCATCAAAACTTTGCTGAAAAAAGTGATGGAAGAAAAAGAACTTCGGGGGGGAATCGACGGTCTTGCCAACGCGATCGCCGGTCAGCTCGGTCTCGTCCCGAGTTTGTTCGGATACATGTTCGCCATGCACGAAAATTTGGACGAGGTAATACAAGATTCGACTCCGGGTAGATCGCGCACCCCGTTCAAGCCGTTCGGCACGCAATACAAACGAGCCCTCAAGGCGGTGCTCGCGGCCGACGACCTCTCTCAAACAATTAACGGGGTTCGTAAATCCGAGGACGCAATCAGCCCGCTCTTGCGCGATCCGAGACAGATGATGAAGTACATTCCGGAGGATCTGAAGCGACGTTACACGGAGACCATTACAACGACCGACTCCGAACCGGCACAGGTTGAGGTGTCGGGATTCAACGGACAAGAAGACGTGCGGGTTCTCGCCTACGTGGCATCCACAATCGCCGACCTCGCAAGTGGCGACGTTGATCGATACTTCGATGAGACGTCCCCTGGTGACACGACGATGTATTTCAACAGTCCGGAAGGAAAATTCATCGCCCTGATGGTGGCGCTGGGCAACATCAGACCGACATTTAGGTATCTACCGTACGCAAACACCCTCGGTATGTACTACAGCGGAAACGAAAACGACGAAGTGCTTGACGGTTCGGGTTTCGTGCGTGAGGTAATTTCGGAGATAGAACAAAACTACGCCGCGTGGGCGGAGCGATTCATTGATCGGTTGACCCCGATGGTGAACGACGGGGATCAAAATATGCGACTTTACGACGTGTCAAATTTCCGTGATCCGCTTACGGATGGATCGAATTGGGGAAAGAGAGTTTTCCTCGACGGAACAAATTTCAACAACAGCATCAAAGATGCGCTATTCCTGCAAGGGCAAATCGACGACTCCGATCAGCCGACTTCCATGGTGTTGCAACTGTCGATGACTGGAGACGGGAGCGTCGTGCCGAGTTTGTCGGTCCTGGATTCGATCATTGCGCCGATGGAGGAGGCTTATTTTTTCGCTCCAGATATCAGGGACGGCATACCGGTCTCGAATTCGGGATTTTCGTTCGTCATGCCGTCGCCGATGCGGGAAACAATCAGGAGAGCGAGGGGCGACATAACCGCCGAGGGCATATTGGCGGCCGGAGAAATGGGCATAAGCATCCCTTCGTCCGAGATCGTCGAAGAGAAGTTGAGCAATTTCATTACGCCCGAAAATTACGGGGGAGACACCGAATATTATCCGGGCATAGAAAATATGATCCGTTGGATGGTGGAACGAGGACTCGCCTCGGAGATAGTAAGGGGTCTCGATTCTCAATCGCCCGGCAGTAAGTACTCAGTCGATCCCGCCGTATTGGAAGAAATAGACATTTTGACGAGAAGCGAACCCGACTTGTTTCCGAGCGGCGGCCGCTCCGCCCCCATAGATTACACGCTCTCCCCGGATTTGGCGGCTTTGGAAAAGCTAGTGAAAGCGCCGAACGTATCCACGTCGGTTCCGCTATTCAAGAGGCAGGATTACTTCCACCTAAGGGACGCCATCCCCTATCTCGTATCGCTACTCGAGGTGATGAAACAGCGGAATACGGCGACGTTGCCGCCTTCGTACGATCTCATGCCGATCCTGAACGCAGAAACAGGCGACGTCATAGGTATGTCCCCCGGCAACATTGTTGATTCGGGTATCGATCCGACGGTATCCCTGAACCCGAATTACTGGCCGAGGGCGACGAGATTTTCACAGATGATCATAGAAGCCGTACAGCAATCCGAAAAAATCGCCGGCTTTCCCGCGGAGCTAAAACAAATAGTCAACGAAATGACCCCGAGGGAGTTTGCCCTTCTCGATTGGATCGTTTCCATGAATCAGTCGTTACAACCCATTTTTGAGTTGTGGGACACGAGCACGCTTGTGGCATTCGAACAAGAAGGATCGCATCCTTCGTTCAACACTAGGCGCACGATGGCGGGCACAACCGAGTATCCGTCCAGCATCTTCTCGACTGGCGAGAGGGCGTCCGGACTGCCGCTCGTAGTTCCGCCGAAAAACGTCAGAGGTCAGCAATTGACGGCGTTCGATGGCCAGGATCAGGTGCTGGATCAGGTTCCTTTCGGTTCGGAAAGAATTGAGTTCGGCGGAACGCAACCCAACAGCGTCGTCGACGATCAGGTCTACGCCTACGCAATGGATCAAATATTCAAAAAACTCGCGTCCTACGGATCCAAGTCGTCGGAAACTTTGGTAAACGAAGTGATTTTCAACTCTCCGGTAATCCAAACGCTAAAAAACAAAACGCAGATAGACGACGACGACCTGAGAACGCTCCTTGACGACGGCAAGGAATCCGGGGAAGTGGTGGCGATGATTTTGTCCGACCTTTTGGCCGAGGGGATCATGCGGGCGGCCGTTAGAGAATCCGGAGCGAATATAAGGTACGCTCCGTTCTCGAGCGGAGACGAATCAATCAGGGTCGACGGCGTTCGGGGAGAAAATCTCCGCAAGTTTTTGGACGCGGTCCGACCCAGGCGAGATTTTTACGGATTTTGGTCGATGTACGGACCCGACGTCGTTTATTCCCTTCCCAACAACGACGAGCCTTATCTTCCGATTTGGGAAGACGACCGCAAACTGACGGAGTTTTTCGGCGTTCGACCTTACGCACCGGAAATTTTCTTCCCATACGGATCAACGGAAAAACTGGAGAACGACGCCTCCCTGAAGGGCAGTCTCGTAGGAACCAACGAATTGTTCGACGCTCTACAAAGAAGTCCGTCCCGCTGGTGGTGGGATAGACAGGCGCCGCTAATCGGATCAACGGCAGACGATGGAAACGTTACGACCCCGGAAGCGATCGTCGACGATGCCGAAAGAACGGCGTCCCAGTACGTATTGAACATGTCCCCGGACGAGCTGATCGAATACCTTCTCTCCGTCCAAGAGAGCGCATCGGGAAGAAGAACGGAAGAATCGGGAGTCGCAGTTAGACCGCCGAATTTACCGTCGATTTTGCGACGAGCTTTCGGCGACATGAACGATTTGACTTTCGAAAACATTCCGTATAACAAACTGGACGAATGGACCGGCACGATAGTTTCGGAGCTCAACCCTCGCGACGTTACGCCCGAAAGAGTGATGGAAGAACTGCGCAGAATATTCCCGTACATGGGCAACGGAGACGAGGACTATTTCCCAGTAGTCGGAACGCTCTTTGACGAAGCGATGGAGACACTGTCCAGGTTCGGCGACGAAAGTGACCCGCTAAAGATGAGTCCTTCGCAATTTTTCGGCGGAGAAAAACTGGACGAGCTCGCAGAAATTAGTTCGCGTACCCGAGAAGAAATAGAATCCAGAATAAGGGCGATCATGCGTTTTCCTGAGATTTTCAACGACCAAACGTTGATTTCGGACAACGATAGTTTGCTCAAAGCAATCGGCTACGTGGAAAGCGAAACCGTCAGGAAAGCCCGCTTCAGCAATCTGATGTCCCAGCTGAGACAATCCCTCGATACGCAAATGAGAAGGGTCGCCGAGGGTCAGAGGATGTTGAACGATTTGAGGAGAGCCGCGGCCGTACTGACGAAACCCGACGATCAATTTGCGAAAATGTCCTCGGTGGCGATGGCGATAAACGAATACATAGATTCCCGTCGGGTGGCCGGGGACATAAACGACGTCACCGCTTTTAGGTTGAAGTCCGAACTTCAACAAATCATAATCAGAAACGTCTTCGGTACGGAAATTGACGGCGTCGGAGGTAGCGCGCTCATGATGCAATTCGCAGACATGATTCCGTACATACCGGAAAGATTGGAGTCCTTCTCTAGAACGCGGGACGAAGCGAGAAGCGGTTACAAGACCATCTACGACTCAATCATATCCTCGGGAACCTCTCCTTTCGTCGGCGTCAAGGCGACCTTTCCCACCCTGGCCGACGTGGAAAATTTCATGTCCGAGTTCGAGAAAGAAACGGGTAGACCCTTCGATCCGGACAAAGACATGAATGCGATCCCGGCGGGTGGCAACATTCCGTCGAACATTTTCGTCAGAATATTGGCGCAAAGAATCAACGACGACGCGACGGAAAGCTTGGTGGATCGCGGCCTGCCGCTACCACAATCCGAGAACGCGGAATTGCTGGCCATTCTCGACGCTCTTTCGCAGGCACAGACGATGATCTACGCAAAACTTAGGGGTTTTGAGCGGGCGGACGCCAACGCGGGGGTCTTCGGAAACGTCAAGACGATGAAGGACGTCGGCAGGGAGATATCGGAACTGACCGCCAGAAACGAAGCGGTAAAAGCTCGATACAAGCTGATAGGTCGCTATAAAGCCGAGGTCGTGGATCCGATGCTCGAGTCTTTCAACGACAACCAGGAAGAAAACCTGCAGAAGATGAAGACGTTCAGGGAATGGTTGGCGGACTCGGGTTACGAGGACATGTTGGGAGACGGTTCCGACTCGGATTCGGGAGCCATGTCGACTCATGCCATGGTCGTGTCAAGGTTCAACGATCCGGCGAGAGCGGCGATTCTTTACGGAGCGGACGAATCCATGGCAGACAAGACGGATTTCGTGACGACCGGTCACTTGCTCATCGGGGCGTGGAGAGCGGTGGAATCCGTCATGGAGGAAGAAGGATCCTTGAAGCTTTCTCAAATAGCCTCCGTTACGACCCTGAGAAATGTTCTCGCCAACATGAACAAGGCCGCCGGAAAAGACAGGGGAAACAAGCCGAGAATCACCGACTTTACCGCGCACGCGAAAAAAGCCATGACGAACGCAATTCTCGTCGCTTCGCAAAGGGGATCCGATCTAATAGACGTAGCGGATCTCGTGTCAGCGATTCTTAGACCGTCCCTGAACGAGGGCAAAGACGACGGTTTGGGCGACGCGCTTTCCGAGGCGGGAATATCGGTTGCCGATACCCTTCTGGCTTTCCAGGGGTACTTGACGGCAGCGACCGCCCCCGCTCAAGCCGACTCCGGCTCGATGACCGTGGGAAGAGCCGTAGACGCCAGAAGAGAATCGGTCAGGGAAAGAACAAGGGCGCGTCTAGCGCATAAGGCGGCGTGGTTCAACCCGTACGGAGCTTATTTGCTCGGGAAGAGCGACGACGGCGAGATTCCGCCCGGATTCTCGCAGATAAATATTTCGCCCGAAAAAATCAACGACGAAGCCCTGGTTAGGGAAGTCTCCAGACTGGGCGACATCTACGCCATGTCGATAACGTCGGGCGCGCTTCCTGCGGAGGATTTCCGATCCGGCGAATCGCCGTTCGACGACGTACCGGAACGACCGTTCAATTCAATATCGACTTTCGGGGAGCTCGGGCAAAGACCGACGGATCTGGTCGGAGCCATCCGTGACGCGATAACGAGGGCCGACGCGTTGATCGTCGATCAGACGCAACGGGACAGGTTGAATCAATACCTCGCCGACATGAAGTTGATGTTCGACAATTACCTGCACGTCGACGAAGTAATGGGTGGCGATTCCGGGGCGATGAGAAGAAGAAATCCCCGTACCATCGCCGAAATAATAGAGCCGATCAGGGACATGTTCGCGAAGGAAGAAAAATACGGACAAAAGAAGTATTACGAGCACATCTACGGTCCCGTTTACGATACTCAAAGCCAGTTGAACAAGTCCGCTAGATACGAGGCGTATAGGTCGCCGTTCGAGCTGTCCAATAATCTCAGGATAGAAAAAGACGACATTCAGTGGAGCACCAACGACTGGGTCTACAAGAAGGACGACAAATTCATAGAGGCCGCGGACGCCGTGATAATCAAAATGCGGGACGGAAACTTCGCCACCGCACAAGTGGCCATGATCACCAGGAAGAGCGGTCCGTTCAGGGGATCCATATCTACGGTCGGAGGTCTGAGGGACGGCGACGAAGATTTGATGACCACCGCCATAAGAGAGGCGACGGAAGAAGTCGGACTGCCCGAGGAGATGATCCTGCAGGCGGTTCCGCTCGGAATGATAGAAGCCCCGGACTGGGATCCGCGATTCGCGAACGGAATAAGAGTGGCGGCGGGAATGTTCGTCGTCCCCTGGGATACGGATCTTTCCGCCGGATCCGACGCAAGCGGAGCCGAGTGGATTCCGCTATCCGAAATAGCATCGGGACAAAGATCGATCGGTTTCGGACACGCCGAGTGGTTGAGAAGGGCGGTTGCGTCGATGACCATAGATCCCGATAGCGATCCGTTCGGGGAGCTGAGAACGTCGATAGCCAGAAGGCTCTCCTTGCTTTCCAAGGCGGCGAGATTACGCAACCAAAGAATGATCGAGAGAATAAACGACATCCGCAGAGCCACCGGTAAGCCCCTGCTTCTCCAGTCCGGAAAGATGCCACACCCCATGATGCCGTGGGGGAAGAAGGTCGCCAGGTCGGTTTGGTCTTTCGGTAAATCGGAGAGCTCCGGCGACTCGGGTGCGATGTCGGCGGAGATGGGACGCGATCTACGAAAAGCTCTCGGTCTGGGGGACGAAAACGGCGCTCCTAAATCCGAATACATATCTTCCCAGGAATGGAACGGTGCGAATTCCGCATCCCTTCCGAGCACGTTAGGTTTTTACGGAACTCCGCAAATTTCGTTCGGAGAAAAATCCGAGGTAGAACAATCAATCGCCGGATTCATGGATCCGACGCAGTATTCCGTTCCGAGTAGAGCAACGGGCCTCTGGATACCCTACATAGACAGGAGCGTCGCCAGGGCGGCGGCCAATAGAACAACGGATCCCAAGGCAGTGCCGACGGCGTACATTATCGGCGGACCCTCCGGCGCCGGAAAGTCCTATCTGAGGACTTCCGGTTACGACGGAATACCGGGTTACGATTTCGCCGTTACGGCGGATCCGGACGACGCAAAGATCGTTTCCCCCGAATTCGCTTACTTTGCCGAAGCCATAGGCAAGAGAGAAAACGGAAAACCCATATACCGTGGACCCTCCATAGCGGCCGCGTTGCATGAGGAGACTAGATCCGTATCCAACGCTCTCTATATGTCAGGCATGAATTCCGGTCTGGACGTCGTGTACGACACCAGCGGTCAGTTCAGGGACGGCAATACCCTGGGACTGACGAAGGCGTTCGGTTATTCAATCAAGGGTTATTACGTATTCGGTCAGCCGGGAATACTGGAGAGCAGGGTCGCCGAAAGAGGGGATACCAGTGGAAGATTCGTGAGCAGAGGCATGTCTGAAACCATAGGAAACAACCTGGCTAGCATCATCCCGCAAATTGTTCAGTACTTCGACGAGTTGAAGATTCTCGACTCATCGACCAACGTGGAGAGACCGAAGGTCGTGGCGATATACAAGAAGTCCCCGGACGCCATTCAGGGCAAACCCGATAACGGACAACTAATCGGTCAATGGGAAGTTTTGTCGCCGATATTCTTCAAGTACGTCAATGTCGTCGGTCCGGCTGGCGCGGGAAGCCAGGAGATGCAAAAAAACTTCAGACAATACAAGATCATCCCTGTGACATTTGACTCCAGAACCATGTTGTGGCCCGATCAATAAACCCTTTCCGACGATGTCGTTTCGGGATACTTTAAACTACCGATTCCGAATTTGGTGGTAGACTGAAGACATGCGAGAAAGAAGCAAAGCGACCTCCGGTCTGAATCCGCTGGAAGCCATACAACTCGTCGCCCTGGGGATGGGTTCTTTGAAAGACTACGGATTGGCCGACGACGAAAAAAATCGGAAAACGGTTGACGACCTAAAGAGGGAATATTCCGAGGCCCTCGAACAAGGTTACTGGGTTGACGTAATAGCCTGATTTTGAAGCTACTTACACTACGGACTCAAGTATTCTGCTAACTTTGAATGCAGACGCAAGCAGCGGGTGCTTACCTGGCGCTGTCTAATCAAGCAGCAACAACAACCATGCCCAGGAGGCAAAATCATGTCGGAAGACACGAGCAGACTCCGCGAGTTGCAGTCAGCGCTCCGCGAGAAGATGCAGCAAAACAAGGACATCGCGGATTCCTTCCGCGTTGACAACGGAGCGGTCGTCGTTACGACCGAGCAGAAGTCGGCGTTCGACAAGAACATGTCCGACATCCGCGAGATCAAGGGACTCATCGAGGGTCTCGAGTCGCTGAAGAACATTCAGGACTGGGGTTCGGCTCCGGTCGACGCTTCGGTCGCTGCTCAAGCAGCCGCCCATGCTCCTCAGCAGGCTCCCCGCCCGTCAAGCGTCGGACAAGCGTTCGTCGAATCGGTCGAGTTCAAGGCGCTCAACAACGGACGCAACGGCGCGAACATGCCGTCGGCGTTCCAGTACCAGGGTGCCCTGACGGCCTACGGTCAGAAGGACATCTACACGGCGCTGCCGACGACGGGTCTCGTGGCTCGCGCCGGCGGTCTTGATGACTTCGGCACGATCCAGCGCGATCCGATGGTCACCCCACCGCAGCGCACGAAGCGCGTCCGCGACCTTTTCCCGGTCCGTACGACTTCGGCCGCGGTGATCGAGTACTTCCAGCACATCGGCTTCACCACACCGGTGACCGGTGCCGTTGGCGCTGATCGCACTCGCGGAACCAACAACGCAGCCGCGGTCGCCGAGCGCACCAGCGGAGCGTTCACGTCCAAGCCGCAGTCGAGCTTCCAGTTCGTCGGTCAACAGGCTCCCGTTCGCACTCTCGCGCACTGGGAAGCCGCGCACCGCAACGTGCTGGCGGATGAACCGCAGCTTCGTTCGATCATCGACAACGAGCTCATGTACGGCTTGCGCCTTCAGGAGGACTCGCAGATTCTCAGCGGAGACGGCACCGGCGAGAACCTTCTCGGCGTGCTGAACACCCAGGGCGTTCAGGAATACTCCTGGTCGTCGGGTGCCAACGCTTCGGCGAACTCAAAGGCGGACACCAGGGCGGATGCGATTCGTCGCGCCGCTACCTTGGCGTTCCTCGCCTACTACGAACCAAGCGGCGTGATTCTCCACCCCAGTGACTGGGAGAGAATCGAGCTGGCGAAGGACGGAAACGGTCAGTATCTCGTGGCGGTCTCCGTCGCGTTGGGCGGCGAGCCCCGCGTCTGGCGCATCCCAGTGGTCGAAACCCCGGCGATCCCGGTGGGTACGGCGCTGGTCGGTGCGTTCGGCACCGGAGCCCAGCTGTACGACCGCGAGCAGGCGAGCATCAGGGTCAGCGAGCAACACGCCGACTTCTTCGTCCGCAACGCAATCGTCATCCTGGCCGAGCAGCGCCTGGCGCTGGCGGTCAAGCGTCCGGAGTCGTTCGTCAAGGTCACGTTCGACAACGCGCCAGCCTGATCTGATCTGAGCTGACGCAAAAGCTTCGTCCCCGTCCTAGCCGAGGAACATTCGGTCGGGGCGGGGGTGTCGCTTTTAACGGCTTTATTTTTTCGTCGTTATTTTGAAGTTGTATAATTTGTATTGAGCCATGAACAATCCTTTGGACATCCTTAATGGAATAATGTCGGGGAAATTGAAGCTCGTCGTCGTGGACGCTCCGCCGGAAAAACCGAAGCTTTCTCCGGACGAACAGGCTCTCTCCGACGCTCTCGTGGCGATCGCCGACAGATACGGAAAATTCAACGAGGACGAAACCGGGATTTGGGCGGGCTACGACTCCCCGAAGGAGAATCTCGTCAAGGAAATAGGGGTCAAATGCGCTAATTGCGCGCTCTACCAAGGCAACGGAGTCTGCAGAATAATCGCGCAAAAGGTGGAAGATGAGGGTAAGTGCAGGTTCGCCGTAATACCGGACGGCGTGGTCAAAGGAATATACGATCCGAGTAAATCAGTTTTTTCTTCGCGTAAGAAGAGAAGAAAGAAATGAGCAAGGAAAGATTCTGGTACGGAGCGAGAGTGCTGAACGTGGTTGACGGGGACACCGTGGACCTCATGATCGACCTCGGGTTCAACATTCACCACAAGATCAGGGTCCGCCTCTTCGGAGTGAACACCCCCGAGTCGAGGACCAAGGACGCGGCCGAGAAGGAGATGGGCCTGAAAGCCAAGTCGTTCACCAAGGACTGGCTGGACAGGCACCAGTGGGTTTTCGTCAACACCATTCCGGACAAGAACGACAAGTACGGAAGGATCCTCGCAAAGGTCTACTCCTCGGACAAGGTGGACGACCCGACGACGGCGTGCCTCAACGTCGACATCGTGCAGGCGGGTTTCGCCAGGGAGTACTATGGCGTCGGCGACAAGACCTGGGCGGAGTACAAGACCAAGTGAAGAAAAACGAACAGTACGAGCTCGACGATCGTTTCTCCCTACTGGAGGAGAGAATAAGAAGACTCGAGTCGGTCATCGAGGCAATCGTCGAATCCAAGACGGAACCGGATCGAGGATTCGCGACGAAACCGGATATCGAGTCTTTCAACGCCCTGGGAATAGCTACGGTCGCCCAGATATACCTGGCGAAGAAAGCGAACCGGTAAACGGAGAGCGGAAACTAACGCAGTTCCCTTAGAAGGCAAATTCCGACGACGCGGGCGAGCTCCACCGGAACCGCGTTCCCGATCATTTGTTCGATCTCCGATTTGTTTCCTACGAGCCGAAATGAGCGCGGAAAGGTTTGGATGCGAGCTCGCTCGGCCATCGTGAGCGGACGAAGGATCGGCGTCACTTCGCACGCGTCGTTTGGATGACCCGGGTAGCCAGGGGGAACCGGACGATTCACTCCGCGAATCGTTGCGCTGGGCTCGTCGATCGAATAAACCGCGCGCCTTGAATAATTTCGGGGGTGTCGGTAGTAGTACTCGATACCGAACTCGTCGCCCAAGTACTCCCTGACGGTCATCGGTTGCGAACTGGCCATTGCCGCGACTTTCTTGGCGATACCGCCTTCATCCGCGCCGTTGAGAATACCTACGCAGAAAAGCCTTTTCCTTATCTGCGGAACACCGAAGAAGCTGGCGTCGAGAAGCAACTCCGTTATCCGATAACCCGATTTTGAAAGGATTGATTTCGCCTTGGCATAGGCAACGCTCAGCCGCGCTCGTTCAACGTTCTCCATCACGAACGCCGCTGGTTTTATTGTCGCAACAATTTGAGCGAAAGAATTGGTTAGATCGGCACGACCGGCTTCAATTCGTTTTCCGGCGCTCGAAAAGTCCTGACAGGGCGGACCGCCGATGATTACCTCCGGTCGCAGGATCTTCAGTTCGGGCACGACCGAGGTCACCCTGGAGAGGTCGGTCTTGAGAATCGGGTGATTGAAGTTGGTCGAGTAGCAGTTGACGGCAGGATCCCAGGAGTCGAACGCGGCGACGACTTCAAACCCAGCTCTCTCAAAACCGAGACTCATGCCACCGCAACCGGAAAATAGGTCGACCACGCGTGGTTTGGCTCGTCGTCCCGTCAAGACTCAAAGCCCCTGTCCAGGAACGACATGACGAGTCGCCTGACCGACTCGTCCTCTCCCTCCTCGTGGTTCCCGTCCACGGCCGCGTTGACGACCTCTCGCTTCGACTCGATCAATCCGTAGATACTTTCGTCCACGGTGCCGTCGGCGATGGAGTAGGTGACCATCACCGATCCCTTTTGTCCGATCCTGTGACATCTCGAGTAAAGCTGATCCACGTCGGCGGGAGTCCACGGCAATTCCACGAAGAGAACTTTTTGCGCCGCCGTAAGCGTGTGACCGGTTTTCGCCGCCTGAATGGACAAAACTATCACCGGCGCATCCTCCACGGATAGCGTCTGGAACTTCTTCTTCGCCTCTTCCACCTCCTCGACTTTCATACCGCCCTGAATCTTGAGACCCCCGAACTCGGCGGCCAGCTCGTCGACGACGTCCCTGTGGTGGGCGGCGATGACGACCTTCTGGCCGGCCTCGATGTTCGCCTGCACCCACTCCTTGATGGATTCCATCTTCGCCTTGGCGGCGAGTCTGCGCAAAACCGAGATCTTGACCAAATGTAGGTGCGACTCGGCTTTCATTTTCGCCATCACGGCGGCCGAACGCGGGGACTTACCGAGCTCCTTGGCTATCTCCTTGGCTCGTTCGACGAGATACTCGACGATATCGTCCTCGGCTTTGGCGTATTCTTTCGCTTGCTTCTCCGTCATGCCCACGTGATACATATCGTGTACGACGTCGGGTAGTTCGGTCAAGACCTGATCCTTGGTTCTTCTGATGTAGCAGGAGGAGCGGAGTTTGTCGTTCAACTCCTCGAGGTTGGAAGATCCGGTCAGAATCCAGTGACCGAACTTGTCCTTGAAGGCGGCGCAGTAACGGCGATAGAACCCCCACTCTCCCCCGAGTTCGTTGATTCTGCCGATGATGGACAGCTGGCTGGCGTACTCCATGGGCCTATTGGTGACCGGGGTGCCCGTGAGACACAGGATCAGACCGTCGTTTATCGACTTGGATATCTTTGTGGCGGCCCTCGTGCGCTGAGCTTCCTTGGTTTTTAGGTAGTGGGATTCGTCACAGACGAAACTTTCGTAGTTGCCACTTATCAATTTGTGCCAGTGATGAATGTTGGAATATCCGATCACCAGTACGTCGTGTCGCTCGTCGACGGGGAAATTCTTTCTATCCGTGACGACGGATATCGTTCTGTGCGGAGCCCACCTAGAGAACTCGGCTTTCCAGTTCAGAACCAGGTTCGGGGGACAGGCGACCACGACAGGATAGGCGACCCCGCCGTTTTGTTCGTGGTACTCCAAGCTGGCTATCGCCTGCAAAGTCTTTCCGAGACCCATGTCGTCGGCGATGAAACACCTTCTGGCGTTTACCGCGTACGCCACGCCGGCTCGCTGGTACGGCATCAGATTCCCGACGATCTTTTCTATCTCTATGTCCGAGCTCTCGGCGCGCGAAGCCTCACGCATGGCTTTGCTCTTTTCGAACAACCTACCCACCTCGCTCCTGAGCGAGTCCGGAACGGAAATTTTGTGCGAGTCCGCCCAACCGACGACCTCGCGCACGGAACTTTTCGGGGCTCGCCAAGCCTTGGTCTGTTTGTCCCAGGTAACCCCGGGTATCTTCTTGATGTGGCGAACCTTCACCTCGTCGAAACCGACGTCAATATGTATCCACTCCTCGCCGAACGTTATTCCGCTCGGATCGTGCAATTTTTTCGGAGCGTCGAATCTGGCCACGGCGGCGGTCATGCGAAAACCCCTCGCCATGGCGAATTCTCTGGCTTCGACTATGGAAGTGACTGGAATTCTCCATATTTTGCCCAGCTTGTCCCATTTTGCGCCTTTGATTTTTTTGATCGCTTCAACGTCGTCCTTCTCGTACGGGAAAACGAGAAATAGATGATCGTCGCCGAGATCTATGAGTTTCTGGTTCACGCGACGACCTTGTTTTTGGATCTGATTTTGCGGCGCTGATTTTCCGTGGTTCCACCCCAAATACCGTAGAGAATCTCGTTGTCCAACGCGTATTTCAAACACTCCTCCCTAACTACGCAAGCGCTACACAGGGCGAGGGCGCCTTTCACGGAATGCTTGTTGGCTGGGAAAAAGGACACTTTCGGGGTGTCGGCGCAATTGGCTTTCTTGCGCCACGATTGACCGGGTACGAAAAACATGATAATTAGCTCCTTATGAGTAGCAACAACACTACCCCTCCCGTACGCCGAAAACAACCCCAAAACACTAGAATTTAGACATGCGGATCGTACACGAAATTACAGATTCCGAGATGCTTGACGATGCCATAAACTCGGGTCTGAACGTCGTCGTGGACGTATGGGCGGAGTGGTGCGGTCCGTGCGCCGTCGTCGCACCGATGTTGCTGGAGTTGTCCGAGTGGAATCCGCATATCCTCTTTTACAAGCTGAACGTCGACGAACTTCCGGATTTGGCCAAAAGGTTCAACGTCATGAGCATTCCGACGCTTCTGTTCTTCAAGGAAAAGAAACTCGCCGATACGATCGTCGGGGCGACGAGTAGACAGGCGCTGGGAGAAAAAATCTACGGTGCGTACGGTCGCCCGCCGTATTGGATGGTCGCGCCGTAGTCGGCTCACTGAGCCGACAGTTGTCTCAGGAACTCTCCGCGCTCCCACATGATCCCTAGCGCCGAGTAGCCCATGACGTCCACGACGCTGTCGTAGATGGACTCGTTTTCGGCTTCTTCGTCGGCGACGCCCTTCGAAATGAGGTTTTCCAACCTTGCGACCTTGTCCTGCATCCTGATGATGAGACCGATTCGTCCGAATCTGGATATGTTGCCGTGACCGTAATCCTTCTGTTTTTTGACGAGCACGTTGTGGATCTCGGAAAGGACTTTGTCGCTCTCCAATCCGTTCCTGTAGCAAGCGATGAGACCGAATTCGTGTCCGAAAATCCCGACGCTTTGCCATAACTGAGAAATTTGTTCGGAATCGTTTTCGCGGCGTTCCAAACTTGAGCCGTCGTCGGAGAACTGCGTGGCGATCAGTTTGTCCACGGACTTCCTGAGTCTCCCGAGTCGCTCGGCGACGTCCTCTCCGGAGTACTCCATCCTCGTCAACCAGTGCGACAACGACCACCCCTTACAGGAATACTGGGAGTTCGATTCGGGCAAAAACTCCGCGAGAGCCAGGTAGGCGGACTCCTGCCACGAACCTCGGATTTGGTCAGTTGGAGAGTATCGCGGCATATTGCTTCGCTATCCATTCCGCGACCGGGGAAGCGACCCCGTTGCCGCATTGCTTGTATCTATGGGTGTCACTCAACTCTTCTCCGTCGTCCGTCCATCTCGTGTGATCCTTGGGCCAACCCATCAGCGCCTCGCATTCCGACGGCATCAATCTTCTCACGACCATGTTTTGAACTACGCCGTTGGATTGCTTGGTGCCGGAGCGAAGCGAGTGATGAATTTGTCCGTCCACCAATCTGTCGTTGTATTCGTCGTAAGCGATGGCATGAACGTCGGTGGAGGTGAGGGTGAACATCGGATCGCCTTCGTTGGTGTGACCCTTTCCGGCTGGACCGTTGTGATCCTGTCGGCCGATGACGTTCCCCTGGATTCCGTACGCCACGGATTGCGCCCCCGTTTGATCCAGCGTGTACGAAGGAGCGTCTTCGTCGCCGACTCCGAGACCGTTCTGGTGTTTCTCCATTTCCCTACCGTCTTGTATCGGGAAAGCGACGACGCTGCGTTCGATGACCAAATTTTCCCCCCTCGACGAGGGGACTCCGCCGTCGCCCCCGGATCTCAGCGTCATCGCCAGACCGTCGTTCATGTCCGGGTGAGCCACGGCGTGGCCGGCTCCGCCCGTCCTGAGCGTCGGGAAGGCGACCTCGGATGGTTGCGCGTCCAGACATTGCGTATGGGAAAAACCTATCGCCTGAGCGACCATTGGGGTGTTGAGACCTCCGGTGCCCATGAACGCGGTAAGAGTGTTGACCGTTTCTCCCTGCATTCTCACGCCGTCCTGCCTGTGCGGATGAAAAACCATCGGCCCGTCTTCGGAAACGACGATAGTTTCGCTCCCGCCACCGAGATCGCCGCCGGCCGCCCGAAGAGTGCCGACTCCCTCAACGTATTTGGCGAAGCTCGTGGCGGTGAAAGTCCCTACGCCGTCTCCGAAGTCGAGTCGTTCTTGTCCCAATCCGGGTTCTTGTCCACCACCGCTTGAAGCGCCGACTTCAGTCTCTCCGGGAGAATTTTGTTTCTTCTTAGCGCCCTTCTTAGAATTCCTGCGCACGCCCTGGCCGACAAGTAATACCGGGAAGGTACTTCTTCCTGCGGCGCCAGTATCGAAGAGAGCACACACGAAGACCCTTCTACGTCGCTGGGGGACTCCGAAGTGTTGCGCATCCAGGACTGCCCACTCGACAGCCACAGCCCCTGCGTCAGCCATTTCGTCGAGGACGACCCCGAAGTCAGCGCCTTTGTTGGAGTTGAGGGCTCCTGGGACGTTCTCCCAAATTGCGAGTCTTGGAAAAGATCCGTTTGTTGCATCGCGCATCTCCCTGATTATCCGCATTGCTTCGTGAAATAAGCCGGATCGAGAACCGGTGAGACCGGCTCTCTTCCCGGCGACGGAAAGATCCTGACACGGCGACCCGAAATTGATCGCATCGACCGGTTCTAGAACCTTTCCGTCGACGTCCTTTACGTCGTAGTACTTCGGGATGTCGGGCCAGTGTTTCCGGAGAATCCGTTGGCACTGCTCGTCCCATTCGGCTTGCCATCGGCAACGCCAGCCGGCGGCTTCGAATCCGAGATCGAAACCACCGACGCCAGCGAAGAGACTGCCGAAAGTGAGGGTCAGAAGGGATCTTGCCCTTCGAACGCCTCCTGTGATCCGCCGCCGACCCGCGCCGTCTGCTTGGTTTGCGGCTTCGAACGAGACTGTTCCTTGCCGTTGCCATCGCCCTGCTGGCGTTGCTTACGCTCGAACTTGTCTATCGATCGCACGGAGATACCGATTTCGTCGGCGAGCACGTGCACGGCCGAACGCTTCTTGCCGGTCTCCTTGTCGTCCCAGCTCTCCTGCTCGAGGCGACCGCTCACGGTGACGCGCACTCCCTTGACGAGCACGGCGGCGCCGTCCTCGGCCAGGTTCCTCCAGGCGACCACGTTGAAGAACGAGGTTTTCTCCTGCTTTTCTCCCTTGGAGTCCGTCCAATAGTGATTTACGGCCACCGAAAAGGTGAGCTTGGCGGAGCCGGAATCGAAGTATTTCACTTCGGGATCCCCCGTGAGATTGCCGATGATTGTTACTGGCGCTAGTGACATGTTAGTATCCTCCTTGTGTCGGTTGATTTCGCCACTTGCAGCATACCACAAGTACTAGGATGTGTCAATGCCAATAGAAAGAACCCCAGAAAACGCAAGAATCATACTCGTTAGACAGTTGCAGGATGCGCTGTTCGACCTCTCCTTCGATGCCAACGAATCGGACGACAAGAACGAGGAGCTACTCGACAAGCTCGCCGTCGTCGCCGACCAATTGGTAGAGCTCACGGGGGCGAAGGTAACTCAAATCGACGAAGACGGAAACGCCTACGTGAAATTCATTTTTTCTCACGTCTGGGACGACGAAAGGTTCAAGAGTATCTTCCTTTCGTGATGAAGGACGAGAACAGCCTTGATCCGGCTTTCGTCAAATCGGAATTGGACGAAGCAGAAAAGAAGATCAACAACATCGTCTGCGAACATCACTGGTTCGCGTCGGAGTTCGGTCCGTATTCGCCACTACACCCCAACAGCGACGGCGGAAAAGAAGACGAGTTTCTTCACGCCCTCGGAATGGCTCACGATTGGCTGAGACAGGCGATGGTGTACTACGACGAAATGCACGAAAACGAATAGTGGAGCTGGGGGGAATCGAACCCCCGTCCGAGCGGATACCGAGGAAATCGCTACGACCGTTCCCGTTTCGACGCTGACGCTACGTCGCCGACGGGTCGGCTACCCGGTCGCCCGAGTCGCGTCTCGTCTTTCCGAGATGTCGTCGGGCTTTCGTTCCCCGAGGTCAACGGTCTTTCTCGTCGTCATCCCCGCTTCTGTTGCCGGGCTGCGGTGGATCGGCCCCGTGCGACCTTGCGGCTCACGAGTGCTCTCCGACGCCTAATGAATTAGGCGGCGAGAGCGAACTGCTTGTTGGCAGTTGTTTGGTTGCCCTGTTTTGCGAGTCTGAGCAACTCGGGTCGCGCCTTCTCCGGACAGACCGATCGTCGAAACCTGTCAGCCCCTTGAAATTGCTATGTAATCATACCATCGTTTAGTTCCTTCAGCAACTTGATCCCGCACTTCTCGGCCAGGTCGGCTCGCTTGTGGCTGTGGTGACAATCCACGACGACGTTTTCGCCGCGCGACAACCTGGCGAAGTAGGGAGGGTTGGACGACCAGCTCGGTCTCAAAAGTACCGTCACGACGACGGGTTCTTGATGTTCATCGTTCATGACGTCCTCATTACGTTGATGTAAGATGAAATCGGTCCCCGAGACCTTGCTTGGGAGGGAGGGATCCGGGGACCGACTCATCCCAGGCGTCGCTAGGGGGAGCCAAACGCGCCAGGAAGGGTACTTAGGCGAACCAAATCGTCGCCAAGGCGAACAGGAAGATCACCCAGTCCATTAGATTCCCTTGGTTACGGCGGAGACCTTGATGTTCATCACGGCGCACAGCCTGACGAGGGTGTCCATGGACGGAGAGAAATGACCGTTCTCGATGCGGTTGACCGTCTTGCGGTCAATGCCGGCGGCGCCGGCGAGGCCCTCCTGGCTGAAGCCAGACTTCAACCTGGCGTTCCTTAGTCGTTCGGAGACGATGCTCTCGGCTCGCTCCAGTCTCTTCTTGTCAATTTTCATATCGCGCCTCCTCGTTTGGCGTATTCGTTGATGGCATCCCCGAACTCTTGTTCGAAGAAGTAACTCCCCCGATGGCAGGAGAGAAATTTTTCGCCCGTTTCCGAGCTTTCGTTGCGGCAGTTCCACACGACGTAGGGGGTGAAATCGTTCCAGCGCTGAGCCAGCACCACCCATCCGCTCCCGACGGCGGTGCAATGCACCACCGTCGCTCGTTGTTTCTCGAGCGGTAGACCGACTACCGGCGCAAGCGTGGCGGTCATTAGGCGTTCACGGCCTTCACGTCGGAAATCATCACCGACACGACCGGGGTCACTTCGGTGGCTTGATCCACCACCGCCTGCGAGACGAGATTCATGGATACGGCGCTGGCGACCAGCTTCTGATCCACCTCCTCCACCACGAGCTTCTTCAGCACGGCGGGCTTGACGAGCTTACGCAGCTTGTCGAGGATGATTTTGGTACGCACGGTACGGCGGATGTAGACCTTGCGGCTGTCGTCCCCCTGACCTGTGATGACCGACTCGAGACCCTCCTTGGTGCAGGCCTCGATGAAGTCCTGCTCGGCGATCTTCTTCGCCTTGCTGGCGATGTCGTACGAAGTTTTGGCTTCGGCGAAAGCGATGGCGGCCTGGGCCGCGCTTGTCGGTTTCTTGCGTTTGTCGTTCATGATTGCTCCTTAGTAACTAGATGGATAACTTGTGGGACACGCTAGCGAGTCATCCTTGGTATTGCAACCCCAAACCGAAGTTTTTTGTAAATACCTACGCAGAAATTGATATGACATGAGTCACGTCACTTTTACCGAACGTTCGTCCGTTTACGTCGTCAGATATGGGTGAGACGTCGGGGGCGGCGCCTTTCCCGTCCTCGGCGTCTCGTGAAGCCTTTCACTTGCGTTTATTGCGTTTGGAACCCCGAAACGGTAGTGATCGGGTAGCCGAAATTGGAGCGTTACCGAGAGACGAGCATCCCCACCGATATCAGAAAAGGTCTTCCTCTTTCCCGACCCCCAGCATCCTGAGAAGCGCCCCGAATCTCCTGATATCGCTCGTCTCGGCGACCTTTTCCGGGACGATCACGAGAATGTTTCGGTTCTTGACTTTTGTCTTTGCTAGCAACCCGGCGGCGACGAGCTGATCGACCGACTTTCGTATCGCCCCCTCGCTCACCCCCAGGAAGACCGCCAGCGACCTCTGCGTGGATTCCGGAGTCTCGGCGACCGCCACCAGGAGCCTACCCGCGGCGCTAAGAAGGCTTATCTCGTCGTGTCCCGAGTAATAAAGCAAGCGATGTCTGTCCAGTTGCCTCATCACCTTGTCGGCTATTTCGGCGGCCCCTTCCTCGCCTCCTACGCTTTCGGCGATCGCCTTCTTCAAAGCGTCGTCTATGGAGTGCTTTCTGTATTCCCTGGGAGCCACCGCCCTATCCTATTGCGCGAACCCCTCTCCGTGGTATAAGGTTGTTCGCCTAGGAGGAGACGTGGCCAAAGACTCAAAAAAGACGCTGAAGATAGACCGGAACATAGATCGACTCGCCCAAAGGCTCAGAAAAATCAAAACGAAATCCGAAATGGAAAACCAACACATCGTGTGTCCGATGGCGAAGCTTCTTCAAAAACTCGACGACGAAACGGGTAAATGCCTGTACGACGTGCTCAACGACAACGTGACCACGACCAGCGACATAATACGGGAGATGCGGGTATCGGGAATCAGGGTGGCTCGTCAAACCATCTACGACTATAGGGCGAGGGTTTGCTCCTGCGCCCACGAGGACAGGTGCGGATTAGACGAGAAATTCAAACAATAAATCACATCGGGAGGGCTAGTGGAGATCAAAAAAACCGACAGCGAGAGACTGTCGGCCGGCGTCAAGAGAATGAAGGAAAAAGCCGAGAACGAAGTCAAATCCAAGAAGGTTCTCAACGCCATAGAGCAGATGATAAGGGCCAAGGGCATAGACCTCGCCGACATCGGGTCGATCAAAAAGGTATCGATTTATCAGCAGGTAACCAAGGACGCCGAAGGCGACTTCCAGGTGCACGACCTGCAGGCGATCCAGTTTTCCCCGGCTTGGGAAGAGGGTCCGAAGTGGGAGCTCCCCAAGCCGGGACCCTCGGTGCAAATACAAAAGTCAACGGTTAAACCAATCGTAAAAACCGGCGGGAAAACGGCGATCATCGTACCCGATATACAAATCGGTTATTTCCGCAACGAGGACGGGGAACTCGTCGCCACGCACGACGAGAGAGCTATCGCTATAGCGATGGCGATGGTGCGCGATATACAACCGACGCAGATAATTCTCCTCGGCGACAACCTGGATCTCCCGGAGTTCGGCAAGTACAGGCTCAGTCCCGCTTTCGCCCTCACTACGCAGGCTTCGGTGGACAGGGCTACGACGCTTTGCGCCGAACTAAGACAAGCGGCACCGAAAGCGAAGATCGTATGGCTCGCCGGCAACCACGAAGAGCGACTAACCAACTACATCCTCGACAACGCAAAGGCGGCGTTCGGCATCACCAAGGGGAACACGCCTAAGGCGTGGCCGGACATGTCCGTTCCCTCCTTGTGCAGGATGGAGGAGTATGGCATCAATTTCGAGAGCGGATATCCTGCCGGCTACTATCTCGTCAATAAGCAGTTGGCGTGCATCCACGGCAACAGGGTTCGTTCCAAGGGTTCCACCGCTCACATCTACCTCAACGAGCAAAAGATGTCGGTCATCTACGGGCACATTCACAGGATAGAGCTAGCTTACCGAACTCGTCGTGACTGGGACGGGGCTAGGACGATCATGGCGGCGAGCCCCGGCACTCTAGCCCGAATAGACGGCGCCGTGCCCTCCACCAAGGGCGGGGTGGACGCCTGGGGGCGCCCCAAAACGGTCGTGGAGGACTGGCAACAGGGGGTCGGGCTCGTGACCTACGAGGACACCGGCAAGGATTTGTTCACGTACGAGGTGGCGACGATATACGACGGTTGGACCAGGTTCCGTGGAGTGGAGTATGACGCAAGAAAAGTCAAATTTCCCGTTGTAAAATAGCCTTCATGAAAAGGCCCGTACTCGCTCAGGCATCCGTTACGAGACGGCGTGAGTCGCTGAATTCCCTCCATGGTTTGCGGGGCTCGGATAAACCCACCCTACGACGGGAAGAAGACCGAGAATGACGACGATAATAGGGGTACAGGGAGAAGGATGGTGCGTCATCGGGTGGGACTCGCGCATCTCCAATACCTCCGACGACGGGGACTCCGAGACCCACGTACTGTCGGACAGCCAGAAGAAGGTCGTCCAGAACGGACCCTGGCTCGTCGGAGCGGCGGGAGACCTGAGGGCGATCAACATCCTCTCCCACAACTTCACCCCGCCCGTCCCCAGACCGACGCTCGTCGGCGCGGCGCTGGATAAGTTCGTCTCCACCGACTTCATACCCTCCCTCAGGGAGGTCATGGAAAGATCCGGCTACGCCCCGATCCACAAGGAGTCCCCGGGCAAGTGCGAGTTCGAGAGCGAGCTGATAGCCGCGGTGAACGGCAGGATCTACGGCGTGGACGGCGACTACAGCTGGATCAGCGAGTCTTCCGGTCTGTACTCGATCGGTAGCGGATCGCGCTACGCGCTGGGAGCCCTGACGGCCACCGGATGGGGAAGATCGGTGCTCACCGCCCGCAACTCGGTACTCAAGGCGTTGTCGGTGGCGAGCAAGTTCGATCCGGGGACCGGGGCTCCGTTCCACGTGTCGGCGCAGTACGCCAAGGAGCGTAATAAAAGTAGCGGCGGTAAAAAAGGCTCTTCGCGAAAAGCCAGAAAAAAATAGCCAGATCGTAAGGTAGCGATTACCCGATAGTCCTCCGGTAAGTTGTGCGCGGAGGGAAAAACATGGTCAAGCGAGAGGGTAAGCGGCCGACCAAAACCGCGTCCAAGAAACCGGCGAGCGCGCCGAAGACGCTCGATATGCCAAGATACGAGTGGATGGCGAGGGCCAGGTGCAGGGGGGAAACTGACAAGATGTTTCCCAAGGGGCATAAGGATATTAGCTACATTCAGGAGGCTCGCGAGATGTGCGCCAATTGCACCGTTCAACCGCAGTGCCTGGAGTACGCGCTGGAGTTCCCGGCCGCCGACATGCACGGCGTGTGGGCGGGATTGACGAGCAGACAACTGGCCGCCGAGCAGAAACGAAGGAAGATCTCCCCGACGAGACCGACGCTCAGCCAGATGTGGGGAGAATGAACGACTCGCTCTCCACCCCGAAGCGAGAAAGGAGCGCCGGGGACGACGGCGACGAATACGCCGGTTGGTATCGCTGGGACGAGGCGACGAGGACCTGGGTGCCGCATCCCGATCCGTCGGTCGCCGCGTCGCTGAGCGAACGGGAGATCGCCGCTCCGCTATACGAACGCAGGAGGGCCGCCGGAATACCCACGTGAGCGGCCGCGAAGCCGGTGCGAGCCTCGAGCCAGGATTTTGTATTTGTTCGGATCGGCGGGAGAGAGAAAGCGGCCAGCCTAAAGCGGCGAAAAAAAAAATTGTAGCCACGCGTGCGCGGACTAATTTATACGAGACTAAAAAAAATAGAACTACGCGTGCGCGTCCCGATTTATCCGACTCTGATTCCGCACTCGTCGCAGAACTCGTATCCGTCCAGACTTACGATCCTCTGATCGCATTTGATTCTCCCGCAGGGTCTTACGAGTTTGTCCCCGGTGGCGTAGGCGGCGAGTACCTCGGCTATCGTCGGATTGTAACGGCCCTCCGGCGGGGACGGTAGACCGCGGTCGGCCCTCTCGGCTTCCCTGATCGCGTTGGAGACGAAGGCGTTGATCGAGACGCCGTCCCGCTCGCATACGGCGAGCATCCTTCCCTTCAGCCAGCCCGGGATCCGCACGCAGATCTGGTGGAGCTCGTCGTCGCTCCTAGGCGGAGTCGGTCGGTGGGGCATCCCTCAGTACCAGCGTCCTGAGATACTCGGTGATCGACATATCGTATCCCTCCGACACGTCGATGAGATGGTTCTTGAACCAGGACGGAACTCTCAGAGTGAGGGTACAATCCTCGCCTACGGCCCTCTTCGCCGGTCTTCCTCCGCGTCTATTCACGCGGAAAACGCTACTACTATTCCCTTTCCTTACCGGGAAGACCGTAGTTCTCGGTCTCCCACGCGGCGAGATTCTCGCGATAGGCGCGGAAGAAGAGCTCGCGATCGCCGTTGGTGTGCAGTTCCAGGGCGTTGCGACCGCCCAGCGCGGCGAGCGTTTCGGCCACTACGGGGTGCATCTTCTCGGAGGATCCGACCCCCGAGTGGGAAGCCTCGGATATCCTGCGGAGCTGAGCCCACGCCTCCCATTCCTTCGGCGGTCTCCCCGGTCTGGTCGATAGCGCCAGTCTGCGGACGGTGCCGGGTCTGGGGAGCCACGAGGCGTCCTGCGCCACGAGGGTTCTATAGGCGTGGCGAGCCTCCTCCACGGATACGTCGGACAAGAAACGACTCCAGGTGGAGAGTAACTCGTCCCAGTCGGATCCTTTGGGGATGCGTTCGTTCCAGGCGTTGTAGAAAGCCACGACTACTTTGCCGGCCGAGTCGGAGTCCACTAGAAGTCGGCTCCCTTCGGTCGGGATCGGTTCTCTCTCGCTATTTCGCAGAACCGCTCTATTTTGGCCGCGTCGCGCAGTATGAGCTCCACGTCGTCGTACTTACGCCGGCGATCGTTGTCGCCCTGGTGGAACGGACTGAGCTTGCAACCCTCTATCGCTTCTACGCACGCATCGACTCCGTAAGTGACCACGGCCCACGAGATTCTTTCCCGGCGCTCCTCGGTGAGTTTGACCCTGTTCTCCTGACCGGGGCGATGTATCCGGACCCACTCGTTCCACACGAAATCGACGTCGTCCCGATTCGCCAGTTCGATCTTCTTCCTGCGCCGCGCGTACTTCCGTTGCGCGTGGTTTCTCCTAGGTTTCGGTTCCGTCACGAACAATACCCCCTGCACGATTCGATCATACGCCATCGGACGCGATAAATCAAGGGGAATCGGCCGAATTAAGCACGGACCCCCACTCGTCTCTTACGAACGCCTCGTACGAACCCCTTGTAGAGAATACGTACCATAAGTTGTATTTGCTAAACGTCTCTCGTAATCGAGACCCTTAGCGTCGTATCGGAACGACGGTTCGTCGTTCCAGTACGACAACTTACCGACCCGATCGCTTCGTCGTCCACGAAGACGGGTAGGCATCACGACTAACTTTTTACGAAGTTTTCTAGCGCGAAACCCGTACGCACGTCAAGTATCCTTGTCCGCCCTACTCCGGGGGTTCCGGTGCCGGCACCCGCCGATGGTCTACAATTTTCCCGCTCCGTATTGACCCCCCTTGTCGGAGCGGATTGGGTCGTCACCCGGGTCTTTTCTCCTTTCTTCCCGGGTGGCGACTCGCCGTTCATCCGCCACCGTCGTCCCCTTTAGCCGAGGGCTCTCGATCGATCTGGTCATCCGCCACCGTCGTCCCCGATTGCCAAACGACCCCGGCGCGCGCTCCGAAGTCCAAGAGTAAGTGAAATCGCTCACGAGTCCAGGGGTCAACCGAGGCTTGGACTTCCGACCTTTTTCGGTAGTCGAGGCTTCTGGACTACGGAGCGAAAGTCCGCGCGGGAGCGCCACGGGAGGCGAAAAGGTAGATCGAAGAGCGCCTTAAAACGAAAAAAGCGCGCCGAACCTATCCTTCCTTTCGAAAAGAGTCGACTCGACGCGCGTCAATCGCGCGAAAGCGTTCGAAGAGCGGTTAGCCGACTTTTACGGCCACCTTGTGGAATTCCACCCACTGTTCGCCGTGACCGTTGAGCGGGCCGATCTTGACGTCGAGCCTGCCGTACCTGAATCTCTCGTCGAGAATGGTCACCGGGAATCCCATGTCGTCCACCACGTAGACGCCTTTGCGTCCGACCAACGATCGGTGGTTGCGCTTCTCCTTGGCGGTGTAGGTCTTGGGTTTTTTGATGAGTTTGTTCAGCTGAACCATACGACCCCCAGTGCGGTCAGGAAAACGAACCACGTCATCAAGTCCATTACGACCTCTTCCTGCGGTTGATCTTGCGGGTCCGCTTGATCATCGTCTTGACGTCGGCCACCGAGAATTCGGCGCGCTTCTCGCCGTCCGGGCCGGCTGGATCCTCCACCTGTACGTGGATGGCGCAGACGAGCCTGTCGATTTCCTCCTGGGTGAGGCGGCGGTCGGCCGAGAACGACACCGTAGCCAGGTAGGTGTTGTACGGCTTGTTCTTCACGATCGGTTGGCTGTTGTTCTGCAACGACCTCATGATCTGGGCGAAGTCGTTCTCCAACCTCGCGACCTTGCGCACGAGCTTCTCGGTCTTGTTGGTCTTCTTCTTTTTCTTCTTGTTTACGGGCATGATTCCTCCTTGGCTTTGAAGCTATCCGTTTTCTTGTCGTCTTGCAACGTCCAACGGAGTGTCATCCGACACCGTGCTCATATCGTCTCTCCGTCCTCGATCAAGTAGGTTTTGGCGAACACGCCCGAGCCGTCTTCGGAGACGATCCATCCGAGGATTTTCGTCCTGCCGCCGACGTACAGTTTCAGCGAGTTGCGGGCGTACCTCCTGCCCTTGTGCGTGATCCCGGAATCCTCGGTCTCCTCGTACACCGTCCAAACCGCGCCTCGGCGACCTTGCAGCCCCTTACTCGCGTCGATCCTTTCCAGGGTCCGATGGGCTTCCAAGGTTTTTTGGGTCGGGAGTCCGTCCGCTTCGGCGAGATACGGAGTCATCGGGCTCGTCTTGCCGTACTCGATCCGTAGATCGGAGAGCGTCCCCATTCCGTCCATGTGATGCCGGAGGAACTTTTCGAGCTCGGTTTCCGTCCTCACTTCCTCCTCCCGCGCTTCCTCTTCGTCGAGAGCATGCGGCGCAGGCGTCGGCCCAGGTCGGCGTCCCGATCGGCGACCTTACCCTTCTTGGGGACGCGGAGCCATCCGTCCTCGCCCATGACCCCGTCGTGGTAGATCGACTCGACCTCGTAGAGGGGTCGGTCGTCGAAGCGGATCATGAGGGTCTCGTCGTCCAGGACGAAGCCGTCCCGCTCGGTCCACTTGACGACGAAGTAGTGCTCGACGGTCATTGCGAGTCCTCCTCGGGGATGCCCCACGACGCGACTTCTTTCAGCTTGCCTTTCTTGCCCTCGTAGACGACGCCCCAGCCCTGCTCTTCCTCGTTGTAAAACTCGAACCGCAGACTCGGGTGCTGTTCCACCATCGCCTTGAACGCCTTTTTCGCGGGAGCCCAAGCCGTGTTGAACTCGTAGGTGAGCGCGCGATCGGTGTCTTCGAGGAGTTTGCATTCGCAGGCATCCCACTTCGTGCCCCAGTTGCGAATGTTCCAGTCGTACCAGTTGTCGGAGAACTTGCTGTCGTGTTCCATCCGCTCCTCGAAGGTCATTTCGTCGTGCTCGTCGTCCCTCACCTTGTCGTCGAAGTAGGCGTCCTTGTCCTTCGGTTCGACGAAGTTCCAGAACGACAGCGGTTGCTTCCATTCGACGACGTTGATCGCGTCGGCGTCGTACTCGCCGTTCTCGCCGGAGACTCCGGTGTGGCGGGTCGTGTACGATTTGGCGGCTTTCTTCCGGAAGCGATCGATCGATCGCTTGTCGCCCTTGACGATCATTGAGGTGTGGACCCAGTTCGGCATTAGAAGACCACCTTGATGCAATTATTCGGGTTACCGTCCCACTCCACGTTCAGACCGTGGTCGGCGAGGATGCCCGCGCAGGCGGCGATCTCGTCGGGGAACTTCGACGAGTTGTGGTTGAGGTAGATGGCCGAGTGGCTCTTGACGTTGTCGTCCAGGTCGTATCTGAGAGCGTTGCCCTGGCCGTTGTAGAACCACACGACAGGCACGTCGGCCCAAGGCTTGGTTCCGACCTGGGTCATCTCGTACCAGATGCACGATCGGCAGCATCCGGGAACCCCGAGAATCGCCTTGAATCCGTTCTTGCGCATTTCCTTGAAGGCGCCGTGCAACATGGCCTGGTCGCTCTTTTTCGCGATCGTTTTCATGACGCGAACGTCGCTTTTCGGATTTGCGCGAGGTCGGCGTAGACCACGACCGTGCGGTAGTCCGTCCAACTCGCGGCCGTGGCGAACTGCACCGCGCCTTCGGCGAGCGAGGTGACCTCGCAGTCCTCGTAGACGGCGGCGTCCGTCTGGATTTCGACGAGGTGGTCGTTGTCGCGCGCGTATCGCAGGACCTCGTAGGGCGTCATGTTGGGCCACAGGTATCGGTGCGGGTTTTCCATGGGCGTCACGCTACGGCGCGCACGGGCACCTTGCAACCCGCAAGGGGGTGACTTGTGCCACTTCTTGCGGGTTGCAACCCGCAAGGATCGGCGGTAGCGTTTGGGGCATGGAAAAGGAAACGAACACGCTCACCGACGAGCAACGATGGCATTTGGACGAACTCACCCAGGAGTTGGAGCGGGCGATCCGCTACTACCGGGCGATCCTGGACGCGATCAGCGGGG